TGAACATTGGTATGAAGTACGTGAAGTAGTCTTTGACTGGTATCAAGATATTTATAGTTTTATCCAAAGCTACAACCAATCTTATTTTGCCGAGGAAAAAGAACTAAAAACAAAATATAAAAGTAATAAAGATAAGTATGTAGGACAAAAACTTCGACGTGAACTCCCAGAATTTTCTTCTAAGGTTCTTGAAACTTTTCAACATTATTATCCAGTTGAATGGTTGGAAGAAGGAATTACGGCACAAACAATGGATAAGTATGGAATACTTTATTCACCAATTCAGAATAAAATTATTATTCCTCATTTTGATGTAAATGGGAAACTAGTTGGAATTAGAGGGCGCGCGCTCGATGAATGGGAAGTTGAAAATGTTGGTAAATATATGCCAATTCAGGTAGAAAATACTTGGTATTCTCATCCTCTCTCTTTCAATTTATATGGACTTTTTCAGAATAGGAAAAATATTGAAGAAAGAGGCGTTTGCTATGTGTTTGAAGCGGAAAAATCTGTACTTCTTTCTGAAAATTTTTCTACACCGAATTGTGCGGTGGCCATTTGTGGCAGTCAGTTCAATAAATACCAAGTTGACCTTTTGATGCGATTCGCGCGCCCAAGAGAAATTATTCTTTGTTTGGATAACGAAGAAAAAGAAGGAAGCACAGAATATTTTGAAAAACTTTGGAAGATTTGTAATAAATATAAAAATTATTGTAGATTTTCTTTTGTTTATGATAGAAAAAATATAACAAAAAAGAAAGACAGCCCAGCTGATGAAGGAGAAGAAGTCTTTCGTCAACTGATAAAGGAGAGAGTAAAAGTGTAATGAGATATCGACTAAAAAATCCAGAAATAAAAGAAAACTTTGGAGAAAATCTCCTTCGCGCGAGAGGAGTCCAAGACATTCAAGAGTTTTGTCATCCAGACGAAAGTTGCCTTCAAAGCTGGCACGACTTAGAAAATATTGAAAGAGCAGTGAAAGCAATAGAGCTAACAATCAATGATGTGCGTCCATATGCACTAATTGCTGATTGCGACGTTGATGGCGCAACATCATCTGCCATTATCTATCAATATTTGAAAAAGCTAAATCCAAAAAAAGAAATTCAATACTTTATTCATTCTGGAAAACAGCATGGCTTTTCTGATTTGATGGAACAGTTAGAAGATAAAGATTGGAGTATAATTATTGCGCCAGATAGTGCTACAAATGACGGCGAATATATTTCCCGTTTTAGTTGTCCGGTATTGTGCGTGGACCATCATATCAAGGAGGAGAATACAATTATTCCTTCAAATATGATTTTAGTAAATAATCAAACTTCACCTAATTATAAGAATAAAGATTTGTGTGGAGCTGGTGTCACTTGGCAGCTCTGCCGCGCACTTGACTACTTTTTTCTAAAAGATTTTGCTTGGGAATATATTGATTTATGCGCATTAGGCATAGTCGCAGATATGATGTCAATGTTAGAAGTTGAAAATCAATATCTTGTTCAAACTGGCTTCAAAAATATCAAGAATAAAATGTTTAGGACTTTGCTTGAGAAGCAGGACTATTCAATGGGCGGGAAAATCACTCCAACCACAGTTGCTTTCTATATTGTGCCGCTAATCAATGCTATGATTAGAGTTGGGTCAATGGATGAGAAAGAACGCTTATATCTATCTTTTGTAATGCCAGAAGTAATGGTTGATTGTCATAAGCGGGGTGCGAAAGGTACAAAAGAGCGCCTTTGCGTTGAAAGCACGCGCGAATGCGTGAACGCTAAGTCTCACCAAGACAAAATGAAAGAGCAGATGGTTGAGAAACTTGAAGCTAAAATTTTCAAAAAAGACTTATTATCCAACCAAGTTCTTTTCATTCGGCTAGACGACGATGATATATTTCCCGCAGAACTAAATGGATTAGTGGCAATGAGCATCGCATCGAAGTATAAACGCCCTACAATCGTAGCTCGTCTCAATAATGAAGGATATATTCGGGGTAGTGCTCGCGCGCCTGGAAACACGGAACTAAAATCTTTCAAAAACTTCATGGCTGGCACTAAGTTATTTGAGTATACGCTTGGCCACGACCAAGCTCTGGGAGTGAGTATTCTCGACCGCAATCTTTCTACTTTTCATGAAATCGCCAATGAAGAACTCTCAAAAATCGATTTCGGCGAAAATTACTATGACGTAGATTTTGTGATGCGCGCCGACGACCCAAAAATTGGTGAAGCCATTGAAGAGCTTTGCGCGATCGAACAGGTTTATGGGCAACAAAATGAAGAACCAGTTATGGCAATCACCAATTTGAATGTGTCTCAGAACGATGTAAAAATTATTGGAAAGAATTTAGATACTTTGCGAATTGAGAAGAATGGAATTACCTATGTAAAGTTCCGCGCGAAAGATTTGATTAGAGAGCTAAAAGACTTTCCAGGTGATATGGATATTACTTTGGTCGGCAAGCCAAATCTTAACATTTGGGGAGGCAAAACAACCCCTCAAATTTTTATAACTGATTTGGAGATTGAAGACAGTAGATTTGCTTTTTAGAGAAATTTATGATATAATATAAATAAGAAAATTGGAAAGGAAATTTTCTTATGGATTTATCAAAAATTACTTCTGTCTCAGAATTGAGACAAATTATTGCAGAATGTGAAAAAAGAATTTCAGAATTAAATCCTTATGGAAACTTAAAAAGTTTATCCAATAAAGCCTTTGGTGAAGAATGGAGCGAGCCGTATATTCTTAGCCAAGTTCCAGCTCTGAGAAAAGATAACTCCGCTGGTCATGATATGTTTTCTGAAAAATATGGTAGAGTAGAGGTCAAATCCGCTCGGCTGCCACTGAAAACAATTACTTACAATCAATGTCATCCATATGAATGTGAATATTTTCTTTTTGTTAACTATGATACTGAAAATGGTGGAGAGGAAATATTCTTTATTCCTAGCAAAGATATTATAAATGAGCAATTATTTTCTAAAAGTAAACAACATTCTAGAATGGAAGAAAGTTGTTATACAATTTCTGGTTCAACGAAAAAGAATAAACAATCCTTTGCTCGATATCGTTTTATGACTTTTTCTGAACTAAATAAATTTTTAGAGGTATGATATGGGGAAAATCGCAAATGATAAATATTATACTGAAGATAGTATAGCTAAGTATTGTGTTGAAAAAACTTTTGAAATTCTTGGAACAGATTGGAATAGAATTATTGAACCATCAGCAGGGGCAGGGGCATATCTAGCTTATTTGCCAAATAACACATTAGCTTATGATATTTTGCCTGAAGGCCCAAATATTATTCAAGCTGATTATAGAGATATAAAACTCCCTTATGAAGAAAAATCTCTTGTGATTGGTAATCCCCCTTTTGGTAGAGCTAATAAACTTTCTGTTCAATTTATAAAGGCTTCTTTAACCCATTCGCCATATATTTCACTCATTCAGCCAATTAGTCAATTAAATCAAAATAGAACGATGAAAGATACTGAACTATTATATAGTGAAGACTTAGGAACTTTACCTTATAGCGGAAGAAAAGTTCATTGTTGCTTGAATATATATCATTATTGTAAGAATGGACATAAACAAAATTATGACATTCCAGGAATTCTAGAATGCAGGCATATTTTTCGGACTGGTAAATATAAGCACCCAGATGATATATTAAATTATCCTTGGGACTTCCGTGTTTCCGCTTGGGGGACAATAAAGCTATTGGATGAAGGTGAAACCTGTCCTAATGAAATAGTTTTTAGATGTGACGATAATATAAAAGAGTGGTTAGAAAAAAAGCTAAAAGAATGTAATTATAAAAATTTACTTCAATGTGTTGCTTCGCCAAATTTGCCTGCATGGAGACTCCGAAAATGGCTAAAAGAGCAATGGGAAAAAGAAAATGATAAAAATTTATAAAATTGGCGAATAAAAAGGAGGAAGATGATGGACGAACGAAAACTAAGTTACCCTGGTTCTCTACATAACCATCTTGACTGGTCAAATGAACGTCTCCGCGACTGTATCATCAAGACTGAAGACCTAATTGATTATGCAATTGAACTAGGACATCAAGTAGTAGCCATTACCGACCATGAAACCGTCTCTGGTGCAGTTCGTGCTGAGAAATATTATCGAAAGATAAAAGAAAAGAATCCTGATTTTAAGCTTATTCTAGGAAATGAGATTTATCTTTGTCGCAATGGACTCAATGCTTCTAATTATAAAGCAGGCCAAGATAAATACTATCACTTTATTCTTCTTGCAAAAGACGCAATTGGGCATCAACAAATTCGTGAACTTTCTACTCGTGCTTGGCTTCGTAGCTATATGGCGCGAGGCATGAGACGTGTTCCGACTTATTATAGTGATTTATTTGAAATAATTGGTGCTAACCAAGGGCACGTTATTGGTTCAACAGCATGTCTGGGTGGCTGTCTCCCTACTCAACTTCTTCGCGCAAAGGCTGAACCAGAGTTACTACCAAAAATTTATAATTGGATTAGTCAATTAGATAACTTATTTGGCCATGGTAATTTTTTCTTTGAAATGCAACCCAGTCATAATAAAGACCAAATCTATGTAAATCAACGGCTTTTTGAACTCTCAGAAGAATTAGATATCCCTTATATTATTACAACAGATAGCCATTATCTAAAGAAAGAAGACCGCGCCATCCATAAAGCATATCTTAATGCTCAAAACGGCGATCGTGAAGTTGATGACTTTTACGCGTCTACATATATGATGAATACGGAAGAACTTGAAAGTTATTTTGGATATTTTTCAAGGGAACAATTAGAAAAAGCATATAGAAATATTCTTAAGATTAGAGAAACTTGTGAAGATTATAGCCTACTAAAACCTCTAAGAATTCCAGAATTAGAGTGGTACAAGTATCCACAAAATAAAGATGAATATCTTTTTTATAAAAATAAAATTCCACTTCTTGAAACTTTTTATAATTCTAGTTATATCGGTGATAGACATCTTGTTTGGGCAGTTATTGATGGTATAAAAACTCGACGCGGGCTTCAAACGGATGAGGCTTATAAAGAAATAAATGTGTGTCTCGATGATACTTGGCGTTCTTCTATCAAAAATAATGCTCATTGGTCTGCATATTATCTAAATCTTCAAAAAAATATTGATTTGTGCTGGGAGGCTGGTTCTCTTGTTGGGCCAGGGCGTGGTTCTGGTGCAGGATTTATTCTACTATACGTACTTGGAATTACTCAAATAAATCCGCTTCTTGAAGAGACGAAAGTATTCCATTGGCGCTTTTTGAATCCCGACCGAGCTTCAGTTCTTGATTGTGATACAGATATCGAAGGAAGTAAGCGCGCACAGGTTCTTCAAAAGTTTCGAGATTTTTATGGCGAAGATAGAGTGTCTAATGTAGCAACCTTCAAAACCGAAAAATCTAAGTCTGCTATTCTAACTGCCTGTCGCGGCCTCAATATTGAGGTTGATATTGCTTCTTATCTAGCTGGACTAATTCCATCCGACCGCGGCCAGTTACGGTCTTTATCACAATGTATGAATGGTGACGAAGAGAAGGACTTTAAGCCAATCAAACAATTTGTTTTTGAAATGACGGAAAATTATCCAGAAGTTTGGGCAGTAGCTTCTAAAATTGAAGGACTGATTTGTGGAGTTGGAATACATGCTGGCGGAGTAATTTTTGTTGATGAACCTTTCACTAATTCTACGGCTCTAATGCGCGCTCCAGATGGTACAATTATTACTGCTTTTGAGTTACATGATTGCGAGGATGTATCGCTCATTAAAATTGACATGCTCTCTATTGAAGCCCTTGATAAAATTCATAATGAGTTAGATTTATTAGTAGAATATGGCTATATAAAACCAGAAGCAACATTACGAGAAACCTATGAGAAAATCATTGGAATTTATAATCTTGAGCGCACCGCCCCAAAAATGTGGCAAATGGTTTGGGAGCATAAAATTACTAGTCTTTTTCAAATGGAAAAACAAAGTGGTATCAATGGTATCGCGCTAACACATCCAAAAAGTGTCAGTGAATTAGCGGTTTTGAATTCAGTTATTCGTCTCATGGCTCCTGAAAAGGGTGCAGAACAGCCTCTTGATATGTGGGCTAGATATCGTTCCAATATCATAGAATGGGAACGAGAGATGCGTACGTATGGCCTAAGTCAGGTCAATATTGATTGGCTAATGTCGCACAACGCTATTACCGATGGTATTTGTGAAAGTCAAGAAGGAATGATGCAGCTTCTACAAGAAGAAAAACTTGGTGGTAATAGTCTGACCTTTGCAGACAAATGCCGTAAGGCTATTGCAAAAAAACAAGGTAAGCTTTTTGACGAATGTGAAAAGGCTTATTTTGAAAATGCTCAAGAAAAAAATTGTGATATGAAACTTGTTCATTATGTCTGGGATATTTTACTTCGTGTTCAGCGCGGCTACTCGTTTAACTAATACAAGACGAGTATAAATCCTTGAAATTGCGGGAAGTTCCTTAGAGTCTAAATAACTAAGCAATATTAGTGATAATGTTGTGGCTTCTCAGAAAGAGAGAAGGTATAGTAAAATCATTTAGAATTGGATAATCCGCAGCGAAATTTCTTATTTTAGTGTATTCTTATTTGGATAGGGTTACTTATTCTTAGGAGGGATATACTATGGGTTATCAGAAAATATCAAAGGAAGATGAATTAAAATTAGTCGAAGAATACAGGAATGGCGCGTCAGTTTCAGAGTTAATGAGTCGATACGGTTATAAGACAAAAAAATCTATAACTGATAAAGTAAAAAAATATTATCCAAACGAATATCAAAATATTATACAACAAGCTCAAGATAATCGTCGAGGATATACTTATTCATTATCTGAAATTAAAAGTCCATTTGACGCATATCTAATCGGGTTAATGCTTACAGATGGTTACTTATTGAGTGACCGAGATGGCATAGGATTAGATATGGTGGATGAGGATGCCATTGCTTTTATAGCTAAAGGAATTGGCACAACTTATAAAGCTTATTCTCAGACTGGAAAACAAACAAGATACAGGGTATTGATAAACAGGCCGGGTATTCAGGCCGAAGTAGCTCGCTATGGTTTGATAAAAAATAAAACATATATTATACCAGCACCACAGTTTTATGAGCAAGAAATAAAATATTTACCTTATGTCATTCGTGGCATAATAGATGGCGATGGCTGTGTTAGTAAAACTTCTTATGGTGGCGCTCAGTTTTATATAGTTTCTGCGTCTATTGAGTTTATTAAATGGATTGAAAAAATTCTAACAGAAAACTTCTTCATGGAAGATTTACATATAAGAAAAACTGAAGAAAATTTATATAGAATTGAAACAGCTAACCAATTCAATATCCTAAAACTAATTGCTATAGTTTACAATAAACCTTTTGGTATGAATAGAAAATACATTGAAATAAGAAAAACGTTCAGAGACTATAATAAGGACTTTTTCATTGGAAACAATGAAATTGATGGTATAGTCCAGACCGCAACAGAATAATCTGGCATAGGAAACTATGTGCGGTAAGGTTGTCGTGCACACACTCTTTCGTATTCTCTTGTAGCTCTGCAGGAAATGAATTTGGCTTATCGCTTTCCAATTATTTTTTGGAATTGTGCTTGTCTAATTAGTGATAGCGGTGGTAATGAGTCAAATGATGATGAAGATGAAACGTCAGAAAACATTATTGAATATAGTTATAATAACTGTATTGAAGAATTTGTCGATGACATCGAAGATGATGACGATGATGACGAAGAAGAAGAAAAAATTGATATAAAGAAGAAAAAGAAAAAAGTCAAAACGACTAACTATGGTAGAAATTTTTAGAGTTTAAATTAAATAATTCTACTTACAAGTAGTAAGAAAACAAACTACGGAGGAAAGTAGAATGAAATATTCAGATGAAACGATTCAAAAAATTATTGAGTTGCGCGCGAGTGGCAAGGGCGTAACGGAAATAGGTAAGATATTAAATTTAGATAGGGCAGCAGTATCAAGGAATCTTAAAAAATTAGGTATTGATACAAGTAGAAATACTTTAATTAAAGATATTTTTCGTCAAATTGATACTGAAGAAAAGGCATATTGGTTAGGTTTTTTATATGCGGATGGATATGTTTCTAAATATAATCAAGTTGAAGTATCATTAGCACTTAAAGACAAAAATCATTTAGAAAAACTAAAAGTATTTATTAATACAAATACGAATATAATTACAGACGACCATCGTTGTAGATTACTGTTTTGCAGTAAAGAATTGGCCAATGACTTAGCCTCTTTAGGTTGTGTTAATAATAAAAGTTTAATTTTAACATTTCCAACGGAAGAACAAGTGCCGCAAGAATTATTAAGGCATTTTTTAAGAGGATATGTTGATGGAGATGGATGTTTGTGTTGTACATCTAAAACTCAACAGTTTAGTATAACTTCTACCAAACAATTTTTTGAGGGAATGTTAGAAAGAACTGGCTGGGACAAAGAAAAATGTAATTATTATCCAAGTGGTCAAGCGATTACTTGGAGATGCCATAAGGATGTAATGCCACAATATTTAAAATATCTTTATGATAATGCAAATGTATATTTGAATCGTAAATATGAAAAATATAAAACTCTCACTGCCGTCTAAATAAGAAATTATTTAGATTATTAGCGCGGAAAAAATCTGGAAGGCTGAAATGCTAATCAGAGGTGAAGGCGAAAGCCAGCCGCAACGCATAGGAGATGAAATAATTCTCCCACGAGGCCGCGCCACCTAAACGTAAAGTCGTAGGTGAAAAGATATGCTGAGCTTACACGAATAAAAAGTGTAAGAAGTGTCGGATAAAAAGCCGCACGATAACAGAACTGAAAATTGCCGCGGCGCTTGGAAAAATGCAAGCAGCTGGAATTACAGTTGCTCCACCAGATATAAATAAATCCACTTTTACATTTTCTCCAGATGTTGAAAATTCAATTATTCGTTTTGGTATGAATGGTATTACAAAAGTCGGTCAAGATATTGTAAAACAAATAATCGAAAATCGTCCTTACACTTCAATCCCAGACTTTCTCTCAAAAGTAAAAATCAACAAGCCTCAAATGGTAAATCTAATAAAGTGCGGCGCTTTCGACAGTTTCGGCCAACGCGAACAAGTGATGCACGAATATATCAACCTTATTAGCGACGCAAAGAAACGTATCACTCTCCAAAATATGAAAATGTTGATTGATTTTGGACTTATTCCAAATGAATATGACTTTGTTTGCCGGGTCTTCAACTTCAACAAATATCTAAAGACATTCAAAGCAGATGATTTGTTCCTTTTAGACAATATTGCGATGGCCTTCTTTGATAAGAACTTTTCAATTGACAAGCTAGTTGAGGACGTTCGCGCGGAAAGTGGTTTTGGCATAAAGCAAATCACGTGGAAGAAAATCTATGATGAAGTCATGGATAGAATTCGTCCCTATATCAAAGAAAATAACCAAAAACTTCTTACTTCTGTAAATAGTCGATTGACAGAAGATGTGTGGAATAAGTATTGCCTTGGAAACACAAGTAAATGGGAAATGGATAGCGTTTCTTGTTATTTCCATGAACACGAACTCGCGCATGTCAATAATGCCTATTATGGCTTTTCAAATTTCTTTGATTTGCCAGAAGAACCAGAAATTGAACGAGTTCTTGAAATCAAAGGTAAACGTGTACCAATCTTCAAAATTCACCGTATTTACGGGACTGTTCTTGACCGAGATAAGATGAAAAAGCTAGTTACACTTTTGACACCAGAGGGCGTCGTCACTGTGAAAATTTTTGGTGAAGTCTTCAATATCTATGACCGCCAAATTTCTGAAAAAGGCGTGGATGGCAAGAAACACGTCAAAGAAAAATCTACTTTTGCACGTGGAAACAAAATCGTAGTATGTGGAATTCGTGACGGTGACAGCTTTCGCGCGAAAAAATATAAAGCAACCCCTTACCATCTTTGTGAATTGATTGAAGAAGTTTATCCAGATGGTAAAATAAAAATGCGCCCAAGATTGGAGTTAGATGAATGATAGTTGGAATTCATGATTATGATTTTTTTCATTATTGGAATGTAACGCCAAATCTTGAGTGTGCGAAGCTTCTTGCCTACTACAAGAAGAAAAGAGATATAACGCTTTTGGCTCCTACTTTGGAGCCAGAGCGCTATAATTCTTTTTTTGTAAGAAAAGATTATGAGGATAGATTGTATCCAAAAGAACTTTTTTTACCTAATGTAGAATACGGTGGTCGCGCGGTATCATTAGAAAATTACGTTCCTTTTTCAAAAGAAATTGAAAGTATTGTTCCTGACTTTTCTCCGTATGAAAAATATGGGAGCAATTTTGGCGCAGATGAAGCTACTTTCAAAAGAATTTTACGTGCAGGACATGGGCGTCTTTCGCGTGAAGGTCATAGTATTGATAACTTTGTGGAAAAACAACTCAAAGCGCAGATTTTTCCAAAAACATCAGGCATTATTCTTCATGATTATAATCTTGGACAAGTTGAAGGAGCCGTTAGTTTCCTGAAAGAATTATCTAATTCTCGTTTCGGTGTAAATAATCCTGAAAAAATCCACGTGTTACCAATTGGGATGAAATTTCCACCAATTGTAAGCACAAAAGAAAAGCTCTATGAATGGCTTAGCCTTCCACCCCTTTCAGGCATTTTTCAAGTTCAATATGATGGTTTGATGCCTGATAAAATGGTAAAAGAACTATGTGATGATATCCCTGCTAGAACTGCGCGGAAAATTATATATAATCCGTTTTCCACAATATCTTGTGATGAGCAAATTCTAGAAACACTACCTATTGTATACAGACAGTGCTTATACTTATCTACTCATAAGATAAATTTTCTACTTACTCTTGGTAGAGAATCTCCATTTTCACAAGAGTTAGAAAACCTTTTTCGACTTTGGAATGAATTTTTTCAAAAAAGCCAAGATAGAAAACTGACCACATTATATTATTACCTAAAAGCAAAATCTCAGTATAATTCTGGTCCAATTTTTACAGAGAAATCTCTCTCTCCAAAGACTTCCCTTGAGGAAAATCGGAAAAGCTTTATATATATTCGTGAAAAGAATTATGAACTTTTCAAGATGTTCTACGAGACAATCTCTGTCCATTATGAAAAGGAGATGTTTATAAATGACTAATTTAGAAATAAAACAAAAAATAGATGAAAATAATAGTATTATTGAACAGCTAGTAACACCAAATAAATTCACCCTAAATAATACTGTTGCTAAATTATTAGAAGAAAATAAAAAACTTCAAGCACAATGCCAGCACAATTTTATAAATGGCTATTGTGAATATTGTTACACGGAGGAAAAAGAATGACCGTAAAGGACTGGCTTGGAGAAAATAATCAACTTGGGCAAGACATCTGGCAACGTAAATATCGACACAATAATGAAAGTTTTGAAGAATGGCTAGATAGAGTAAGTGCAGGAGATAATGAATTACGAAAACTGATTATCGAGAAAAAGTTCTTGATGGGCGGGCGCACTTTAGCCAATAGGGGTCTTAATAATACTGGCAGTTTATTCAATTGTTATTCAAGAGGCTATATTGAAGACGATTACTATGATATTATGGACGCCGCGAAAGACATTGGCATTACTTTCAAAGCGCAAGGCGGCCAAGGAATTTCCCTTACAAAATTACGTCCGAAGGGAACTCCAATAAAAACTGAATACTATTCTGATGGAATTGTTCCTTTTATGAAAATTTTCAATGAAGTCACAGCTGGAACTTCACAAGGAGGCGCGCGCAAGGGTGCACTAATGCTTTCTATTGATGCGCGACATAAAGAGGCTGAGACTTTTATAAAAATAAAGTCAAAAGAAGGGGAAATTGAAAAAGCCAATTTGTCTCTTGAACTTGATGACGAATTTATGCGAGCTGTTGAGAAATATTATGACACTGGAGAGGTTGTAACGCTGCACGAAAAGCGAAACTACTCTGGGCATGAAATAGAATATGATGTTACCCCAATCGAAATTTTCAAAATGCTAGTTGATAATTGTTATGATTGGGCTGACCCTGCTTGCCTCTTTACCAATAAATTTAGAAATTATAATTTGATGCAATTCGATGAAGATTATGAGATTGAGACTTGTAATCCTTGTGGCGAGCAACCGCTCCCCAAGCATGGCGCTTGCTGTCTATCTTCCCTAAATCTTTCTGAATTTATTGTAAACCCTTATACACCACAAGCTCACCTCAATACAGCGGACTTACTATCGGCAATTGATGTTGGTATTAGAACTCTTGATAAGCTTATTGATGAAAATTATAACAGACACCCTTTGCAACAGCAAAGAGATATGTCTTATAACTATAGAAATATCGGTCTAGGCATCTTTGGCTATGCAACTGCCCTTATGAAGCTCGGCTTCCGATATGGCTCGCCAGAGGCTATTGAATTTACTGATGATGTCTTTTCTCTTATCTTTAGACGCGCGGTCCTTGCAAGCAATGAATTGGCAAAAGAGTTAGGCCCGTATCCAAAATACAAAGAAGAAATTTTTGATAGTGATATCATAAAATTTCATTTTAGTCCTGATGAAATAACTAAACTAAAAGAATATGGCTTAAGAAATTGTAGTTTAGTTTCAATTGCTCCAACTGGTTCATTAGCTACTCTACTAGGAGAAAGTGGTGGTTGTGAGCCAGAATTCGCGCTAAAATATACAAGAAGAACAGTAGGCATGACAGATGGAAAAGATACCTACTACGATGTTTATTGTAAAGCAGCGCGTGAATATATGGAGATAAATAATACAAAAGAGCTACCAGATTATTTTGTCGGTTCAGCTGATATCTCTTGGCAAAGTAGAGTGCTAACACAAGCCGTAATGCAAAAACATGTTGATACAGCAATTAGTTCTACAGTAAATATGCCAAATTCTGCAACTAAAGATGATATTGCACATATGTATCTACTTGCTTGGTCGTCTGGCTGTAAAGGCATTACCATGTTTAGAGATGGCTGTAAACGCCTTGGTATTTTGACTACGGGAAATAAGAAAGAAGAAGAAATTTCCCATAAAGGACTAAAACGCGGAGAAATTATGAAGTGCGCGGACGACTTGATTGGAAAGAAAAGAAAAATAATCAATGGTTGTGGTTCAACTCATGTTCTTGGTTTCTTTGAGCCAGTTTATGGCGATTTAGTTGAAGTATTTTTTACTAAAGGCAGTTTAGGTGGTTGTTCCAACTATATGGTTGGATTATCTCGAATGGTTTCTCTTGCGTGCAGAGCTGGAGTAAGTATCAATGATATTCAAGACCAACTCAATTCAACTGGTGCTTGTCCTAGTTATGCCATTCGGACAGCAACAAAACATGATACCTCCAAGGGAGCTTGCTGTCCTATGGCCATAGGTAATGCTCTAATGGATATGTGGAAAGAGGTTCAGGAAGAGTTGGGCTATCTGGAAGAACCAAAGAAAAAGAAAATTCAGATAGGAGAATTATGCCCTGAGTGCGGTGCTATATTAGAGCATAGCGGTGGTTGCGATATTTGTAAAGAATGTGGCTATTCTCATTGTAACTAAAAAGGAGAAGAAAATGGAAAGTAAAGAAATAAATGAAGTCACCACAACAAAAGAAAAGATTACAAAACTTTCAGAAAGTTTGCTTCTCTATCCAACTGACTATCCGATAAAATTTTCCTATGTCATAATGCGTCTTTTCCCTAGTGTCTGGACTAACGTTCAAAAAGCATTGAAGGATGCATATACAAATGGCTATCTCCAAGCAAAACAAGAATTTGAAAAAAACTAAAATTTTTGATATAATATTTTTATAAAGAGTAAAGGGGACGAGTTTGATGACGCATAAAGAAGAACGCTTTTTCAATATTGCGCGTGAAGTCAGTTATTTATCTGATTTCAAGCAGACAAAGGTCGGCGCGGTTGTTGTCAGTGGCAATAGGATTCTTTCTTCTGCTTGTAATAGTCAGAAGACTCGTCCTCTTCAGCACCGTTATAATATTTATCGAAATTTTGATGACTACGAGAATTCAATCGCGCGAGAACACGCAGAGGTCGCTGCACTTTCTCCTCTTATTGGGAAAGATATTGAATGGGATAAAGTCAATATCTATGTTTATAGAGAACACAAAAATGGAGATAGAGCTTGTAGCAGACCCTGCGCGGCGTGCGCGCGACTGATACGAGACCTAGGAATAAAGACAGTTTATTATTTGAATGAAAGTGGAGATTATGTAAAGGAGAAAATTATTTGATGAGAGTTGAAAATGTAAAGGTCTATGATTTAGAAGAAAGCCTCCATGCTTCGGGATATCCTTTGAGAACTACAACCAATTGGGAAGAAACAGAAGAAGCCAAGCTAAAGCGAACGAAGAATTTATCTCATGCCGCTGATTGGGTTGGCGCGCACGACCAATTCCTTACAGGTATTCTCGTTAGTTTTGACTTGCGCTTTTCTAATAAGGCTTGGGTAGAAGCAGAGCGCTATCGGTTTTTAGATTTTGTCAGTTCGCAATCTACTATGCACTGCTCGACAAAATTCAAACTAAAAGAACAATGCAACAAGTATGTTGACCCGCGCATTATCGATATTGTTCAGAGAAAGATTGATGAGTATAATAGACTTTCTTCACTGAGCGGGACCGATAAAGAAAGAGAATATCAGAAAAAGGAACTCTATCTCGAAATTCTCTATAATATTCCTGCTGGTTTTGAACTTACTGCGCGGCTTACCACAAATTATCGCTGCCTAAAGAATATATGGCGCCAACGACGCGACCATAGACTACCAGAATGGAGAGAATTTTGTAAGTGGATTGAGACACTTCCTTATGCTAAAGATTTGATTTGCTATGAAAAGGAAGAAAAGAAAACCAGTAGCGCAATTACGCTTGACCAAGTTATGGGACGACTAACAAAAATTGAGGACAAGATTACTAATAGTCCGCTAATCATAACTTCTCCTACAACTGTTCCTTATACGCCAAGACCTTATGAAATCGGCATTCCTAGTCAATGGTATCCTACGTGCAACTGTAATGAAAATACGAACTATCAAGTGGAGGCAAAAAATAATGACACTCTATAAAAAGACAGAAGAACTAATTACCCTAAGTGAAAACGAAGCAAAAGAAACCATTGAAACATACCGTCAAAAGGCTCGTGAAGAAGGTTTTCAAATTACGGCGGCCGGGTATACCTACAAGACAAAAAAGGCCAAGGGACAAATTGTGGATACCGTATTCTTAGTAAAAATTCAAATGACATATTGTTCTCTGTGGGGTGAAGAGGCCGAATGAATGTAGAACCAAATTCTAAAAAAGTTGTCGAAGAAGTGCGCGATGCGCTTTCTCAACTAAATAGTCTTGATGGAAATTCTATTGATGCTATTGCTGTTCTGTTATCAATGGATGATGCTCAATTTGAATTAGTGTCACCAGGCATTCTGGATAGTTTCCTTCGTAGTCTCAATACTACGAACGCGCGCCTAATGCTCGCGCAGTCTATCAACGCTACTGGCTCTACAGCAGAAAGTGTTCAGAATGAATTCCTCCAATTGGTAAATGAGGTTGATACAATTACTGACCTGACTGCGCCAAAGCGAGATTTCCTCAAAAAGCTACTGCACGGCATCAATACGGCTATTAGTGAAACAGAAGGTATCGCAAAACGTTATATCCAAATCCCTTTTGTAAAGTGTCATCCAGACGCAAAAATGCCTGAGTATGCGCATCCCGATGATAGTGGAATGGATGTTTATGCAGTGGATGACTATGTGATTCATCCCGGCGAAACAAAGCTTATTCCAACCGGTATCAAGATGGCTGTTCCAAATGGTTATGAAATTCAAATTCGTCCAAAGAGTGGTCGCGCCCTCAAGACAAAAATGAGAATTGCTAATTCAATTGGGACGGTTGATGCTGGATTTAGAGGGGAGCTTCAAGTAATTATTGAAAATATTGAGCCTCCCATCAAGGACATCACTTATGATTTTGATGATAATGGTCGCCCTATCATTACCTCAATTCTTAGAGGTAGTGATATGACAATTGGAAAAGGCGAGAAGTTCGCGCAACTCGTTCTAATGGAAGTTCCCAAGGCAGTTCTTTTCCAAGTTGAGAGTCTTGATGATACAGAAAGAGGTAATGGAGGTTTTGGCTCCACCAATCTAAAGTAAATAACGGAAGTGAGTGAATGGCTAAGATACAACTAGACGACATAAAAGCCGAGATTGAAAAAGACGGCTGGAAGCTCATTTCTACAGAGTATAAAAATCTTGATACTATAATGGAATTTGTGTGTTCAGAGGGGCACCAAGTATTTGCGCCATGGAAAAAAATTCGTATGCGGCGCGAATGTCCTTTCTGTAAAGACAATCCATATAAAGAAATAAAATTAGAATCAATTCCAAAGAAAAAAGGAAGTTTTCGTGTTCTTGGGCTTGACCAAGCGACAAAACGAAGTGGCTTTTCAATCTTTGAAGATAAAAAATTGATAAAGTATGGATACTTCGATGCGCCTGAAAATACAGATGAAATTGCGCGTGACCATCGCATAAAAGAATGGATGATGTCAATTATTTCTACTTTTGAAATTGATTTTGTTGGCATTGAAGGAATTCAATATGAACAGAATTATGGAGTTACGACATTTCAAACACTCGCACGTCTTCAAGGAATTTTGATGGAAACGTGCTTCGCGCGCGATATCGCTTTTGAAGTATGTCCGACAAATACATGGCGCGCTCACTGTGGAGTAAAAGGACGTTCAAGAAGTGACAAAAAAACTTCAATGAAAAGTCTCGTAAAACAATGGTATGATGTAAGTGTAAATGATGACTGCGCGGACGCCATTGGAATTGGAAAATTTGTTTCTGATAGAAACTTTCCTCAAAAAGAAATTGTTCAATGGGAATAAAAGAGAGGAGCCGAAGCTCCTCTCCCAATTTCAATAAGATTTGACTTTTCTTTCTATTTTATCATGCCATTCTTGTAGAGCTTCATGAGCCTCTTCCCACATACATTTATGAACAGTTTCCATTGAAATTTCCTTTTCTTTCGAAACTTCTTGTTCAAATAATTTGTGAAAATCAGAGAAATGTTGAAGACGATATTGCGCGTACTTTGCTATTTCATCCGCGAGAGTTTTGTCACCTTCTTCTCGGATACAAAAAGCATAATCAATCATCATTTCCGAATCTTTCAAATCGTCATACATTCCCTTATAAAGCGCTTTGTATTTTTTCATTTCAGGACCTCCTTATGCGAGTTTTGTAATTACTACATTGACATTGGAATAAGTAGTATCTAAACCCGCATTTTGGAAGGTTAGAGTGGTAGTGTTATTTATGGCACAACAGGAAGGAAGTACTTGGACAATTTTTGAAAAATTCACTGTACGAATATCAGTGGCCGAAGCTGATGTTTGAGTGGCTGTTGCTCCTGGCAGAGCTACACCATTTTTCAGTAAATTTACAGTAATTGCGCCAGCGGTCGCGCCAGTAATAGCACCAGTGCCTGTAAAAGAAACATAGTAAAAACCTGGACGTTTTAGGGTAAACGAAGTAGAACCAGCAGAATGAAGCACAGTGCAACCAGTCAAGACGTCATTCGTTGCGAAAGATAGCAGTCCTTCTGGTGCTATAGTTTGAGAAGTATTTGTATAACTTTCAATCATTTTATTACCTCCGATACGAATTTGTACTCTCGGTAATAGCTGTTAGATGCCGCAGCCGCAATTGTAACTAGAGCCACAAGTGCTACCTACTGACTGATAAGGGCTGCAAGTAATATAGGCGGGCTGTGGAAATGGACGTAATGTTCCAATAAGAGTGGCGTTCTGAGCCTGTTGAGAAAGCTGGAACTGCGCATTCATTAGGTCTCGGTCTCGGTCAGCTAGCTTGTCGCGAAGGTCTTGCATCGTATTTGCGTTGATTAGCGCACGAGTTGCTTCACCTTCAGCATGGATGGCAGTTGTAATTTCGCAGGTATTCTTGTAACCTTCGGAAGAAAGTTCTCGAATATTCTGATTTGTTCGGCAGCAGCAATCCTGCATAGCATACCGGCTATCTGCGATAGCAGACTGAGTGGAATAGAAGCCGTCTTTGATTGCTGCCTGATTGCCATAGAAACCGTCTTTCATTCCGCTATTGATTGCATAGAAGCCATCACAGACGCCATTAGTAATACCACGGAGCTGACTATTGACATCTTGATTATTGAAGCCTTCAAAGAGGTCTGAGCGAGTTAGTGCGCCTTGCATTGCAGCGTCATTATTACGACGTCCAAATAGACCGCCGTCTCCACCGAGCAAAGCAAGCCAGACAAGGTAAATAAAAGGATTGTCCCAAGCGTTGTTCATACCATTTTCTTTTGTTAGGGCGAGGATATCGCCAGCAGATAAACCTTCAGTTCCCATCATTGTAATAGAAACCTCCTAAAATATATATTCCAAAAATAATTTGTCTTCCGGACGACAACTTATTTTAGGTTCAAAAGGAAATTTAAACCTTGTTCAATTTGTTCATCAGGTATACCTTGCGCGCGAGCCTGTTGAGCTAGTTGGACAAGGTTTTCTTTTGTCAATTTTGGTGCCATCTGACAAAAACGTTGAGGGTCAATAGGCGGATTTTGAGGTCGTTGCTGTTTTTGACTCATTTGTATCATCATTTGTAAGGGATTAGAGTTCATTATTCAATTTCCCTCCTTTTAGCTGCTTTTTTAGTTCAGCTACTTCTTTTTCAAGAGCTGCCACCCGTTCATCAGAGGTTTGATTAGCGCGAGTTTCACATGGAGTTAGAGTATATGCCAGAAGCGTTGGCGCTCCATTCTGCATTGATTTCAAAAACATTATTGCTTCACTAGGACATAATGCTACTGAAATCCCTCCACCGACAGGAATATTAGCTATTTCCATAGAATTATTTATTATATAAACATTTCCCTGTGGTTGCGGAAAGAACTGTGTTGCTTGATAAGAGTTGGTTTGATAAGGATTATAACCTGCCATTTTTATTCCTCCTTTACTCCTTCTATATATAAGAAGCTTAGGAACTGATAAAATAAAAAGAAGAGACTAAAGTTGTAATAAGTTTGGTGAAAAGCTACAACTTTAGTCTCTTTTATTATATTAGTCCCTGATAAAAGGTAAAATCACTTGAAGATTTTCTGGTGATAAATTTACTTCTCCAAAATCTTCAATAGAAAATGAAATATCAGGCGGCGCAATCTCCAATGCGTTCAATTGTAGAACTTCGGATTGACATTCAGCCATCTTTTCTGGAATAACTTTTATATAAGTGCCATCCTCTGACCAAATAGGGGCTCCGTTCTCATCCTTCTGAGAATATGCTGTAATAATTTCTTTCATTTTATTTGTATAGAAATCTATTTCTTGGTCAATCGAAGAAAAAAGCTTTGTAAGTTTATATGAAGTTTTGATTGGTAAAGAAAGCTTTTCAAAAGCTTTTTTCTGCTCGTTTAGAGCAAGAATTTGCGACATTGTTAGATTCATTTTATCATCTCCTTTTGGTTTATTATATCAAAAAATAAAAGAAAAATCAAATTACCAACTTCCGCCATCAATAATAAAATTATTGATTGAAAGATTTTCCATATCAATGGTAGCCATACCGTTTGCGCTCAAAAAATATACCATTTTCTTACCGGTCGCCGCGCCAATAACCACAGCACCATCAGCATAATCGGTTGGTTCAACAACATTTATTCCTAATTGGTTCCTTCTTATAGCAAAAGTTGGAGTGACGTTATAAACCAAATCGCTATTGGAATAAGAGATTTTTCTAGTTGTAATAGAAAGACCCGAAGGATAATTTGTCGTAAACAATGTAGTTATTTTAGCCCGAACGTATTCAAAATCTCCGGACATTGAATAACTGACAGATGAAGATCCCCCAGAAATAAAAGAAACCCAAGAAAAATTATGTGGAACCCACGCGATGCCAGAAGTTTGCTCTTGAAGGGCTCCTTCTGAATGTTGAATTATTATTGTTCCATCCGTGAGAGAACTTTGAGCTAGACCCAAGTCATTTATTTTATAATTGAAGGTAAATTTATTTGAAGCATACTGTAATTCTGATAATGTCAAATCCATAGCAATATGTTTCGCGCGAGAAAAAGGACCTACAACAGAGCTCGTTACTTCATTATTATAACCATCATTTATTCTAACTCTGAACCAGCAAGCATTATTATCTGTAATTTCTTTTATTGAGGTACGCCCGATTTCATAAGAACTAAACTCTGAAGGAGAATTATAAGATGGCTCACCACTTCTAGAACAAGTTCCTTTTGTGAATAGAACCCAAGGGCCGGAGCTTGTTGCTCTTGAAACATCTATAAAGAAATTTATCTGAGAGTTATTATAACCTTTGATAGTGGGAGAGAAGCAAAGAACTAATGTTTCTCTAATAGGATTATCATTGAGAGGATAACTACTATTATTATATAGATATTTTACATTAGCTTTTTCAAAAGATATTGTCGGACTAGAATTGAAATTGACGCCAACCGAAGAAGTTCCTATAAAATCAAATTCTCGACCATACAGATTTACAATTTTTATTGCGCAATTCATTGCGTATAAACCATTTTTGTTTGGAAAATTTTGAAATATTTCAGGAACAGCGCTTTTCTTGAAAGTGATTCTAACCAAATCTTCCGAAGCAGCTGCGGCTATTACCGGCTCACTAATTATATAGTAAGTTCCTTCATATACAAAATAAGCAGTAACACTTGAGCTCAAAGAAGTAATCGACCAATCCTCAAGACTTTCTCCGTCTGCGTAGAACTTTGTAAAAGTAATTGTAAAAGTATCATTTGCGCCGCCAGTATATACATTTAACTGAGTAGAAGAAGTCAAAATTGGCAAAATTGAAGAAATTGCTTTTGCCTCTACCTTTGTAATATCTGTAACTGAACTATCTTGATGGCGCGTATCATATAACGCTGCACTAAGAGTATATGAGCCAGAAGGAATTGTATCAGCAAAAGTAGCATCATAATATATATAGTCCTTGTTATTATCTGCTCCAACTTGGACGTCTAATATTTCAAGAGCACTGCCAGATAAGAAAAATCTACTTTTGTCTCCTACAAACGTGCTATCATAAGTATAACAAAAACGAATTTTATTCCAAAATTCATTTTCTTTTGTTCCACTAATATTTGAAAAATCAAATTGATTATATGTCTTTTGAAGTGTTGGATAGGGTGCAATTGAAAGTTTTTTCCCCTGAATGGTATCAATAAATACTTCTGAAGAATTTTCTATTCCATCATTATAAACTAAAGAAACTCCATAACTAATTCCATAAGGGACATAGCTTAGAATAGAGATTTCTTTATCCTTCAAAAGACCTCCATCTATTCTTTGAATTTCGACTGCTTTATTATATAAAGTTGGCGAAGCTGCATAGTTTTGATATTTTAGCTGGATTTTGAAGTAGCCATTAGATTTAGAAGAATTACCACTAATTTTTATTTTTGTCGCATATATAGAATTTGTAGAAAAAGCACTGTTTTTTGTGATTGCTGTCTCAGAAGCCGTAACTGTTACGTTGGATAATATCGGTTTTATATTTTTTGTAATAATACAAGTAAAACTATCGCTATATTCTAGTCCATCAAAGGTGTAAAAGTTATAAGACTGCGAAGAAGCCGTAAGAGGAAGTTTTGTTGAAGAAGTATATTGATTTTTAGTTGTTGAATTATTTAAGCTATAATATAATGTAGGCGTTTGCGAAGCGTCATTTGAATTGCCAACAATAATTTCTGGATGACATTCTGTATAGGTAGAACTATATAAAAGAGACACTGGGCCGGTCGGCGTGGAAGGTTTTTTATTTACAGTTATCACTGTAGAGCAAGCCACAAGCGCAGAATTCATTCCTAAAGAACCAATTGCTTGAATAGCGGCACGAATGGTCTGTCCTCTTTGTGAAGTTGATACCGGTAAGCTAAAAGTCCTTCTAATTGAACCATCAGCTTCTCTTGTCAAGTCTGTTGTTGTAAATACTTTGGAATAATTGCTTTCAGATGGAACTGCTCCTGAGGAACTAATTAGAAAATAAATTTTATATGAAGAGACAGCATTGCCTCCATTTCCGTCAGAAGCTGGCCACCAAGCCACTGTCATATTAGTAGTCGTAGGAGGAATAATAGAGCCTTTATCCCAATAAGGAGTTCTAACATAAGCTCCAGAAGGCGCGCCTACGTTAGATGTACAGGCAGGGAAAGTAATAACTCCATTCACAGATAGTGATGCAGGAGTATATGCTGAAGTCACTCCACTTACCCATTGCGCACTAGCAGAATAGGAAGTTTTAGAACCCTCTACCACAACTGTGGTCGTTCCTAATGTATTCCATCCAACTGAAGTCCAATTGAAAGTTTTGTATATTTTATTGCCAGCTAGTATGTAATAAGCAGAATTTGTAGAATTATTATAAGAGGGTGCAGTCCCATTATACACTTTCAACGTAAGGGTAATAGTGGTAGAGGTGCCTTGAGTGTATGACCACTCAAGGCGCGCGTACCAGCCCCTACTCGTCTTTGCACCATCAAAATAACCAGTAGTTGCCATTTATATCTCCTTTTATCCAGCAATCGCATAACCTGCAATTGCGATATCAACAATATTCGAACTTACATCAACATTCTCATTGGTATAAACATAGACATCATAGCCCTTAGCAACTTTTTGGTAAGAAACATAAACAGTATTTATGTCTCCCATAAGAACATTGTCTCGTAAAACTGTTTTCTTATCAAAAATTGCTTCTTCATTAGTAAATGAAGCAATTCTCTCTCCTACTATAAAATCAATTTGTTCCTTATCTCCAGTAGAAAAATCAATTTTTGAAAGAACTTGTGTATTACTACTATCAACCGAAATTCCCTTATAAAGAGAAGTCCCTTTCATAATAAGAGAAGCATTTTCAAATTGAGTTTGGAATTGAACCATCCGCGCGCGATTGCCTGAAAATTGAACGCCCTTATCTTCAAAAGAAATAAATTCAATTCCATTTTGAATGAAGCCATCAGCACTAATTCTAAAGGTTTCTTGACCACCATTCTCTTTATTATTTTCATCAAAATTCTTCTTGAAAATAATACCTGCGGCGGTATCATAGATGGTAAGGGCTGCGACGCCATCACTTTCCTGAGTTCCACCATGAATGCGCGCAGCATAGATATCTGCACCTTGAATTGTTGAATTAGTAAGAATCGAACCTTCAAATACACCTTGGCGTGCAAATAAATTACCATTATCAGTTACAAAAAAAGGAGCATTCTGGATAGAACTTTCATCAAAATTACTTGCACCAGCCCAAATAACAATTTTACCTTGAGTCGTGAAACGTGCTTTATTAGAAAGTACTCCACTCAAAGTATTGATACCAGCATAGGTGTCTGCACCAGTTTTTGTTGTCAAAGTGCCTTTTAGAAAAACATTATCACCATAAAGACCAAAACCTGAAACATTTTGAATACCAAGAGAAGAAAGATTACCCAAGAAAAGGCTTGGAGCATTATATTCTAGAGATTTGCCATCTTCGCCAAGCTCAGGCTCAATAAATGAAAAGCCACTTCTAAATAGATGAGCATCTTTACCAAGGCCAGCTGGGTTTGGATTTACACCAATAAGTAATTCATCTGATAGGGATACAGCTCTACCGTCCACCCAAGAAGCTGAAGCTAGTTTTGTAATTGCTTCCGCACCATCAACGCTATCTGCCAAAGTGATCTCTAAGCCATCTTTATCAACAATATAAGTTTCAATAGAAAAGCTTCTTTCTCCAACAGAAGTTATACTAACAAAGTCTCCTTTTTGGAAAAAGCTATTTTCTTCATCAAGCGTAAAAATATTTCCCTCTCCTACTCCATGACTTGTTGGTTTGAAAATCATAAGACCACCAACAGTTTGAATAGAAGAAGTTTTGAAAATTACATTTTCAATTGTTCCACCTTGAGCGACGACATTTCCAAAACGAGCCTCGTTTGGAGTAATTCCCCAATTCTTTCCACTGATAGTTGAATTGATACCATTGAAAACGAGAGAGCCAAGAGTAAAAATTCCAGTGTCTGTTAGTGAAATAATTGGCTGGCCATTTTCATCTTTGATTTCAATAAATTTATTATCATGAATATCAGGATTTTGAAGAAAAGCGTTACCTAACTTGATATAATCTTTGATAACTGCGCCGACACCTAATTCAATGTCGCGCGTAACAATCTTGCCTTCAGTTCCTTTTAAGACTATGTTTGGTGAACCATTCTCATCTTGACCAAGAGAGTATAAGAGATTTTCTTCAATTACGAAACCACCAATTGTACCAGTTGGCGCGCGGAGCTCTCCACTAAAATAGCCACCAGCGCCTTCTAAGTCACCAGTAATTTTTAGATTACCTTCATCGTCAACATAGAGAAGTTTCTCAATGGTTCCATCAGTGCCGGTTTTTGTAATTTCAAAACCACCATTACTAACACTGAGACCTTCATTAGTAATTTGAATAGAACCAATTGTACCACCAGTCGCATTTATGATGCCAGTAAAAGAACCATCAGTGGCATTGATAACTCCACTAAAGAAGCCGTCAGTGGCATTTATAGTACCAGTAAAATTACCATTGAGCGCATGGACAGAACCGTTTTCATAAACAATAAAAGTATCATTAGCATTGATAACTTGCGCGAGACCACTATCATCTTTTACTCCAAGCTTACCAATTGCCACCTTTAGGCCGTTATCTGTTGTCTCTACATTTAGGCTGTCTTTGAGCCAAAGAGTTCCATCGCTGTTTGTCTCCATAACGATCGAACCAGCGGCGTCATTTATTCTAATGCCAAAAATATAAGGACTTTCAACAGTTCCATTCCCAGAAAGTTTACCAATACGAATACGGTCATTTGTCCCATCACTTATATTGATATCTTTCTCTGAGGAAATTTCAACAAGACCTGCACCATACTTATTTTTGAGGAAAAAGCCATTCCAAGTCAAACCGAAAGAAGCATCATTCCAAATTTGGTCTTCACTTGAAGGTTTATATTCTCCAGAAGCATCCTGAATAGTAATATCTTTTATGCCATAAATACCATATTGGTCATATCGGATAAACTGATTAGAAGTATATCCAAGTAAAGCACCCGTATCAGAGGTATTCTTTTTATATGCTGTGATACCATAGCTATCCCAACGGAATGATGGGTTTATACCATCAAGTATTGTAATATTCTCAGTATTGATGGCTCCTGCCGTTAGATATTGAGTAGCAATACCTTCACCACGAATAGCATTCTTCCAAGTCAGTCCGCCATCCGTTGTAATGAAAAGACCGCCCGCAGTGATTTTTGTCTGATTAGATGGGTTACTCGCATCGATAACCGTCAAACCTGTAGCATCTTTGACTATTGTATTGTTTTGAGAGCTAAAAACTAGTTGCTCATTTCGCGCGATACTTGATTGAAGTGTTTCATTGTTGATTACACCTGTTCCTTCAATTGCTTCAGCAGCTCGTTGGTATTCGCCGGTTGAGTACTGAAGAGATTGCGTTGTAGCTGTAATTCTCTGGAAAAGGTCTTCAAATTGAGTCTTATAGTTTTGAACCTTGAAACTGTCTTTTTCGGGACTATCAAAATTAGAAGTAATTTCACTAATTAGAACTTTTTCTCGATAAGGGCTTCTTACTTTTCCGCCATCAGTAGTAATGTAAGTATATCCAAAGAACTCTGTGTCTTCAATGTAACTAATATCGCCAATTCTAAAAATTTTGTTCTTAAACTCTTCAAGCGCGCTCAATCTTAGAACAGAAATATTATAAGAGATTTGAGGCCGTGCACTTGTATAAGCCACAGACTTCGCATCCAAATAGTAAAGATTTTCGTCTAAGTAATTTTGGGAAGTCCATGAGCCCTCTTGGATAAAACGAGAATATTTTTCATAAAAAGCTTTATGAAGCACACTCATCTCTTCTAGAAGCTCTTTTTGACGGGTTTCTGCTGTTTCAATTGCCTTTTCAAGAGCATCAACACTTTTCTTTAGGTTATCATAAATTTCTTGATAATCTATTTTCTGTTCTTCTAAAGTTTTTAGGGTAACAATAAGGGTTTCTAATTTTTCAAAACCAGGATGTTCTTTTACATAGTTAGTAACTCGCACAGCATCATAGGAAGATAAACCTGCTAACCGAGCAATATCAGATTTTGTTGAAGTAATCTGTTCAGCTGTTGAAGTCAAATATTGCTGATAAAGTTGAAGTGTTGCGTTTTGTTTATCATGTTCAAGCTTTCTTATTGTATTTTCTTCAACAGACTTATAATATTCTTCATTCTTTTCCTTGAGAGAAGGATAATATCCAAGCCCGCCAGAAGCTGAAGAAAGCCACAAATCTTTATTTACAGCCCCGCCATCTAATAGTCCTTGATTTATATAATAATCAAAGTTGAGAATGAAATTCTCTTTACACGGGTTATGTTCTGATTGTGCAATTTCACACACGCCATTTTCTGCATATTGTGTGATATTTGGAACAACAATAACTTTTGATGTAATTTGGTCTGAGTTTACAGAACGTGAAATTGTCTTTAAGTCAATTCCATAGATGAAGCCGCATCCATTTTCTTCTCCAACTTCATTTTTGAAATAAACAAATTTTTGTGGCTTTCCATTTTCATAAAGAATTTTACCAGTATTTTCATTATGTTTTATTTCAAAACGAACCCAGCATTCAAATGTTTCAGCAACAGATTGTAAGAAATTGAAACGATTTGAATTTTTCCCACTAATACTACGGATTTTTTCATATGTGTAATTACCATCAGCATCAACTGGGTATTGTGGTTCTGGCGCGCTGCTTCCAGACCAATCAGAAGTAGATTTCCAAAGGTATTCAATGTCCTTTTCATCAAGTGCAGTTGTTGCGGGGTCAAAATAACAATAGACTTCAGTAGCTACGCTATTCTTATCCATTTCACCTGGATTTATCCGGATGAAATTACCTTCGCTATCTTTACCATAAACTTCTTTGAAAAATTGGAATTCTTCAATCCAGCAGCTCGTTACTGGTGTAATAAATAAACCAATATTTGAAGTTGTAATTTTAGAACGAGGAATTGATACCTTACAAGTCATTGGATACTCAATCCAATCCCCATTCTGAACGGCTGCACCGACATCAAAATAATCAATATAATTGACATCAGAAGTTGCCAGTGGAATAAAGTTATTATCGTGAGTGCAGACCTTTGGGTCCATGTGATGATTAGTTGTTAGTTTTACGCCACCAAGGGTTTGATATCCTTTTACACGGAAAATATATTTTTCGCCTTTTTGGAAACCGCCCTCAATATACATTGAAGATTTCTGAAGGCCAGAATTATAAATAGTCTTTCCACCTTGAAGACCTAAATAAGTAGTGGCACTATAAGTTTCTATATTGCTGATATCTGTATAGGGAGGATAGAGTTGCCAACTAATTCCCTCACCAATCCAGCCAGTAGTGTCTTTGAATTCTTTATTGTTGACAACTAAATTCAAAACTACTGTTGGGTCATTATATTCAGTAGCAATATATTTATAAATTTTCTTGCCAGCGTATCCTTTATAAACATAGCAATATCTTCCAACAAGAGTGCTATATTCCTGTAGAGGTGCGCGGACTGGTCTATCGGCCCGCCAATTTGATAGCGCTTGGGTATTCGGGATTGCTAGAATGGTTGCATTCCCAGATTTTAGAGTAAAAGTCCCACTTTCTGTTATAGAATAAACTGGTTCTTTGAGTAACGAACAATCTAATCCAGTCAAATGGATACTATTATCTTCTTGGTACTTTGCATAATTTTCATCTTCATCATAAAAGAACTGGAAGATAATAGGGTAAGGAGTTTGAGTGGCAGAATAAGGGACAAGTATTTTTTTGCCCGAAGGGATAATATAACTATCCCTTCCATTACTTTTATAAGCCGTAATAGCTACCTGAGTCTGAACAAGAAAAAGTGGTTCTTCAATCGTCTGCTGGATAATATCTTGTCCTTCAGACGCGACTTGCCAATCTGTACCCTCTAGTATCTTCGCACCAAGCTCTTGCGCGGTTCCTTGGTTATTTTCAAGTTCGTTATCAAACTCTAAGTTGAATCCTGTCTTGCTCAACTCATTTATATATAAGTCTTTACAAGTATAAGTAATTGATTTACCAGAGCTATCTTCTTGGATTGATTTGATTACAAAGTCATACCATTGTCCTTTCCACAAACATTTTACTTTTCGTTCATTTACTAAAAGTTTGATAAAAGGATTGTCTTGACGTTCCCCAGTCTCTGTATCAATATAGGTATAATAAACTTTGAAAGTAAGAGTATTTGTGCCATTGATATTTTGAACCAGTTTCGGTTCAGTTGCGCGATATTCCGCAGTCATTGTATCTGAGCCGATAATACCTAGAAGCTGTTCTTCATAGTGTTCAGAGACAGTACTAGTTGCTGGGACTATATAATCTTCCCATAAAGAGATTTGATAAGTATCTTTTTTCATTCAAACCTCCTTAGTAATAAATATAATCATATAGTAGTTTCCAACAAGAAGGAGTACCTACTGAAATAAAATTCTTTTTTTCTGCTTCATTAGACATGGGAGGAATTTTGAAAAAACTCCCACCAGTTATAAATTTATTATAAAGGTTTCCGGTCTTTTCTCCGTTTGTATCCAACCCTTCTATCAAGTTTGTTTTTGAATTTATTTCAATAAACTCGTCGCTGCCCTGTTTAGTAATAGTTGAAAATTTCAATATCCCCACGCCATCCATATAAACATCCGTTGGTACATTGGGGAATACATATCGCGCGCGCCAATCCATTGGTAAATCCCCAATATTGTAAACAGGAATTGAACTACCAGTCAAAATGGGTGCTTCTTGAGGCAACCGACTAGCTGCGGCCCACTCGCTTTTATTTTCAAGTGATGTAAGATTAGTAGCACCAAGAAAAAGTGCGGTACTCTTGGCATAAGGATAATAAGCAGTAAATTGAATTGTACCTTCACCTTTATAAATGCGCTCTTGCCCTGTTTTTCCAAAGCAAATATATTTCAATTGCGGCTGGCCTGTAATTTTTACCATATAATATTTATATGGCATTTCATCAAATATAAGCTTGCCAATCTTTTTTTCTCCAAAAATCTTTCGGAGGTTACTAATTTGTTCTTCCTTTAGACTATCAAAGGCAATAGAAATAGAAAAAACTTTTGATGTGTCATACGAACCAAAATAGTAGGTTCCATCTCCGCCTGGAACTTGGACCGTCAAATCCTGAGAAGCGGGAAGCAGGTAATCACTATACCTGCTTCCATCACTTACTCTCATAATCCCAAGGTCGGAGGAATGATGACCATCAAAAGAGAAGCCAATGAAGTCTCCGCCTAAAACGCCCATCTATTTTTCCTCCTTTACTCAATCTTTTTATAAGTTGCTTTATCCTTGGTTGCCTCGATTTATCTGATAAAACTTATTGTGTTGACATTACGATAAATGCTATCTTCTACAATTTGTTCCTTGACACGGCGCGCAAGTTGGTCAACATCATAATCAGAAGCAATTTTATCAACAGAAATGTTTATATCATAATAATTATCTCCGCCATTATTTGAAGTTCCAGCATTCTTGACAGCAGAACTCAAAATATCCTTGAGAACGAGGAAGTTTTGAGTATCTTTAGCATTGAGAACTAATTCTGGATGAGATTTTGTTCCATCAAGCCAAGCAGGCCCAGTGAAATCAGCTAAGCCACCAGTCTTATACGCTTTTACATCTGTTTTCTTGAACCAACCAGTTGAGCCAGAAGAAGCTCCATGCCAACGAGCAAGCCAATAATCGCCAGATTCACCAATTGCTACATAATAAGGGTCATTAGCAAAATATTGCCGCTGAGCTGAACCGCCCGGATATGGATAAATAGGAGCGCCGGTGGCATTGAATGTGCTACCAACAGAAATTTCTTTCTTCTCCGCTACACTAGATGAACCGGTGCTGCCGCCTCCTGGTGTTGGCGGTGTAGCATAGTCAATCGAACCATAGGTAAATTGATTTTTATTAGAATCAAAATCAATTCCATTATAAACATTGCCATTACTATCCTTCCATTGCTTCCCATCATAAGTCAATAGAGTTCCGTCTGGTAGAACCAAAGACTTGTCCACTTGTTCAGCTTTATACATGTTCCAGTTAGCATAGCCTTGGCTGGCAGCGATAATCGCCTTAGAAATTTCTTCTTGCCAATTCAGCTGGCCAAATTTGCTTAGACCATTCCAGCCTTCGTCAGCTTTGAGGAGTTCCCATAATTGAGCTGCTTGATTGAGAGAACCATCTGCCGCGAAGCCTTCATTTATCAATTCATATGCTCTATTCCAGAATTCGCCATTCTCAGAAGCATAATCAAGTTGAGCTTGCATAAGTTCAATTTGCTTTTCACGTGCTTCTTGTGCATCTTGATTTTGTTGAGTAAGGCGTTCAAGCTGTTGGTCAACTAAACTATCAGAATAATCTTCTCTAGCGTCGATCAATTCTTCTTCCAATTTTTTGATTTCTAAAGCGTTGGCATTTGAAGTATCACGTCGCAAGAAAGCTAAACGAGCTTCTTTCTCATTGATATCTTCTTCTGTTTTTGTATTATCTCGAATTTGACGCTCTAAATCAATGCTTTCTCGAAGATTTTCCAAAATTTTAGAATTTGAATCAGCAATACTATCAGATAGAGATTGATACTCGTCAATAAGCTTCTGTTGAGCATTTACAAGAGCGTCATAGACACTTTGTTCAAAATCAAGATAATCAGACATTTGACTTTTGCGTAACTCATCAAGAGTATCTTTCATATCTTCAATTGTTTCATCTGTTGTTTCAAATTGGTCTTGAAGTTCTTCTAACCGACTGACATAAGCCTCAACAGCAGAACCAAGGTCATCATCAGTAATCATATCAATAGCATCCCAATCAATAATAATACGATTTAGACTTTGGTCATATCGTGCATATTTTGTTGCTCCGGTCTGCGCGAACGTCTTACGATTTCCTTCACTATCCGTATATTTTTCATTACTAATCGCATCAAGCTGTCCCTTACGACCCGCGCGCAGTTTCTCTTGAAGCTTGATTTCTTCTTCAAGAGACTTGACTTGAGCGTTGTAGTTCGCACGAAGTTCTTTGAAAGTCGAACCTCTGCGCTCAAGAATTCTGTCATACTCTCGTTCAAGTTTTTCGCGCTGACGTAGAGCCTCATTGATTTGCTCCGTCAAATTATAAAGCTTATCATAAGGATTCTCCCAAACAGTATCTTTAGAAGAACTTCCTCCTCCGCCGCCGCCTCCACTAGAAGAACCGGAGTATCCAGAGCCGCTATAATTATTTTTTGTGCCAACTGCCTGAATAACTTTAGGAATTTTTACAGAAGTAAAACCGCCACTCGCGCCTGCCTTCTCAAGACCGGCATAAGTGGAACTCATTGCTAACGAAGTAGGAAGAGTAACCCACTGCCAGTCAACAGTATAAGTAACAGTTGAACCTGTCAAAGACTCAACAATCCGCGCGGCCTCAGCCGCTGTGTTACCCGCAAGGATTAGTTGTTGAACTAATTGAGATACATCAGCAGTGCCATTGACCTTGAACTCGGCTTTTACTCCATCTAATCCGTCAAGTGCACTTCTAACTTGCTGGAGATTAGTATCAAAATAAGTCAAATCTTCAACTGCTTGCTGAGTGGCTTCAGAAATCTTCTGTTGAAGGGAAATAAAAGCTTGCTCGCCAGCTTCTCCGCCTTCGGTCAACTGAGAAATCAAATCAGCATTTTGCCGGATGAAATCTTGAGTGAAATTCTCACCAAAGACTTGGCGACCTTTACTCTCAATTTTAGAAAGAGCTTGCCAATAATCGTCAGCAGGAGTCTCACCGTTGGCCAAAGCTTCAGTTCCTTTATCGAAAGCATCCTTTACGTCTTCAATACCTTCACAGAGTTTTTTTATTTTTTTCTCATTCTCTGTATATCTGACGCCTTGAGTTTTCATCATGTCAGAGTTGGCTTCGCCGTTTTCTGTATTAGCTTCATAATCATCCGTTAGTTTTTCAACGGTTCCACTTAGTTCGCGCGCGTTGACAATATCATCAAGGATATCTGTATTCCCCTGTAGGAGGAGATTTTGCGCGTCGGTGTTCCAAGCGGCTGCCTGGCCCATATAGTTCTGATAATTTTCTGCTTGAGAACGATTATCAGCTAAATTCAAATAATCTGGCATATAAGCACGATATTTAGACATAACCTCTTCAGTAGAGGCAGTCTTGTCTAATTGAAGAATGTCTCGAATTACATTCGCGTCAAGCGTCGCACTAGCTTCTCCGCTTAGAATTCGATTTTTTTGCTCGTCAGAAATCCCTTTCCAAGATTCCTCTTGATTGAACATTTCTTCAACATATTCGCCTTCGCTAATCGCTTGCTTCAAAAGGGCCAGAGTGTTTTCAATAGCGGCTTGAGTGTTCGCGCGCACCGCTTCGGCCAGGTTGTCCATAGTAGAAGTCACTGGAACAAATTCCTGACCTGTAAACATAAAATCAGAGTAACCAGCAGCACCACTAGATACAATTTGTTCTAGTTCGTCTTGAGTAATACCTTCGGAACGAGAGCGAGAAGAAATCTCATCTGCTAAGTCTAACATCGAAGTCAAATCAGACATTGTGGTTTTCAAGTTGACTTTTTTAGTGGCTTTACCTAGTTGAATAAGAGCTGTCTCAAAATTATTGAGTTCGTCTCCAACTCCAGGAATAAGTTCTTTTATATCAGAAATTGCCGCTTCGATACTGTCATAGTCAGAAAGGTCGGTCATTCCAATAATATCTTTGATTTCTTTCTCATACTGAGGATTATTAGAAATCAAAGCTTCAAGAGAACTTTGGAACAAATCAACCGCTTGTGCACCATTCTCTCCAGCCTTAGCATAAAGAGTTGCCAATTGTTCAAGATACTTGGAGTAGGTTTGGAAGTCTTTATCTCCCATCAAAGAACTTGCTTTTTCTACTTGGTTTTGGCCAATAACATTAGCAGCAGTTGCTTCCCTTTCCTCAAACTGTGAAGCAATTGAAGCAGCGTCCTGTGACCACTGATTGAAAAGATCAGTCCATTTATCAAATCCAAAAGCTTTTGCCATTTCACCGTCATTAGCATATCCCATTTGAGATGCCATTTCCTGCAAGTCAGTTCTTGTAAGTGGCTTCTCTGCTTGAGCTCGCGTTAGGCCGGTTCCACCAGCAATCCGTCCAGCAATTTCATCGGCTAAGCCTTGATTTTTCATTGCTGTCAACTTATTTAGAATTGGAATAGCTTCTTCAACTTGGCCATTCAAAACTTGGAATTGAGCTACATAATCCTTTATACTGTCAATATCAACACCCTCTGAACTTTGGCCTGTAACGGCTTCATAAACTTGACGGTAAGTGGCGTCACTTCCGGTCAAATCCGTAATACCTGTATAGCCTTGATTTTTTAGATTTCTGGCTATTGTAGAAATTGTTGTATCTAATTCATCACGCGCGGCGTCTATTTCAGAAGCAGTCTCATCCAGGTTGAACATTTGAGTAACCATACTCCAACGTTTATTAGAAGAAACATCCCCCGCTAAAACTCCCAAGGCATTCCGATAATTCTCTTCTTGAAGGCCATAAGCCACCATATCCTTATTATAAGAACGAGTAATATCCACTAAATCTGCCATTTGATTGACAGTAAGGCCAGTAATATCAGCCAATTTGGAGAGTTCTTCCCCTGCGCCTCCAGCCAAAGTCCGAAAATCTTCGGCTGTCATATCTGGATTTTCTTTGAGATAATTTGAAAAAGCTTTTGCTGCTTCGGGGTTTGTGATAACATTACCAGTATATTGGTCATAAGACCAGAAGTTTTGTTGATATCCTTTTTGAGCAATTCTTCTCTGATTGGTTGTTTCAGCATACTGGCTTGTAACAGCTAAGGCTTGAGCTCTACGTGCTTGCTCTTGCGCGATATCTGTAGCCTTCTGAATACCTTCCTCTGAAATTCCTAATACACCATTTTCAGAAGTCAAATAAGATGCTAATTGAGGATACTTATCCAAGAGTTCCAAAACTTGATTATTTACATCAAGAAGTGCATTTTTCCATTCTGTAGTTCCAACTGTCAAATCATTGATTTTATCAACAGCTTCTCCATATTTGTCAAAGCTTTCAACCAAATTGGAGTAAGCTTGTTGTGCTGCTTGTGCTGCCTCTGCTGCTTTCTGGGTTTGCTCTGCTAAACGTTCTGTCTTTTCTGCTTGAGTCTCTGGAGCAAACTGCGCAAAAATTTGAATAAGAGAAATTACAGCAGAAATAATTGCTGCAATCCAACCAATAATGGGAATATTTTTGATAGCAACAGATACACTTTCAGCGCCAGCTATCATAGCAGTTTGAACCATTGTAATAACTGGGATAAGACCCATTAGAGCAGTAGCTATGCCGCGAACGATATTGGCTGCTTTTTCCTTCCCATTATTATCAAGAATAGTAGCCAGTCCCATCAAAGCACTTGCTGCTATTCCTGCCGCGATGGCCATTGTTCTAAAGTCTTTGTCGGTCTTTGATACAGAAATACCCATTTGCTGAGCTTCTTCGCCAGTCAATTTTATCTGGATTCCAGCTTTTTCAAGAGCAGTTATTGCTTCATTGTATTTCTTTGTATCCCAAAGAGAAGAAAACTGTGCTGAAAGGGCTTTAGAGGCTTCATCGCCTTGCGATAGAGAATTTGTAATGTTCTGTTTAAACTGCGTGAGACCTTCTGGCTTTGCGTTTGAAAAATCAAAGCTCCATTCCTTACTTTTGAAAACGGTTGTCAAATTTTTTGAAAAGTCAGAAATAATATAGTCTGTCTTAGGTAGACTTTTGTTCTTTATTGCATCTGAAAGTCCAGACAAAAAGCTTTTTCCCGCTTGCAGTCCAGCTTTTTTCTGAGAGGTATTAGTACCAAAAGCTTTGGAAAAAATTCCGCCGTCTTTTGTATCTACCATATTTCCAATAAGAGAACTAATAATGGACTTTCCTAACTTTAGACCACCAATCGCTGTTCCTATAGAAAGAACTGATTTTATAAGACCATTCCCGCCTGAAAGGGAGCTAATAATTTTATTGATCGTTTGAAGCAGACCAGTTAGAACATCTACTGCTGTTTTTATGACTTCATTATTAGAAAGTCCCATTACAAATTCATCCCAAGCATTTTTTAGCTTTGAGAGTTTTGTTTCAAGGCTTTCGAGCGTTTTTTCATATTGTTCCTGAGATGCACCAGCACTATCATTTGCTGCATTTACTAACTCCATTGTACGGGAATAGTTGGAAATCATGGCAATAAAACGACTTTGTTCTAGAATAAAAATTGCCATTTTATACTATCGACTATATTTTCTTCAAAAAGAAGTCCTCTCTTTCGATTTCTCTACTCTACTCGCTTCGTGTAATTTTTCAATTACCTTATTATATCGCTTTCGATAGTCTGTGAGCGTTCTCCCTTTCTGGGAGCTTCGTTGCGGATTGTCCCCTTTCAATGATTTTACCATACCTTAGTCATTACCTTCGCCGCATAAATATTTCTACTTATGTTTGGTTATTGAAAAGTTGATGGATATTCCCGCAGTTAAGAGGATTTTTGGCTATCTGTATTATTAGGCCGCAGAAAGCAGTGGACAGTGTCGTTTAATTCGTCTACTACCGGCCGCCACAGTTGCAATGTATCTTTTAACCGTAATATCTAAACTATCCCATTTCTTGGATAGCTCTAAGAAAACTTGGTCTAGTCCTTCTTCGCCAGTAAAGAATTTTGTCATATCAATTCCAGCAGACCGTAAAGCCTTTTGAATTTTATTTACGTTGACTTCTTCACCATTTTCATCTGTGCCAGCAATCTCTCCTTTTGAATAAAGGGATTTGACTTCTGAAAAACGTGCTATTACGGTACGAAGAGCTGAACCAATAGTTTCTGCACTTTCGCGCGTGCTTTCAATACCTTGTGCCAAGAAAGCCGCCGTTGTTTCAAACTCCATATTGACATTATGCGCAATAGAAGCGGTTTTTGACATAGCAGTAGAAAGCTCTTGAACATCAGATGCTGACATAGCCGCCAACTCTGAATAAACGTCATTTATTCGCTGGGCAGATGTTTTCTCTAACTCCATATTGAATCCACGGAGCGCGCTCGTCATTCATATTGTTCAAAAGTAATTCGTTATTTTACTCTTGGCTCTAAATATGAACTTACATCTTCTGTATAAGGAATACATATAAGTTTTATTCCTTTCTCCTCACAATATTGCTTCTTTATATCATCATGCTTTTGAATTTTATCTGAATAATAAAAACTCTTTTTTTTATAATGTTGTTCGCCTTGATATTCAATCGCAATATTTAGAGCTGGAAGATAAAAATCAAAGGGCAAAGTCATTACGTCTTTACAGTCAGGAAATCTATACTCTCTTATATATTGAATTTGCTTTTTTTCTAAAAACTCTTTTATCTTTTTTTCTCCCAAAGAAATGGTTTTAGAACATTGTGGGCATCCTTTTGTTCTACTTCTCCACAAACAAGTGGGAACAGAAGAAAAAATTTCTCCACATTTTTTACATTTTACATTTATTAAAGTATTATTTCCCTTATATTCAAGTAGTTCAAGCTCTCCATTAAAAATAGCGTCTGTCCTTTCTTGCGCTTGTGCCAGTGATAGCTTATTAGCTATTTTTCTGGGTCTACAAGATGGGCAATTATGAGGATTATTGTTAAAATGATGAATCCATCTTTCAAAAATTGTCCCGCAGTTCAGACATTTTACTTTAATCTTTTCATTTTTTTTATCCACTCTTATAAATTCAATAAGCTCAACTTCTTGAAAATCATCAATATTACGCAAAGCTTTTTGCTCTGATTTTGTCATATTTATTACTCCTTTATATTTCTATAAAGTTCAGACCATATCATTATCCCTTAAGGATATTTTCAGCTTCGATTTACTTAAATCTACACCCATATGGGTTGGTCGTTGAACCTTTTTCTTATAATAAGAAATTTGGCTGCTGATTGTCCAATACTTATCGTTTTTACTACTCTCTTAAAGCCAATTCTTCACAGAATTGTTTAGTAGATAAGTCTCTAAGGAGATTCCAGCAATTCAAAAAATTGTTGCCCTAATATTACTATTAGGCGACGCAATGAAATTTCGCGTCTGTCGCATCCGCTGCGCCCATACCTGCAATACGAGCCATCTTTAGAGTTTCATTAGACAGTTCTACTGAGTGTTGTAAATCTAAGCCCTGCTCTATGAAAAGGGTCGTCGCGTTATAAGTGTCTTTGATTGCTACGCCTAGCTCATTTGCTTGCGCGGTAAACTCTGGAAGTCTCTCCCACATATCTCCAACAGAGAAATCAGAAACTACCGCAATCTCAGTCATTGCACTGTCAAGTTCTTTTACTGTTTCAAAAGCAGAACGAACTGCTCGTTTGAACAATTGAACAGAGTTAGAAATTGAAAAGAAATTCTTTAGTTGATCGGTTAGACGTTGAATATCTTTATCTCGGTCAGTTAGTTCTTGTAAATCTTGTCCTGCGGCTTGAGCGTTTCTTCCTAGAGCCCTAAGCGGTTCGGCTCCTTCAGAACTTGCATTCCGAATATTTTCAAGAACTTGCTGCGCGCGAGCCCCTGCATCGCTAGAAAGAATTGAAAGTTTATTATTTAGTTCATCAATATTATTGATACTGTTGAGGTCAACACCAAGAGATTTCCAATCAATACCACTAATCTTTTCAAGTTCTTGACGTACCCCTTCAAAAGCTTTTGCTTGTTTCTGCGGCTGCGTGTTATTGAAATCACTAAGAGCTTTCTTCGCTTTATCAATTCCATCAGCAATCTTTTTTGCTTCTTCTTCAATTTGTGCAAAACTTGGTTTAACGGCTTTTTCAGCACTTTTCGCCGCTGCTTCTAACTGAGGTAACTGTTCCTTTAGTGCGTTGTATTGCTTTCCAAGAGAAGTTCGTTTATCCGCACTAACTACATTGCCGTCTCCGTCTGTTTTCAGGTACTTAGTTGGATTATTTCCGCCTTTGGCACGCAATTGAGCCTCTAATGAAGCCAGTTCCTTCTGCGCGCTCAATAGCGCATTGGTAGTTTGTTCGCGTAAGTTATCAATAAATTGCGCTCTTTCAGCTTTAGAATTTGTTTTTTCTTGAGCGTTAGCTAAATCTTTTTGAAGACGTTGCTGCTCCTTTAGCCCCGCTGCTGTAACCGAATTGTATTTCGTTCGCGCGCTAGTCAGTGCATCAATTGCTTTCTTATCATTTTTGAGAAGTGAACTATTCACTCCAGAAGAACTTGCAAGACGAGACAACTTATCATAAAGTCTATCAATAGCATCGGTGCTTTTCTCAACTTTTTTTACATCGACAAAATCTACTTTATTACCATCTGTCATGCCTTGAAGCTTTTTTAGCTCACTTGTCAAAGAAGAAAAAGTATCTTCAAATTCGCGATTTAAGCCTTTACCTAGACTTAACTTACTAAGCTCATTTTGAATGGTCCGAATTTTAGAAGATACTTTTTCTATATCGCCATCAAAGGCAATTTGTATTACTCTTTTTTCTGCCATTTCTCCCTCCCACATAAAAATCAGCATTAGCGGAAAACTAATGCTGATATCACTTAGAAGTCACTATCTATATCATTGTTCAAAATATAAAATTCCCCTACATAAGAACTCCCTTTTGAACCCACTGGAACGCCTACTGCCGAGAAATTAGCAACCACCGGTGTAGCTTGTGCGCCCAGCCGAATAGATAAATCAGACATTAGTTTCAACTTTGGAATTTTGAAAAGTCCAGTTACAACTTGCCCGGTTGTATCGTCCTTTACTCTAGTTCTAGCTTCAAGTTCCACGAAGCCAGTCAATAAACGCTTGCCCAATTGAATTTGAGAAGCACCATCCATATAATTATAGGTATATTGCGCTACCACTTCTGTATATGGATTTTCAATTTTTACTCTTTTTCCATCCAATCCAAAAGAAATTTTTTCTCCAGTTTTTTCTTCGTATAAGAAGAGTCTTATTGGAATTTCTTTTAGATTGAACTCTCCATTCTCATCACTTTCTATTTTCTCACTAAACAAGACTGGAATAGGGTCATCTTTCTGAAAGTCCACCAATTTTGAATTCATCAGAAGAGCTAGCTGAGTTTTTGAAAAGACTCCTTGAGAAAATGAAAGAGGAAGTTCTTTTGTTGTTTCCCAATAGACATGTGCGCGATTATCAAAACCACCTCGCGCAGCTACAAAATTTTTTACTTCTTTCAAAGCTCCAATTTGAATTTTATCAAAAGTAGCAAGGACTTCTCCTTTTTCAATTTTTCTATTCCCAATCTCTATAGGATAAGTAGCTTTCAAATAGCATGGCTCTAATTCCTTGAAAGAAAATAAATCTACCATTTTATCCTCCAAAAAAAGAGCGATGGAGGCCAACCTCCACCGCCCTATTTTCTCTATTTAGATTTTAGATATCATACTTGACTAGCTTCATCATTTCGCCGTTCTTTGGACGGAGAACCTTCATCTGCATATCAAAGACAGTGGGATCACCCTCAGCTTCCATCGTTAGAGTAACGTCAGAAAGCATCTTTGCCTTTGGAATTTGAATTTGGAAGAAACTATCGTTACCAGTATCTTCACTGCGGCAGTAAGTGTCGCCAATACATGCATAAGTTCCGGGGAACGTCTCAGCATTGATAACAATTTCAGTGTGGTCTTTGGTAGCAACCTTGTCAGTGATATACACAGCATCAGCACTCCATTCAGAGCTAGAAGAGCCAGTAGCCGTATAATAAACAGCGCTAGTAGAAACAGTATGCTTTTTACCAAGGCCTAGATCTAGCTGAGTAGGAGCGGCGCTAAGGGTGCCAAGCTTAGTTAGGTTCCAAGTACGAAGCACAGAACCACTAGAAGGAGCAGAAGCACCATCAGCATCACCAAACATAATTGCCATAGATTTAGCAGAGAAAAGAGCATCCTGAAGGTTTAGGGTGATTTCACGACCAAAGTCCCACATAACCAATTCACTATTGCCCTTGCCGCCACGAGCAGAAGTGCTATCAGCTGTTTGCTCTACGGTTGAAATTTTTAGAGTATCCAGATATAGCGCAGGGGCGCCAATAGAACCGTCGTCATTGATATTATATAAAGTGAAGTCACAAACTTCCTTGATACCGTAACGGCTTAGAATATCAGCCATTTTATAGCCTCCTATAAAAATTTATTCATCCATATCAATGTTTCTAACCCAATATTTGGGTTTTACTTTTTTAGCATCAGCGCCAGCAAGTAAGCTATCAACATCAAGTTGATATTTTTCCTTTTCTTGATAATAACGTATCAAAATTGGAACTGAAGCATAACTCAACTCTCCAAGAGAAAGTGGATTTAGTCCAAAACCCATACAACAAAGTGAAGCCAATGATGAACCTAATTGGAGACCTTTTCCTGATTTTGCCTTCACTCTATCACGATAACGAGCTTTGGCCTTCATCCTTTTTAGACGCGGATCCTCATTTGGATTGGGAGGATCAATTTTCTTTTCACCAAGCATCGCGCGCACTTCATTCTGAAAATTGAAAAAATTAGAATCATCAATAATTTTCAAATCATCAATTTTTTCAATTTTTTTCAAAACTTTTTCAATGTCCCCAATAATAATTTTTTTCTGCTCATAAAGAAGCGTTATGGGTTCATGAATAAAAAAGAAAAAGGCGTCATTGGTCAGTTGCCGCATTTCTTCACTATTATAAGCATTAGTAAATAATGTTTCAAAAGGCGACAACATATTGGCTAAATCTAACCCTTTTTCAGTGAATTCATCCTCTATCTCCTCTTGAGACAAAGTAAGAATTCTTTTATATAAAGGGAATTTATCATTCCCAATTACATCTTTTATCTTGGGCGGATATATTTTACAGAGATTATCAAAATTTTTAGGGAAGCCAAGAAAAACTCTTTCATCAATCATATAGTGAAAAAGAATATGTCATTTCGTAACAGGAAATTTCATCTGTAAAGAAATTAGCAGCAAAATCTCCACCATGAACTCGACCGAGGCCATCAATATTCTTCCCGTTCAAAGAATTCTGAATTTCTCCCATTATACAAAATGGTCGAAGATTTTCATCTTTGATAATCCATTGAGTCATAGGAACAAAAACTTCAATAGCAACAGATAAATCTTCAATTTGATTATTAGCGTCATTTTGATGTCCATTCACCACTCGGATAGAAATCAAACTTTTTGCAGTTTCTTTCGGTCCCACACGAGGAACGATTTTTATCAATTTATTGAAAATTTCTTCCTGTATCTGTTTCTTTGATAAGTCCTGATTTGCTAAAGGGTCTTTATCTGTATAATAAAGATATTTGAGAAGATTTTGATTTGATTGGAGTCTAGTAACAATTTTTTGAAGATAAGGCCCAATTTCTCTTAGATTTCTAATCATTCATTTCCCCTCCATTCAGCCAAAAGAAATCCTTATCCGTATCATTCTCTTGCTTCTTAGGCGCGGGTGTCAAATCAAATTCATAAACTGGGTCAATTGTTACATATTCAACTCCTTCACTTGATTGGAAGTCGTATCCTGTTACTCGATAATATTCCTGAAAAGGTTTTTCACCGACGATAAAATAATCGTCTTTTTTTATATATTGATTTCTTGGCATAATGAAGAAACTAGTCTTCAAGTTCTCTGTATAAAGAGTATCCATTCGGCTTCTTGAACGAAGTTCATCTATCAACATATTGTTTTCTTGACCATACATGTAAGCCCAACTATTTTGGGTTGAACCATCTCGCGCGGTCCAGGTCAAATAGTGAGTCATATGAAGCATAATATAACGGTTATATCCACTTGCTTTTATTCGTTCAAGATAATATACCATCCAAGGTTCTTCAATTCCATCTTTATTAGGTATCATAAGAACCGTTCCGTTTGGAATTTTTACTTCAATTTTTGTCAAAAGATAATGAAGAGCTTTTGTCTCATCTTGTTTATAACGTTCAAAGCTACCTTCAACATCGGTGTTATTGTATTTGAAAACTGTATAATAAACAGAACGAGAAAGATATAACTCAAATTGATGTTCGCGCTTCCCTTGAAGTCGTGACTGATAATCATTGCCATAGCGATTCAGTCGCTTATTATAAATATCATAATAGTTCATCAGTCTTCCCCAATAAAGTCATACAACTAAAAATTGTATTACGAAAATATTCATAACGAAGATAACGAAGCGAAGAAATTTTAGCCAGCAAAATATAATAGTTTATCGTGCGTAAATCCTCTGGGAAACCAAGAAGCTCAGTAATAATCGAATCAAGAAATTTTTCCCACTCGCCATTCTTTTCAAATTCACACAATAAACCAAAAAGTTTGCTCTTTAGCTTGTTGATATATCCTTCAGCAAATTCTTTTTTCATGACTGCTCGGCCAACTTACGATAAGCAAAAGGTTTCCGCTTTATAGAACGATAATAAATTGCTTCTAATTGCGCAGCTGTCTTCTGCTCTGTTTTTAGCATTTGGTCAAACTTATCAAGAAGATTCGCTTGAGAAAAGTCTCTTTCCTCGTAAAGAGGTTTTACATTTTCCCAGCAGAGAATGGTTCTATTGAGCCATTCTACTTTCATATAACAAGCTAAAATTTGAATTTCTTCATTATCTAAATCCTCAATGAAACCTTCGTTATTCCATTCAAGAGATTTGCGCGGGAACTTGAAACGAGTGACGGCGCCAGTTAGAAGTGTTTCTAAATCAGCCTCTAATTCTTCCTGTGACCATCCTTGCCACTCATCCTCTAAAATCTTTGACAAAAAAGCTTGATATACTGTTTGTAAAGGAGTCGCCATTTATTAGCCCTCCTTAGCCTGCCTATTTAGTTCAATCGCTTTTAGAATATCCTTTTCACAAGCTTCTTTGATGATTTGTGCTTTTTGAAAATCTCCTAGCTCGTTATAAATAGCATAATCAGATAGCGCAAGCATTTGTTCATATGTGAGCTTTTTGATAAATGCTTTGAACTCATTGATTGGCATAACCGTCATCGCGCGCTTCATTTGAGGCTCTTCTAGTGGAATTAGATTGACTGGCTCTGTAGCATCTTCTGGTTCAAGCCCCAGGTCTTTCTTTACTTGAAGGTCATCAATATAAAGCATTCCGCTTTCTATCATATAACGGAAGCCATAATCATACATCATCTCTTGCAAAAGCTCACTATCCACTGTAAAAGATGAGCCGCGCGCAATTAGTTCACGACGGAAATTCAAGTCTGGAATTTTTACCAAAATTGAACCAGAATACTTACTAATAATTTTTACCTTAGACATTATGAATACTCCTTTTACTCCAAAATTTAGAAAAAGATGGAGGAGGAGCTACCTCCCCCATCCATTATATATCGTAGGGATTTATCAAAGATTGACGTATGGATTCTCGTAAGTTTGCTCAATACCAGTATTTCTATAAATACCCCAGTTATGATGAGCAAGAATAGCACAGCCCACCTTCTGCTCAGCATAAATCTCGGTAGAACCATCACGGTTCTGATAGTCACGAATTATAGAGTCACCTTCGAGTCCAACCTTGACAACCTTCTCACCGCCAGCGGGAAGAACATAAGCAATCTGTGGGTCAATCCAGGTCTTCTCATTGCTCTCGTCAATAAAGGACTGACGAATTGGAACAACTGGGCAACCGCGGAAGATGTTGATGTAACCAGTATTATGAATAGCATCAATATCTTGAGGATGATAAATGCCATTGGTGATATTGGCAATACCAGAAACAATGGCGTCAGCACCCATCGCACCAATGAACTCAGGAGGAGCAAAAATAGCAACTCCATTGCCATACGCACGAACAACATTTACTAGCTTGACCATCTTCTCAGCATCCCAAGAAGAAACGTCAACCTTATTAGCGGCAGGACGAGCAGAGGAATTGATAGCTGCACGGAGGGCTTTATAAACCTCATAATAAATAGCGTCAGTTAGACCCTCATTTAGAATATCCATACACTCGGCTAGAGACTCCGCGCGGTCAGCAACACGTTGTAGGTCAACAGAGACACCGCCACCAACATTATGCATATTGAGTGTAAAGGTGTCAGAATCAAGACGGAAAGTCTCATAAACACCATTGATAGCAGCCTGAGTTAGGAATTTCTTAGCGCGTAGCTTGCCCTTACGGACCTTGAACATAACCTTCTCGCCATTCTTCGTGGTTTGGACATCAGCAAAAGCGCCAATGGCATCAATAACCTTTGCAGGACGAATTTCATTATAGGCCTTCATGACAATTTCATAAATGTCATAACGATTCTTCATAAACTGATTATAGGAGCCCATTAGCTCGCTAAGACCATCAGCAAAAGCGGCCTGCATATCAACTTCCTTATTTGCATAAGTGGCAGGCACAGTACCCTTTACGGCGTGAAGGGCAATTTCTTGTAGTTCAGCAATAGTCATTTTATTACCCTCCTATTACACATCTAAAACTTGTAGCTTTACGCCCTTCTGACCGTCGGGCATAGTGCCATACTCAACAACCTTTAGCTTTAGACCAACGGTAGGAGCAGTGGCAGTCAAACAAACAGCACCAGTAGCATCAGCCTTACCATAAACAGCAGCAGTCTTATATGCCTTTAGAGCAGTAATAAGAGCCTCTTCATTGGTATATTCTGTGTCAGAATAGCAAATAGTGTTAGTATGCCACTTATCGCCAACGGCTGGATAACCTAGACGAGGTAGGAAGTCATCAGAGCCATTTAGCTTGAAATTCTTTAGACCAGGCATTCTCTCGTCATACATATGCTCAGTAGAATAAACCAGAGCGAGAGGAAGAGAATTGTCAGTAGCAAACTTTACAGTGCGGTTAGCCTCGTCAACAGCAAGAATCATACCATTCTCAACTGGAACAGAAGCAAAATCGGTAGCATCGGGCGCGCACTGAGCCACGATACGTCCATCACGACGGAAGGCAACGTTGTTTAGCTCAACCTGGCCATAACCGTCGATTACTAATCTCTTAGTAGCCATTTTTAATCCTCCAAAAATTTATTACTTTACATAACGAGCAAGAATCTCGTCGATGCCATTCTTCTGGACATCTTTGCGTAAATAACCATTATCCTTTTTCTCATAGAAAGAGAAATTTGTTTTCTTCAGTTCATAAGCTAATTCTTTATCTAGGTCAGCGACAGAATATTCTGCTGCCTTCTCACGATAAGTATCAAGAATTTCTTCAGAAAGCTTGTCCTGATACTCTGTGAAAACCGCATTCTTCTGTTCTGCTTCGATGGATAGCTTATACTGTTTTAGTCCTTCATTTTCAGCAGTTAGACTTTCAACTTTTTGATGTTCAAGTTCATAATTTGACTGAATTGCAGACTTCTCTGTATTCAAAGTTGCGATATTATTTTCTAACTCGGTAACTTTGAGTTCAAAACCAGAAATTTTTTCAGCATTTGAATCAGCATTGACTAGATTTTCACTGACTAATTCATAAGTGTCACCATTTAGCTGACGAAGTGTATCAATCGTCGCTTTTTCCTTTTCGGTAACATCAACAATAAAAACGCGAACTTTCTCTCCAAGAACTATGCTATCGGTTTCATCATTCTTAGTATAATAAACACGTTCATACTGTGCAAGTTCGTAATTATAAGTCAAAGCATAATCATCAAAAATATCACAAATAGCGTAATTGATAGTCCAATTGCCTTCTTCATTGTAATTTGGATTTAGAAGATTCCAAATAGCATCATGCTTCTGACTATCAGAAAGTTTGAAATTTATCTGAGGCATTTCTTTTTGTCCTCCTTTGGAATATGTCATTTCAATCTCTTGAATTTTCTTTACAACTTCTTCAATATTTTCCTGTAATTGGAAAAAAGCCGCGCCTTCAAAACATGGTTCAACATCTTTCCCTAGGACTTGAAGTCCTAAGAAACATCCTTCGTCAAAAACAATATATTGTTGACCATGAATAATTTCTCTGTGGTATTGTAAGGAAGGTTCATAAAGTTCCATTGATTGTGCTTTACCAATAATATCACTGGCTTCTTTATAAAGTGCAGTAAAAATCAGGACATCAACACAAGCATATGTGCGCACAACCCCATCCTCATCTTCATGTTCTTCCCATTGAAGATGTGGATTTTCTGGCACAATACCATAAATTCGTCCTTCAGAACGCCGCGCGCCATGGTCAGTAAAATCATCATATTCATAAATACCTTTGACTGGCGCGTAAGCTATTGTTGACAGAAGTTTCTCAGAAAACTCATCCGTTATATAAGTGCCATTGCGGTTGCCGTATTTATAAAAAATACGGCACCGTCCTTTTGAAAGCACGTCATTATACTTTTCTAATTTCCCATAAACGGAGACAGGAAACTCGAAATTATTCATCGGTCTTCACGCCTCCTTGCTTATTGATTGATTCTTCTTTCTGAATCGTTGAAGGAGCTTTTTGTTCTGTCGTCTTTGTGGGACGTCCAGGGTCATTTCCAGATGACTCAGTATAAGAAGAAGCAAGAGGAATTAGTTTATCACGAAGACCTAGCGCTTCATTTTCTAATTCCTTTATTCCAAGAAGTTCTCTTTGTCCAACACCAATCGCGATAGATGGCAATAGATAGCTATATCCAGCTTGCGCGAGCTTCATGGAATCAGTAATAAATTCAGATTGATTGTAATAAGTAATTGGCAGAATGGTATATTTGAAAGAGATATTCGTATTTCCAAAAAGTCCATTCACTAAATCGGTAACAAAGCGGGCAATTTTATTCATAAGTATCATCATAAAGGACATATCATTACGAATAGAATTGTCAAGAGCTTGTGCTCCCGTTGGTGAGAATAATTGCGCACTGACACTAGCTTCAGCATATACATTTTGAAGCATCTTTTCCAAATTATTAGAAACTGCATCTGAAGATGTTTTAGAAACAATTGAATCAACATCAGCATATGTAGTCAATACTGAGACATTCTTATTCCCAGCCATCATCTCGACCGTGCCAGCGTGCATTTCAACCGCTTCCTCCGGTTCAAATAGAAGTGAACCATCTTGAAGATGAGGGATTTTTTGAATTAGAATTTTTCTAATTTCGTCCAAATCTCTTTCTCTCTCGGTATCTACTGCTTCGTCATATTGAATTGTTGCGGGAATTGTAGAAAGAAAGAGTGGGGCACCATCCTCGATAAAAGAGAAGCAAACTCCTAACTCTGAAGGCACCTTTACCCACGAGCAAGTTTCCCTACCTTTTGCATATCGACGATAATATTTACTAATTACTGGTGGGAAAAGAGATAATTCTTCTTCTCTCTCTTCTTTATCAGTAATTTGAGAGAAATAAGTAACATCAAATTCAATTATATCTCTGCCATATATATCCTTATAGCATGAACGAGCGAACTGCGCAGGCAAATCAAGAAGAACCAAATCATTCTTATCAAGCCTTTGAATGACGCCATAATAGCATCCGTCAATAAGTGCGCGCAATGCCACTTTTGTCTCGAATTCCTCCAGATGAAGCTTGTCTATATAATTCAAAGCATTATAATAACGTTTTTGAATGTGGTCGGCGGAGAGTTGTTTACCATACGCCGGGACTGGCGCCAGCAATCCGGCCCCTTTCATCAAAGTAGCATAATACAAAAGAATTCTCTTATAAAGCCCATCCAGCGAAAAATAATTTCGAGATAAAATTCGTTGTTCTGCTAAAGAACCAGAACTAATAATTTCATCTATCTCCTTCAAGGAATATTTGCGCAATCTTCGAGAAGCTCGCGCGCCAGATAGATAATCATAGTCTCCATAGGCCTCTCGGCTTTTGGCTACCATTTGTTCTCGCGCGCGGGAAAAGGAGGAAATATCGCGCGCGGTTTTTACTTTGTTTTGTTGATTTTCCAATTAGGTTCCTCCTGTAAAGAATACGAGTTTTCGTTTATTGAGACTTCGTTTCCTTTGTCGTTTTTGTTCTTCTTCCTCTATTTCTTTGATGCGCCAAAGGCCATAAGCAAATGAATAGTATTTATCATCTGGGAACCGAGTATTGATTGGTTCAAGGACGATATCATTGCCCGTTTGCTTTGCACGAAGATTCCCCATTTCATTGAAAAGTTTTGTGGTATTTTCATGTGGGATAAGGCGTTCTGCACGTTCTTTCATAGACATCTTCTGACCTTTTTTTGTGGCAAGAAGTGAAGCGCGCGCCTCTTGTTCAGAAATCAAGAAACGAACAAGGCCACTATTTAGACGAGCATAAGCGTTGCCATTGATTTTTGATTTCAATGGGCCATTTGCTTTCATTGAGTATAGAATTGGAATACAATTTTTTGGTTGAATTTTTTTATAATCATCATTATTGAAGAAGCCGTAAGCAGGAAGTTCACGCCCTCGGCCATCAATATGAGTTTTTATCATTTCGTCGGCTATTCCCAGACCTACTTTTATTTTCCATACGTTTCGCAAGCGTATGCGTTCTCTTATGAACTGCTACATATCTCTATGTAGAGAAGACCATATCTTTACTTTACAAAAAAGTATCCCCCGTTTCAGGGCGCTGCCCCTACATCTTGCGATTGGTCGTTGAGCGTTTCGCGCGAACGCGACTTCGTTGCTGATTGCCTCAAAAGAGGTTTCCCAGCAGTTAGAGGGATTTTGAATGACCTAAGTTCTACTAAGCCATTAGTGTCAATAAGGACTTCGCGCGGATTATATCTCTCAATTAGGAGTTTTATATCAATTGCCTGTTGAGAGAAAGTTTTAGTTTCTGCTTGACGCCCTAGAACATAGATATTTACTACTGTTGAATAGTATTTGCCATTTACTTTATTGACTCGAAATACTGTTGCTACTGTACTATCGTGAATTCTACCAATATCTATCGACAGTAAGTAGAAAACATTTGGATCGTCTTTATATTTTTGATGCCACTCTGGATTTTTTTTCTTTCTGTATTTAGAAAGTTTCTCAAAATCATACCAAGCTTCACTGCTTCCGCCTTCCCAAATTCCTAAAAACTCTGCTGCGAAAGTAGCTTCATTGTAAGAGGATGAGAATTTTTGACGTTCGACGAAAGCTTTGTCTACCAGTCCATGCATTGCGGGCAATCTATAATCAAGTCCCATCACAAAAGCGTGCGCCGGGTCAATTATAGCCTGTATCATTGTCTCACAAAGTAACGCGTAAGCATAAGACGATTTAGTGCCCGCAGAAGTACCACTAATCATTTGCTGATTTACAGCTTCATATGGATTTACAAGGCCAAGCGCATTACGACGGGAAACATTCAATTGAGGAATAATAATTTCACTAACTGCGTCTTCGTCAGCATCACGGGTCTCGTCGAGGAAGATTGAGTGGCGTCTTAATCCTCTAGACGAATCCGTGGCGCCCTCGACCGTAAATAGCGAACCGTTTTTGAAATAGGCTTCGCCCACGTCTTTTGACAAGTTGATGTGAGGTTTACCCATAAAAATTTCGAGTTCTTTTTCAAGAAGCGGCCAAATCTTTAGTATCTCAGCTATCTTTTCTTTGAAGATTTTTCATTTTGTTGGCTTATGCTTTCACATAAGATTAGACTATATCTTTTACCATAAAGGTAAAAATACCATTTCAATTATCTTACTCCCGAAGGATAGTCGTTGAACTTTCTAAAAAAGTGCTAATATGTCCAAGTTCTGTATAAGGAACTCTAATCAATGTAATATCGTTGTTTTTACACCATTCTTCTTTTTGTTTATCTCTATCTTTTACTTTTTCTAATTGCCTTTCTCCTCCAAAATATGGAACTGGCTCTGTATGTTGTATTCCATCATATTCTATTATAATTTTTTTCTCTGGCAGGTAGAAATCAAAAAAATGATTTTTATTATTTATTTTTTGAAAGTATTGATAAATAAAAATAATTTTATGATTTTGAAGCCATTCTAAAATTTCTTTTTCGCCTTTTGTCATTTTTTTGTTACATTTTGGACATCCACTATCCAAAAGGCGCTCTGCATTTTTAGAAAATATAAATCCACAACGATGTCTTACTAAAACTTTACTTTTTCTAATTCCTTGCCACTCTTGTGGCTTTTCAAGTATTTCAAAAGAATTAGGAAATTTTTCTTCAAGTATTTTTTGAAATTTATCAAAACTAAACTGATATCCATTTTTTGCGCAATACGGGCAATTTTGATTTATTCGAGCCTTTTCATATTGCCTTTCAAAAATTGTTGAGCATTTTCGACATTTACAGCGAACAATTTCATTATATTTCTCTGGGATACCTATTACGTCTATTTCCTGTAATTCAAAATCTTGTATCATTTTTTCTTTATTCTGTAAAAAATCTATTCTAGGATTGCAACTCTGGCAAGAACTTTTCTTATTTTTATCATAAAAATTTTGAAATTGACTATATCTATAAATTTTTCCGCATCTATTACATTTATAGCTTCCAGGGTATTCAGCTCCTTGAAATTCTAATATAGTAATATCCCATCCTTTTTCTTTTGCATACTGTTCAGCTTTTTCTTTCCCCGCTTTTGCTTTCTGTAATCTTTGTGGATAACATTTTTTGCATAAAGTTGTTCTTTTTAGCAATCCATCCGCTCTTTTTTGATAAATTCCATTACATTTTTTACATTGATAAACTGTATAATTCTTTACACCCGTAAACGAAATCAATTTTACAGGTGTAATCTTATTTAGTTCTTTTTCAAAACTTTCAAAACTATACATATTAGCCTCCTTAGCTTAGCTGCTGATTACCCATTACTCAGCTCGTAGGCTTTCGCCATAAGCTATTTCAAAACTTGTTTCTGCTTTCGCTCCAAATAAAACAAGAGGAATTCTATCTGGCATTTGAATTTTAGGGCTTCCCAGCAATTAGATATTTGATTTATCTCCTTTTTACAAAGAAGAGGCGCAAAATCTTACGCCCTGTGTTTTGACTGGCGCAATGAGTGAACATTTGTGACCAGGGATGAAAACGCATTGTAAGAACATTCCTAGAACAGAAAGAAAAGATTTAGAGGCTGCGCGCGTTGCTGTTATATAAACTTGATTATAACGCATCAGAGACCTCAAGAAGCATCGCTGATACGGAAATAGGTCAAACTGGCTATTTTCTGGTTGGATTGTGTCTAAGTAGATGTCAGGGTATACGGTATAAAGTTGCGTCAAATCCGCAAAAAACTTTTCATTACGCAATAAAAAGTCTTCAGTAACTTCAACACCTTTTTCAAGTAAAATGCCATCTCGATAGATACGATTATCTTGGAGAAAAGGAGAAGTGGGCGGGCGCAATTGAATTACATTACTCATATGCCCATCTCTCCTTCTGTTTCAAAGTCTTCACTATCCTCATCTTTGAAAACTTCTGCTTCGTAGAGGTCTGCGTCGAAATCTTTTTGCTCTGTCTCATAGAAGTTTTCGCTTTCTTGGACATTTTTGAGAGCTTGGAGGCGCGCGGTAATTTCTTCACTTAGACTACTTTCATTTACATAGAGACGCTGGTTCCAAGCTTGAATATTTTTGATAGTCTCATCGATAACATCACGTGTCGCGCCATCGTAGAATTTATTTTGATTTCCGCGCTTTTCAAGCCAAAGTGCCAATTCACCAAAACTATCAAAGTCACGCGCGTTCTTTATATTTTTAGGTGTGAACTCAGCGGTTTTGACTAGCTTGTCATAGGTTGCCATGAATTTATCGACGTCTTTATCTCCAGCGCGGATGCGACTATCAATCTCATACGAAACTTTACAAAGTTTTTGAGCTTGGTCAATTTGAAGCGCGCCGACTACATTTTGAGACATCAAAAGTCCTTGATAAAGGTTCTCAAGATAATCGAGAGCTTCTTCATCATAGTTCGCGCCCCACCTCGCGCGCAGCTCATCGAAATGCTTCTCCTTCAAAAGTGGAATCTCTTCTTCTACTAGACCGACTGCCTTTAGCTCTTGATATTGCTTGAAATAAGAGTCCCACCCAAGGCCCTCATAGTCTTGCGAAGCAAAAACTTTGGAGTAAGCTGCCCACACGCTGTCAGGAGAATTGAGTTCGCGCAATCTCTCCCATTCTTTTACAATAAAGGGAATATCGGCCCATTGACACAACTTATCAATAAAGCCCCAATCAAAGTCGTGTTCGCGCAACATCGAAGTAATGCATGAATTACAAAGTGGAAGATGGTGGTCGGGATAGAATTCGCTGTGAGTGAAAGCGAAATCCTCTTCTGGTTGTTCTACCTGACATCGCGCGCACCGTTTTGAGAGAAACGAACGCTTAGGGCGAGGAATTTGAGGAATTACTGGCATTTGGAGGCCGCCTCCTCTTCAAGGGCCGCGCGCATTTCTTTATTGTCTTTTTCTACGCGGCGCAGCACTTTTATAAGTTCTCGTTTTTGCTTCCGCCCCATTTCCCCGAAAGCAACAACCGTATCAATAAAGACATCCTCAAAAGGACGGTGATCGCGCGCTTCCGTAGTTAGTGGAACATTGAGAAGATTGGTAAGCCCCAAAAACTCCTCTACTTCCAGTGACGCCGCGCGTGCGACAAACTCGTTTACTAAATCTAGTTTCAATTTTTCCTCCTTTCACGCAACGCTTTTTCGCAAGCTTTACAACGGGGTGAAAAGCCATCTGAAGATTTTGCTTTGCGCATAAAGTAATCTGGAGTCCTAAGTAGCGTGCGCGCGCAGTCCTTACACGTTTTGAAGTTTTCGGGGAAAAATAACTCCGAAGTAACTTGGTAGTGCGCGGACGCCGCTGCGGCTATTTTTGGCAATATCTTTTGGCGGTAAAGAGTTGAAATATAATTTTCGCCATAGGATTTGCCATATTTTGATGCTATCTTCTCTACAATTTTAGTGTTGGTTTCGTGTGCGACCTTCGCGCGCAATATGTCGAGGTAGAGAGGTGAAAGTCGTGCAAGTTTTTGGTAATAGGTAAAAGTGGAAAAAAGGGCTTGAAGGCCTTCATCAGAGTTTTGGTCGGGCAAAAGCTCGGAGTAAAGAGAGATAAAAGAAGCGAGGTGCGCGGGGTCACGGAAATCAAATGAGTTCGGCGCATTTGAAGGTTCGCGCCAGATAGTTTTGGAGAGAAGCTTTTCTTCGTCTGGGGTTAGAGTGCCGGGAGTTGGAAACTCACCGGAGGAAGGGAAAATTTTTGGAGCCAGTTGAATTGGGAGGTTTCCGAGTGGAAGAATGGGGATATCTGCGTTTAGGAGTGGAGGAGGCGCTGGGTCCTGGACGATAGTTGGGGTGTGGCGTTGGACTAGAGGAGTTGTGTATGTGTCACGCCATGGGTATTGTTCAGAGCGTTTTTCAACTAGAAGTTTTCGCTTCTTCAAGTAAGCGTATTCGGTTAGGGACTGAGCGTGCGCACGGATTTCTTCGACTTCCGCCGGAGTAAAACGTTCGAGGAGTTGACTGCGAGGAGGTTTCGTCGTTTTTCCGATGAAGTTTTCGTAGAAGCGGGTTTCGAGGTCGAGCGTATCAATTTCGCGCCAAAGGTCTTCAAGGTGCGCGAGCACATAGGGAGAAGCGAGAGAGCGAGCTTCTTCACGAGAAAAGACTCGACGCGTTTTCTGAGTTTTTGGAGCGACGTAAGGAGAAGCGAGACGCGCTTCGAGGAAAGTAGGGTTTTCCCGTAACTCGTCAAGAGACTCGACTTTTTTTTCTTTCTTTTTCCAATAGGTTTCTAATTCGATGGCTTCATCAGAATTCTTATCTCCCCATAGAACATAGTCGGCCATTAGCTCTAGTTCGGATGAAGTTGGCGTAAACGCCAGAGAGTCTAGGTATTTTGTTAGGAAGACTTGACGTTCTTCTGCTGTAGGCAAAGAGAAGTCTAGTTGAAGGCGGTTTCGTTTAGGCATTTCTATTTTCTCCTTTGCGCCCAAAACTTGATTTTGGGTGCATTTTTCGTTCCTTTCTAATTTAGATTATACGTGAATTTGGGGGCAAAATCAAATTTCCTAGATGGCGAAGCCAGTTTCTAATTTCAGTGAGAAAAGTTGCGAGGCCCCGAAATGTAACGCGTCATAGAAAAAGTAAAATTACTAAATGTACCCCGGTCTATATTTTGTCATATCAAACGACAAAACCTCCCCCGTTATACGTCATTCTTCGGTTCGTCATTCTGCACAAGAGCCTACTATATAACATGACTTCAGTTTGTTGAAATTGACGGAATGTTATGCGACAAACTAGTGAAAAAAGTTGTTGACAATCTTAGACGCCTATGGTAAAATATGAGCGTAAACAAAAACAAAACATCGACAGCGGGACAGACCGCGGAAAGGAAACTAAAATGACAATTGAAAAGTATGGTTACGCCGACAGTGATTGCGGCCGCAATGGTAAGGCTTTCGAATGTCTCTGCAAAGAAAGATTGCATATGCAGTCTAAAGTGGCAGCGCCCGGCCGTACGGATATGCGCCGCGCGGCGCAATGCTATGAGATTAAAACCGGAGCAGGCGAGCTTGGCAAGTTAGGTGACAAGCTGGTCAAGGGGTCGCGTTATGTGATTTATTGTCCTGTCATCAATCCTGACAAAGAATTGACGGAACAAAGAGCCTATGTTATGTTACGTAGCACTTTCCTTGAAGTGATTGCAGAGGCTGGGCTCCTCCGTGAAAAGACTTCTACCAACGGGGAGCGTAAAGTGACAATTCAAACGTTTTGGAACAATAAGCTGAACGCGCCGCACGGCAAGAAGTATTTCAAGTTACTTGACATTCTGGAGTTTTCTGTATCTGCGGGGCGGGCAATGCCGTTTTCCGATTGGCTGGACAATGGGTGGGCGCTCTAAGCGCCCAGCCCGTAAAATGAAAGGAGCTATAAGAAAAAGTCGCATCAGGCGACATCGTAACCATAGATGAAAATGGGAATGACATTGGCGGATGGCGCAACCTAAGCTGGATTGCGTAAACTAAAATGACATGACGCTGAGCTATCGGCATAACGGGCAGAAAGGAATATAAAATGAAAAAAACTATTACCTTAGCTGACTTCTGCGACTATATCGCGTATGCTTACCCTGAATACGTTTATGACGATGAAACTGGCGCTGAATGGGTGTATGACAATTCTAATTATGAGAATGACGGCTGCGGCCTCTATATCAACTCAGCAACAGGGGAAGTCCTATTTCCCGATGAGATTGAAAGATGGTATGTTAAGGGACTTGAGTTGACAAGAGACCATGAAATCATCGTTTATGTAGGAAAAGACGCGTAAAGCGTCTTTTCTTTTATCAATTGATGTCACTTTACATGGCATCACCCGGTCACGTCTAAAAGCAATGTAGTATGACTTTTAGACGTGGCTCGTCTAAGTCATCTTATGTTACTTTTATTCATTTTTAGACGGAGTTCGTCTAACTATTAGACGCCATTCTGTCATGTTATAGAACTTGACTTTTCGCTATTATGTGATATAATATAGGCAAGGATGGCGGAAAATGAATATTTGCCCGAAGTTTATTAGAATGACGCATAACATAGAAGGAGTAATATATCATGATAGTTTTGGTAGAACATGACAACGGCATCAGGGGCCAGCATGGTAATAGCGAAGATAACATTGCTACTTTGGATGAGCTGCCTTCTCTCATCCAAAGCTACATACAAGCTGGAAGCTGCGTTTATAAGCTGACAATTTTGCCAAATCTAGAAGGAAAGAGCTAGACTTGAACCAGCTCTAATTTCTTAGACGTAATTCGTCTAAAAAAAATTCTTGACTTTTTCAAAAAATTTTGATATAATATAACCAAAGAAAGGAGAAAAAATGTATACTTACTTTATTCAGAATTTGGAAACCTTTGAATGCTCAATGATTTTTGGGCTAACTTTTGTGGATGCAATGCGACGCGCTAATCTTTGTATTGGAGAGTGGATTTGTTATGCGCAAGTCTATGAAGACTAAAAAATTTTTTGGAAATTTCTTTGGTGTAATTGGAATCCTTGTAATTCTTTGGCTTATTTTTTCTTATTTCAATGTGATTTTCGCGCGGCCATTCCTCGCAGATTGGAATATCTTCAAAATTTTTGAAGGGTGTTTTTGAAATGAAGATTGAAAATATTACTATCAAAAGACGGCAGATTTCTTTTTCAGACAAAGAATTTGCTGATATCAATAACGCGCGGCGTTGGTTGAGAAATGCGTTGCAAATTACACAGGACAAAGAATTACAAAGAGCCGTTGATGAATTAGAAAATGTTTTGAACAATATCGAAATTCAAGACAATGGCAAATACTACGTTTTTAGCGAAGAAATTTGGAGAGATGACGCATAACGCGTCATTTCTCTTCCAGAAAATTTTAGACGTTTATCGTCTAAATAAAATCCTTGGCAAAATCAAAATTCTATGATATAATACAAGTACCAAAATGAAAGGGGAATAAAAATGACTACTATTACAAAATATGTTTGCGACATCTGCGGGGAAGTTTTTGATAATGAAGAAGAATGCGCAAAGCACGAAATTTTGGAAAAGATTGGCAAATATTCTAACGACGTAATTTTTTTTGGACAGAATAAGAAAGTTATTCCTTTTGATGACGTAATTTCTCGTCCCGCAGGAATTTGGGGGATTTATATTGAAGATGAAAGCGCGATCCCTCTTATTGATGAAATTTTTGACCACTATGGAGTTATTTCCCCATGGAGTAGTTTCGGCGGTTGTAATCGAAAAACGACAGGGCTTTACCTCTATGATGAAAACAATGATCGTTGGTATCTTCCTGCTGATAAAATTGAAGAATTGAAAAAAGAAATGAAGGCTTATGGAGTTGACGCGTAATGCGTCAACTCTTTTTCTACATCAATTTAGACGTTTTCCGTCTAAAAGTTTTTCTTGATTTTTTCAGAAAATATAGTATAATATAGATAGTTAGAGGAAAAAATTTCAGAAAAATTTTACAAAAATAATTTCCAGAAATTTTGAAATTCCTCTTGACAAGCCGTGTGAAACGTGCTATAATAATTACGTAATCAAGAGAAGATGGTTGTGGGTGGGTTAGGAAAATCTTCTTTATTGATACTATTTCCTTCTGATGGTTGGAGAAAATAGTGCCTCCTTTCTTTTGTGTTTTTGTTTTGTTTACATTGAAATGCGCGGGCAACCATCACCGCGCGTTTCTTCTAGTGGGAAATTAGACGTGGTTCGTCTAATAAAAAGTTCTTGACTTTTTCAGAAAATATGATATAATATAATTACCAAATGAAAGAAAAGGAGATTCTAAAAATGAATTACAATGAACTTGAAAAAATGTATGGTTGCATTCCTGAAAAGACCGAAATGGACAAACTTATTGGCTACTTGAAGATTTGCCCACCGGAAAAGTATACTTATTCTATTGTAAAATTTTGCGGACGTCCACAAGTTATTTTTATGGACGCTTGCACGGGCGAACGGGTAGCGGATTGCGTCTGTCATTACGCAAGTTATGGACATAGGCAAGGACTGATTGAAGCACTGGGCGCACCACTTGTCAATAAAGAAGAAGTTGGAGACGACGTCGAAGGTTGTTTAACTGCAATTGATATTATGGCAAGAATTTGTGAATTGTCTCCGGATGATATCCGGGAAATCGTAGGAGAGGACGCGTAAAGCGTCCCTCTTTTTAGTTAGACGAAAAACGTCTAAAAAAAGTTCTTGACAAAAGAAAATTCCTATGATATAATACAAGTACCAAATGAAAGAAAGGAAGTTTCAAAATGGGATATGTAATCAACTTTAAACAACATTAGAACAAATTCTATGATATGACTGAATTGATTTTTGATTGAAAAAGGAGAGAAAGAAAAAATGAAGATTTATATGGTTGGTCAGTACCAGTTTGATGGAAGTGAACCATCTTATCGTTGCTTCTACGAAGAGGCTGACGCTAAGAGATGCGCGCGCGAACTGATTGAGGAGAGCGAAGATGATGATGAAGAAGCTATGGAAGTAACATGGAACGATTTCCTTGACCGATGGGATTGTTGGGTCTGCTTTATGGAAGTATTGGAAGTAGAGTAATCTTATTGATTGAGTACATAGACATCCAAATTCAGAATTCGGAATTGTTACCATTCAAGATAACGCAACTGATTTTATGGCCAGCGAAGGAGATGACACTTAATGTGTCATCTCTTTTTATTAGACGTCCATCGTCTAAACATTTCTCGCGCAAAGTCATCTTATATGATAAAATTTCTAAAAATTCTTCTTGACAACAAGACTCTTTTGTGCTATAATTAAGGTACAAAAAGGAAAGGAAAAGATAATTATGACAAAGCATTATCTGTTTAAAGATTCCGCAACTGGTGAAGAATTCATTATTGGAGCTAATTGTGTAACTGATGCCAACATAATCGCAAGTGAGTATTTTGAAGAGCCACACTTTGTATGCCGGTTGACCGAATTTGAGGCTGAAACAAGCGGCCTAGATGAGTACTAAGCGAAGAAATACAAGAAAGAGGGAATTTCCCTCTTTTTTTATTAGACGTTAGTCGTCTAAAGCTTTCTAAACTAATGTCATCTTATATGACAAAATTTCTAAAATTCTTCTTGACAAAAAAAGAAAACTATGATATAATTTAGATACAAAAAGAAAGGAGTTTTTGAAATGGAAAAAATTATTAGTTTGGATATGGACGGCACAATTGTCGATTTCTACGGCGTTGAAAATTGGCTTCCGAAAATTCGCGCGCATGACGCAAGCCCATACAGAGACGCGCGCGCACTTCTCAATCTTTCAAGACTTGCGCGACGTTTGAACGCAGTTCAGCGCAATGGGTGGAAAATTCGTGTCGTATCATGGGGAAGCAAAGACAGCGACGAAAAATTTCTTGATGAAGTTCGCCGCGCAAAAATTGAATGGCTTTCGCGCCATTTGAAAAGCGTTCATTTTGATGAAATTTGTATTGTTCATTACGGTACACCAAAAAGTGAAGTTGGCACGTTACGCGGCGGTTTTCTTTTTGATGATGAAAAGCCAAATCGGGAAGAATGGACACGCGCGGGAATGACGGCATATGACGCGACAGAAATTTTTGACTTCCTTCATTCGATTAGGTGATGCGTAAAGCGTCACCTTTTTCTGTTTTCTGTCTTAGACGTGAACCGTCTAAATCTTTCTCGCGCGAAGTCATGTTATGTGACAAAATTTCTAAAATTTCTTCTTGACTTTTCGCGCAGATTATGGTATAATCCATAATGTCAAGAGGGAAAGAAACAAAAGGAAATTGAAAAAAGTGAAATTTCCTCTTGACAAATTCAACAAACTATGGTATAATAAAAGCGTAATCAAGAGAGGAAACCTCTTGAATATAAAAAATAGGGTGGCGACCGTCGCTAAAATGAAAGGGGTCTATTATGACTACTCGTGAATTCTACAATGCTATCCTGTCCATGGAAAACGTTTCCGCTGAAATCTCTGAAAAGGCTGCCGCGCTCCTGTCCGCAATGGACAAGAAGAACGCAGAGCGCTCCTCTAAACCGACGAAGGCGCAGAAGGAAAACGAAGCGCTCCTGCCCATCGTGCGCGAAGTACTCGCATCTGCCGACCATCCCATCACCGCGTCTGACCTCTTTGACGCAAAGCCGGAACTGAAGAACGTTCAGAAGTGTTCTTCTCTGCTCCGGATTCTTGAGAAGTCTGGTGAAGTGACTTCTGTTGAAATCAAGGCAAAAGGCAAAGGGAAGGTAAAGGGCTACTCCATCGCGGGCGCAGAGCCGAGCGACACCGAGCCGAGCGACGCAGACTAAACGTAGCGGGACGTCACATAAAGTGACGTCCTTTTTTATGAACCAATTTAGACGAAAAACGTCTAAAAAAAGTTCTTGACAAATTATAAAATTATGGTATAATAAAAATACCAAAAGAAAAGGAGTAATAAAAATGTTCAATAAAAAAAGAAAAGAAACAGACCCATACGAAAACAAAATCAATTTCTTTCTCTCCCAAATCAAGGACGCAAAACTTTATTTACAAAGCGCGGTTGAAACAATCTTATATAAACAAGATGCAATCGACGTTTATCCGTCTGGAGCGGATAAAGATCGCGCGCAAAAAGAATTGGATACTGCACGAGTAAATCTTCTTCCAAAAATAGCGCAATATGACGATTATCGCGCACAGTATTTTGAATATCTCAGAAAAAATAATCTTCCGCGTTATGCTTATCCCGAGCCAGGCGACAGTCATGTTCTTGTAGAAGTTTTTGTTCATAATTATAAGAGAAAGGGCGTGTAACACGTCTTTTCTTTTTCAGTCTTTCTAGACGTCCGTCGTCTAAAAGTTTCCGGCACGGGCATCACTTTACATGACAAAATCTAAAAAATTTTTTCTCTGAATACTTGACTTTTTGAAAAAATTATGATATAATCTAGTTACCAAATAAAAGAAAGGAAGTCAAAAACTATGGCAAGTAAAATTGAAACTGAAATCCGTGAAGAATTTATGTCTGCCGTGCGCGAACTGTTCGAGGGCAAGGGCGAAGACGTATTACAGGTCAAAAGCGGGACAATCTCCATCCCGTGGGTGCGTGGCGATGATGAAGGATATTTGAATATCGCTTTCAGTATTCCGAAGGGCGAACGGGACAAGGAAAATAAATGTTATATTCCTTATGACGGTTATGAAGAAGCGCAGAACTATGCACAGGAAACCGAAGCAAAGCGCGCGAAGAAGGCCGAAACCGCAAAGAAGAAAGCCGAAAAAATCGCACGCGACGAGAAGAACCGCGCCGAAGCAAAGCGCAAGCGCGAGGAACGCGAAAAGGAAAAGGAGGAGAGTGACGCGTAAAGCGTCACCCTCTTTTTTTCGAGGTTTTAGACGAAATACGTCTAAAAATTCTTCTTGACAAATTATAAAATTATGGTATAATAAAAATACCAAAAGAAAAGGAGTAATAAAAATGAATAAAGAATTTTTGGAAAGTCTCGCTAACTGTTTAGAAAATTTTATTTCTAATGAAGTCGAGAAACGTTGCAAAAAATTAGAAGACGAAAAAAATGCCGCGGAATGGAATTCACAACGCTATAAAAGATGGTTGCTTTTTCTCATCAAAGATAACTCTATTAATATTGATAAATTATATGAAGAAGCAGAAAGAGAATCCCGTGAATGGGAAGAAAGTGATGCTCATAACGGAGTATTTGGCCTGTCTAAAGGGAGACTTGAAGCCGACGATAGAACATACATGTATCAATGTATCAAAAAATTCAAAAAATTTTATGAGGACGCATAACGCGTCCTCTTTCCATTTATTTTACCTTAGACGACGAACGTCTAAATCCTCTGCCGAGCGTCGTCTTACGTGACAAAAAAAAGTTCTTGACAAAATCCCTTTTCTATGCTATAATATGGATACGTTGAGAGAGGACGAACGACCCCTCAATGAAATATGAAAGGACTTTGAAAAATGAAAATTTGTGTGTTTGATACCGAGACAACAGGAATTGAAGAAAACAAGATGTTTTGTTATAATGTCGGCTATCTGATTCTTGATACAGAATCCCGTGCTTGTCTTGTAAAGCGTGAATTTGTCATTGAACAAATCTGGCATAATCTCCCGCTTTTCAATACTGCATACTATGCAAACAAGCGTTCTATTTATGTCGGCGCTTTGAGAGCGCGAACCATCCGGATGGAAAAGTTCGGTTATGTGACACAGCAGATGCTCCGTGATTTCCGCAACTATGAAGTTGAACGCGCGTTTGCTTACAATTCCGCTTTCGATGAAAAAGTTTTCAATTTCAATTGCGATTGGTTCAAAGTTATAAATCCTTTTGAAACCGTTCCTATTTCTGATATCCGCGGTTTTGTCCATCATTTTATGATTGATGACACATTCCGCGCATGGTGTGAAGAAAATAATGCTTTCACTGAAAGTGGGCAGTATTCGACAACTGCCGAAACATTGACGCGTTACATCCGTTCTGACACATCATTTGTCGAAGACCATACCGCGCTTTCTGATAGCGAAATTGAAGCCGAAATTCTGTTTACTTGCCTTGACCGTGGCGCAGATTTGAACGGAAACTATCAGGCAAAGCGTTCTATTGAACGTAAAGTGACGCGCGAGTTCACCATTGATTTGCCGGGTGAAAAAATTATTGTCGAAGGAACACGCGCGACATATTACAAGACAAAGAACAAATTCGTAGTGCGTTGACACATAAAGAGGAAAAGGACACATTATGTGTCCTTTTCTTTTACGCATTTTTAGACGTAAACCGTCTAAAAAAATTCTTGACAAATTCAAAAGAGTATGTTATAATAAAACCACTAAATGAAAGGAGAATAAAAAAAATGAAACATTTCCATTGTCCCGTCAATGGTTGGGATTGCCCTTATTTCGTAGATAGACAAAATCTTGATGAAGAAGAGGATGAATATTGTCTTTGCGGTATGGGTTTTGAGGGTTTTAATCCTTATGAAGAATGCAATGATTTTTTTGAGGCATATGGAGAAGACTGCGCTCCGGAAGAATATACTGATGAAACGGAGGATTAAAAAATGATTTATTGGGAATTTCTCGGTAATAAATATGATACTTATGAGGCGGCATATGAGGCTTGCTGTGATGAAGTACCAGAAGAATGTAAAATTCTTGAAGAACTTTCCCGTTATTCTCCTTTTGAAATATTAGATGCAATACAAAAAGGAGACGTACGCCTTTATGAAGAAATAATTGATTCATTAAATGAAGAACGCGCAAATGATATTATTGAAATAGAAGAGATTGAAGAAGAAGATGAAGAAGAGACTTAGTTCTCTTCTTTTCTTTTTAGACGTATCACGTCTAATTCAAATTTTTGTCAAATTTTCAATTTTATATTACACCAAATATCATATGACATTACATTTTCTACTTAACATTACCAGCACTTATGCCGTCAAATGTCACGTTACATGAGCTTTTCTATATAACGTGACGTCGCGCGGCCTCTGTTACATTACGTGATAACCGATACCAAGTTTGAATGAAAAGTCAAATTTTGAAATAAGCTGCGCCAGCGCATAAGCTGTGTTCGTGTCAAATTCCATATAAGCTGGGTCTTCAATATTTTCGGGCGCAATAAGCTGGGATATTTGAAATTCGTAGAGGCATCAATGGAAATTTCCTCTTAAAAAATAAAACGCATTTTTTGCGACTGTTAAGCTGGAAAATTTGACAAAGAAAAATGTCATTTTACATGACAGCGCGCACCAAAATGTCACGTAACGTGACCGGCGCAATTTTGAAAAATAAACGAAAATCTAGTATAATATATATAGAAACTGAGGGAAGAAGAAACGAAACCTCCACATAGTGGAACCGCGCATAAGCTGCGACTTACGTTCGATTATCTTCTTCCATTTCTAAAATCGGGGATATAAACCCATCTATTAGAAAATTGAAAGAAGGATACTAGTATGACTAAGAGAGAATTTCTGAACACTATCGCTACTGCTGAAAACCTGCCCGCTGAACTGGTTGAATTCGCCGCACACGAGCTGGAAGTAATGAACACTGCAAACGAGAAGAACCGCGCCAAGGCAGCTGAGAAGCGCGCCACAAAGGACGCAGAGAAGGAGCCTATTCGTAACGCCATTATGGACGTTATGACAAATGAGCCGCAGACCGCCACTATGCTCATCGAGGCAGCTGGCCTCACTGAAACCGTGAAGCCGCAGTCTATCCCTTCTCTTCTGAAGCCCCTTATCGAGGCAGGAACGCTTGAGAAGGTCGATATGAAGATTCCGGAGAAGAAGAGCCTTCAGAAAGGCTATAAGCTTTCCTAAGCTCTCTACCCCTAAGCCCTGGCTTATTAGCTGGGGCTTATTCCTTATTCTTTGATGTCATGTAACGCGATGTCAAATTTTGCTGGCGCGATATCGTATAAATAATAATAATTTGAATTTTTGAAATAATTTGAATTTTTGAAATAATTTGATTTTTTGAAATAATTTGAATTTGCGCGAGAAATCTATCCCAACATATCTCAACACACTTCTACCTATTCCAACCTATCAATGAAACCCAATGGAACCCAATATTGATCGCCATCGTCCGGACACGCACTCTACCCCTCCCACGTGGGGAACTGTGTCATCCCTTCTATATATAAGCCGTTGCTTCTAAGCCTTTGCTTCTAAGCTTCTCTTTTTTCCTTCCTTTCGTCCTTTCGTTCCCTCTTTTTTCTCTTTCTTTTCTACTCCCTTCTTTTTTCCACTTTTCATCTATTTTCCCCTTTTTTCTTCCTTTTTTCTCCTTTTTTGGAATTTTTTTTCGTTTACACTTTTTCTACGATTTTTTTTGGAATTTTTTTCTCTCTTCCTTCCCTCTATTCTCTCTTTTTTCTTTTCTCCAATTTTACTTTTCCCCTCTTATTAGTTCTATTGATTACGCCCTTTTCTTTTCTTTCTTCTCTATTTCCTTCGTTTCTCTTTTTTCTTTATCCCTTCTTTTGTTTTTTTCTTTTATGTACTTCTATTTATACTCTTTTTATTTTTCTTTTTTCTTTTCTTCTTCTACTTTCCCCTCTTATTACACCATTTCTTTTTCCCCATTTTCCCCTCTTCCTTCTATTTTTTTCTTCTTTTCTTCCACTCTTATATTTTCTTCTATATATATTCTTCTTCTAATTTTTTTCTTTTCTCTTTCTCTCCTATCTTTTCTTCTTCTATTATCCCCTTTTATTATTTCCTCTTATATATATTCTTTCTCTAATTCTATTATTTACGCCCTTCTATATAATTCTTCTTCTAATTTTTCCTTTTCTCCCCTCTCTTGTTTTTCCCCTATTATTTTTTCCTTCTTCTATATTTTCTACTTTTTTCTTTCTTCTATGCTCCCCTTATTTCTAAACCATTATCTTATACGCTCTATTTCTTACAAAAATATTCTTATCCGTTTTCTCTAACAGATTTTTTTATTTCCAGTTATAAGAGGTTTTTCTTGTATTCCTCTCAAAAATTTTGAGTCCTCAAATTTTCTTCCCTCTTTCTAACAGAAGAAAACTTACTAAAGGAGGCTCATATGCTTCGTTACCACAAAACATATACAGAAAACCTAGTAGCAAAAGCCCTAGATGAATGGGGATTTCATTATGTAATGTTCTACACCTTCAAGGAGTTGCGCTCAGCTCACGGGGCGCCGACTGGTTATTCCTTTGGGATTCTAGACACGAGCTATGTCCCCTATCAACTACTTCTCCTAATTGATATCCATTACGAGAACGCAAAAGAGTACACAAAGAAAAACTACGTGTTGAAAGAGGAGTTCGCGCGCGACCACCAGCTAGGATTGGTTGTAATAGAAAACGAGGTCGCGCGCTCCATGAGCTATGCTCAATTTAGGGATTGGTTGGCGATGATGATTGAACAGAAAGAATTTTGCGAAACTTGAATTTCCAACTAAAAAGAAATATAATAAAAATAGAAAAATAAATATCGGAGGTTAGAATGAAAACCATACGCATCTATAGTAAACGTCTTGCTGAGTATTTGACCGCACGCGACTTCAAAATACTCAAAGTTATCCAAGACATTTCTCGTCCAACGTTTTCTAACTGGATATTTGAAGATACTTTTGAATTGAGAGAAACAATGCGCGAATACTCTCAAAAGAAAAAATGAGGTAATTCAAATGCCAAATCAGAATCAGAATCAGAATTTTTACCCGAACCAGCGCCGAGTCACTAATCATAAGAAAATGAAGGATGGTCGGATTGATGGCGCAGGAGGCTCTATGATTATAGCTTATTGGGCCGACGTTTGTCTTGTAGTCAAGCGCACAGGAAACCCATTATGCGGCCTCCTTTGGGAATATTTTTTCAAAAATGAAGATGGATATACGATAGGGTTGAGTCCAGAAGAACTTTCTGCCACTTTGGGAGTGAAGAAAACCGCGTATCAAACAGCTTTCAATCTACTAGTTGCTACTGGCTATCTCAAATTGCGCGAAGGTTCAAAAGTACATTATGATTTCATTCCCTATCCTTCTTGAGGGAGCGCTTTGCGCTCCTTTATTTTTTCTTTTTTCGTTCTCCTTTTATTTATTTTATTTATTTCTTTTATTTTTCTCGTCAGTCTGACTGACTTTTAAAAACCATGCGGACTGACTTTTAAAAATCAGTCAGACTGACTTTTATGATGTGATTATAAAAATCAGGGAAACTGACTTTTAAAAATCAGGGAGAATGGTTTTTACAGTTTTATAATAAAAGAGAGGTAGAATTTCTACCTCTCAATCAGTCCATTATTTTCTAAATCTTTAATGCCCGCGCGAACATTCTTACGGCAATCAGTAGTAATTCCATACCAATCAAGAACTTCTTGGGGCGAGACGACACCATGATTGAAATGAGAAAAAACCCAAACTCTAATGCCCCACAGGCTCAATTTCCCAAAAGTCTTAGCTTGTTCTTCTGTTACAGAAATCACTTCTTCTCTTCAAGAAGTGAAGCACAGAACTTCAAAACGCCATCTTCTCTATATAAATAACCTGCTTCCTCTAATTTACCAAGTGCTTCATAATAAGTTGCCCTCTTTATCCCTAAACTATTCTCAATATTTTTAGGCGATAAATTTTGTATATTCCCATTATTAGACACAAGATAAAGATAAATTTCAAAAGCAGACGGGGATAATCGTTTTGCGGCGTCCATCCAAACTTTATTTTCAAGTCCCTCAATCTTATCTATTTTATATCACTCCTTTCTAGCAAAACTTTATATATAGGGGTTTTGCATTTTGCTGCTGGGTTTTGCTAGGTTTTGCTATTTTTTCCTTACAAAGCCGGCAAAACCCAGCAAAAGGTTTTGCCAGCTAATTTCAAAAGAACACATCCTCTGGCTTCAGGTCGTTTTCACGAAGCCATTTTTTAGCTTCCTCAATTGCGCGCGATGCGGCTTTCTTACGACAGAAAGTCGGGCCAAACATAAAAATATTTTCCGGTCTCACAGCAGTATTCCAATCTCCTATTTTCTTATCATAGCAAATAAAGTAAGCGCCTCCACCGCCGTTCTCTTCCGAAAAACGCCAAAGGACTCGTTCTAATGCCTCATAATCCGCGCGCCTTATCATCAATTCTTTATTTGAACAATAATTAGCATTTGTGTAGCGTAAGATATCAATAGCACTTCCTCGGTCTTTAACAGAATTTACTATGCCAGCATTATCAATATAGTAATAAGTTTCATCCTTTTCCCTCTTTTCAAAAGGAGACTTCTTCAGCGAAACCGCATTACAAACCTCTTTATATTGTTCCGGTGTCAGCTCAATTTTCTGTCCATTCAGCACAAGATAATTTTCCATTTCGTTTCTCCTTTCTAACAATTCTCATAGATTTCGCGCAGCCAACATTGCCTTTCTTTCGTTATGAAAAGCGCGATAGGTTGTAACAGCATCGTACTCGCCAATCAAATATCAACTCCATCATATCCATCGTGCGAATTAAAAAGTCTCACAAAATCATCAAATGAATAACCACAAAAGATCCAAAGACGTGAAAAACTCTCGATATTATCGATCTCCTTATCATCAATATCCCAGTAGTCAATAGACCTAACACCATATCGCTCATAATGAGGAGATGCCAACTCTTCAATAAAGTCGCCAAAAGATAACGAAACAATCTGGCTTTGTTCTTCCTTTACTACCTCGATGTCATTATCTCTCTTCATCACAAGATACCGTGCCATTCTAAATTACCTCCAAGCTATGAATTTCTCGCCAGCCATTCTTCTCAATAATCTTTGCCCCAATGGTATTCTTCGAATGAAAATGGAAGAAATAACCGGTGTCAACAAACTTCGTCTCTTCAAGCCACTTCAAAATTTCAACGTCATCACCAATACTAATCACAATTGTATCGTCACCAGAAAACGCCCTCTCATAACATCTAATCGCTGCTTTGGCCGCGTTGGCTGTCTTGACCCAAACAAAACCGGTCGGCGCTGGATGGGTATCATCAATCCAAAGTCTCATTCGAAGTCCTCCATTCCTTCGATGGTTCTAATACTTTCCAAAACTTTCGCCCATGCTTCATCATAAGAGCATCTCATTTCAGAAGGCGTCGGTACGTCTTTTTGCCACTGGCTCCAATAAAAATCCTTCTTTGAATTCTTCTGATTGCACGGAAGCTGAAGCAAACGCCAAAGAAGATAACGAGCTTTTTTGATGTAACGCTTTCTAGTCATATTATTTCTTCCTTTCTTTTCTCATCTTGTATATATATTATACCAGATTCCCGGTTATTTTTCAAATCTGTCATATAAAATAGAAGTGGAGCTAAGGCCGCTTTACGTTTCCTCAGCTCCAAAAATTTCATCCAGTGTTCTCGGCGCATAGTCCATATATGGCATCATACAGCCAGCGTTCCTCATTCGGCAACTCACGCCAGCTTCTGCCATTCGCGCGCGAACATCATCACAAATTTTTTCCTCCCATGTATTATGAACATGCCCATAAAGATGATACCAACCATCATAATAATGGTTCTTGAAGGCAAAAATTGGGTAGTGGCAAAGAATTACATGACGCCCTTCATCCTTTACTTCTGTATAATCTGTGATGCGCGCGAAGCACTTGTCGAAATTTCGGTCTCCAATTCTATCATGGTTCCCGCGCACCAGAAACTTATTGCCTTTTAGCTCTTTGAGAATAGGAATAGCTTCGTCTGCTTTCTTCCAAAACATATCACCCAACACATAAACCTGGTCATCTTTATCAACAACATCATTCCATCTTTTTACTAGCTCTCTGTCCATTTCTTCTGTTGATTCAAAGGGACGCATATCCAAGCGAATAATGTTAGAATGACCGAAATGAAGGTCACTAATATAACGAATTGCCATTTACTTATCTCCTTTTGTAATCCAGCCATAGATGGCCCAAGTCAAATAGAGAATTAGCGTTCCCACTGCGAGAACGCCAACTCCGCAAAAAATAGCTTGCCACCAGTTCATCAGTTGTTTGCTCCCTGAGAAATAAGAGCTTCTCTTGTAAAATCTGTACCATTATAAGAAGCATAAATGACACCCTCTGTTTTACTATAAAGTGTAAGGAAAGTGTCAACGTTTGTAACAGAGTTGCCCATCAAGCAAAGAAAATCAAGATTATCACGAGTTTCACTATTCACATCAAACTCATAAAATTCATCAAAAGTAAAATCGCACCAAATAGTGATGAAATACGCATCGCCTTCATCAGACCACCAGAAAGAAACATTATCTTCGCCAAAACTCTCAATGAAGGTTTCTTCCAGTTCAGCTACTTCATCTTCGCGCGCGGTTGTTGTTTCTTCTACTTTTGTCTCCGCCTCTGGCTCAGTGGGCGCGGACGTCTCTGGCTCAGAAACAGTTGTCTCCGGCGCAGTCTCAATCGATGGTCGCGCGCACCCGTAAACGCAGCTCATAATCATCAGCAGACAAACAAGAACACAAATAAACTTTTTCATTTTCAAAAATCCTTTCTATTACTTTTCTTTTATTCTAAAACAATGGAAATCTTCACAAAAACTATTATAAAATGCTATGTCTTGGTGCGCTTCATCATTATATTTTGCGCATCCTTCCGGACCTTGGTCACTTTCCCAACCATTTTCATCAACCCAAATATCACGAATTGAGTAAATACAGAAGTCACAGCAGGGAGTACAACCTTCCCCGCACAGTTTCATCTATACCATGGCCCTCCATATTCATGAAATAAGTCAAACATTAGACGAACGATTTCTTCTGGATTTTCTCTCGTATCATCAATATCTTCAACAATTTCAGCAATTTTTACTTCTGAATTTTCTTAGATTTTTATTTCTTCTACATCCATTGTTGTGCATCCTTTATTTTGCATAAATTCCAAAATTGCTTAATGCTGGTCCTGCTGTCAATGTGCTACGGCTAAACAACCGCAAATAGCCGCAAGGCAGACAGTCAATGCTCCAACCTTTTGGCTCGATACGGCTTGGCAATTCGCCAACTCGCCAATTCCCATATCCGCCAATTCCATCAAGGTTCAATACATCAGAGCAACCAGAAAGTCTACAAATCGGCTCACCCTCTTTACTGACCGCCACAAAGTCCATGCACATCCAACCACTGTCATGTGCATAATCCTGTGGGATAATAACCAACGCGCTAAATTCTCCAATGTCTCTTGACCATCCGCCTCTTTTCGGCACTTTCTCAAAGTCTTCCTTTGTCATATCAAAAACATTCATTCTTCCTTTGCCCCTTCTTTCTGATTTTTGTATTGATTAACCAATCTATTCCGCGTTCTTTCGTTTCCTTCCCATCCATAATTGACACAATAAGATTGCCATCAGTTTTTTCTAACATTCATCAGTCAGTACTTCCGTCCATTTTTGCGCCACAATTCGGACAGTAGTTCAATTTTGGAGGATAGTAGAAATTTCCGTTCTCGTCAGCTATGCAACCGCCGCCTGGTCTCGGGTTTATAGGGTAATAGGATACTTCTCTGTGTCCGCATTTTGAACACAAAAAATCATTTGATACTACATATTCTTTCGGATGCACCCATTCGCCATACTCCTGTACCGTCACACCGTTGGCGATCAAGTGTGTTGCAATCTTTTCAATAAATCCTTTTTGAAAGTTATTTCCAACCAAAGAGCCGTTTCCATATTCTGTTGAGTCAATCAACTCCACCAGTTTTTCCCTAACATCCATCAGTCAACACCCCCATCCATTTTTGCGCCGCAGTCGGGGCAGTAATTGGTTGTTTTTCTCCCGTTTGGAGCATGGCAAACAGAGCAGCATTCTTTTACACGGTCAACAAAGCCGTCCTCAAACTCTTCATGGCAGATCACCTGCACCCACCGCCCATGCCGAACTGTGGCAACATCTGCGGCGGGAGCATCGAGTATTGCTCTTTGCGCTCTATCAAGACCACGGTCAAACCCTTCCCCATAGGAAAAATTCGGAGGATTTTTGTAATAATATTTTCTTATTTCTTCGCTTATCGCTTCACGATCGATGTACTCAGTCATTTCCGTCACCGTCCTTTCTTTCTCCGTAGGAGCAGAAATCGTCAGGGTTACGACTCAAAGGAGCGACGGTACCCATATAATGATCACAGTGATGGTTCTCTGGGTCACAGTGATTGCAATCCCGGCATCTCACGACTTCCACAGCGTCAACGGTGGGGCGCTTGCGTATCATATATCCTATATCGCTTTCGGAGTATTCAATTATCGTTTTTCCAATTCCAGCCGTTAGAATATCTTTCAGAAACGCATTCGCATCAATCAGCCGCTTTTCATTTGTCATCGTCATCCTCCTCCACCGGCTTCCTGAGCCAGCCCAGAATTGTGCTTTGTGTATCCGGATATTGGCTTTCAATTCCGTGGTATTTTGCTACAGCCTCGCACCGCCAGAGCATAAGCTCCCAAGCTAATTCCTTGTCACTCATAGCTCGGATGAGGTCAGCATTTGTGATTGGCTCTGTCCTATAGAAGCAATCTTTGAAATTGCATTCATCGACATTATAACCAACTTGCATCGGGCATCTTCTGCCAGTACACTTAGCCATAATTATTCTCCTTTCTACGGTTAGGGTAAGACCTTTGCACCACAGTATTTACAAAATTCAGCATCTCGGTCAATATCGCTATAACAAGTGGTACACATAAAGCCAGTTTTGCTTATTGTGCTTCTTGCTTTATGGCAGGAACTCATACACGTTACACCGTTCTTTACAAGATAATCAGCCAAATATGCCGCTTTTTCAAAATTAAGCAATTTCGGAGCAAGCAGCTCTGCCAGCTTTTCCCTAACGTCCATCAGTCAGCACCTCCGTCCATCTTTGCACCACAGTTCGGGCAATAATGCATGGCTTTAGCGATTCTTTCCACAGTAGCGATTCCGGCGACTTCAAAGATATCAGTCCATTCACATTTTACATCAAAGTCGTCATTATTAACACCGATAATCCACTGACCATGCCTGACCGGCGCAACGTCAGCGGCTGGTAAGTTCTCGGCGTATTCCAGCACCGTTTCAATGCCGTTTATAAAATGCTTGTTGCCGTTTTTTCTGTCATAATGATTACGACGGATGGGAAATTCCATCAGTTCTTCTCGTTTGATATATTCTGTCATTACTCTACCTCATGTAACCAAAACTCACGACAACAGTCAGTGCATTTTGCACCATAATTTGCGCATCCGCCATATTTGGTCCTGTGAGTAGAGGAAATAGGTGCTGGACACAGTGTCAAAATTCCATTCTCGTCAACTTCCGCTTCAGGCCACCGTTCCAAAAACACACTTTGCCTCGTCTTGTGCGGGTGCGCAGCAGACCACTTCTCTACAATAGCAATCTGAGCTTTAGTATCCACTGTTGAGTCTTGACCAACTGCGCAATATAACAACTCACCCTCGCAATTAGAAGCAGGACACCCATAACATCCAGTATCAAAACTCCTGCACATCCTGTTGCGTTCCTCAATAAACTTTACTGCATCCATTATTCTACCTCCTCATATGCCTCTCTAAGTGTAATTATCGTCTATTCCACTCTTCCAATTCGCTTTTGGTAGGCTTACAAATCAGCTCCACAGTATTTGCTGGAATTTCAATCCACAGAACATTATCATCATCTTGTGCGCCGAGTGCCTTACAAATTTTACGCCACTGCCTCTTGGAGAAGTCATGATTCTCCAGCGTAATATCCGAATTAGTCTTGAATGAAACTACCATTTTTTCTTTTCCTTTCCTTATCTTGTATAGATATTATACCATTTTTATGGACAAAATTCAAATTTGTAACGTAAAAAAGACCTGTGAGAACTTAGTCCCACAGGTAGAAGTAATATTCAGAGAAAAGGCGGAAAAATCTCTTCTTGGCATGTTCGCGCGCACGATAGTCGACTCCATCTCCCATCTCACTAAGCGCCAATGACATCTGGTCAATAATATTATTCCATGTCTCTTCATTTTTTTGGTTGCCTTCTTCATCAATAAGATAAGGAACGCTAGAATGATTATTGCGAAAATGGGTAAGAAGTTCATTCATTACCTGACGATGCCATTCAAATATTTCGAATCTAGCCTGCGGGCAATATCCATGTCGAAGAAGAAAAATAAGCCTTCTAAACCAAATATATAGGTCTTTGAAGAAAACTGATGGGCGCCAACTAGTAAAAAGCGCCCAAGTTAGATGTGTAATGGGCTTCCCCATTAGGTCATCTCCCAATAGATATAGTCTTCAGGATCAATCTTAGGGTCATCCGGACTAGCGTATTTAGCCATATCAATAAAATCCAAAAGGAATTCAAAGAAATTCGCACTGCGCGTGCAGTAGTCCATATCACACTTTTCCTCATCAATCATGTCATCGAGTTCAGTAATCAGACTATATTTATCATCTGTAGAATTCGTCCAACTGCCAATTTCTTCCTGTCGTTTCTGATACTTACGAATCATTGCTTTATGTTCACACGCGCGATTGTTTCTCTCAGCAGCCATCTGGCGCAGTTCCTCTTCATGAAGCGCTCGTTTATTGCAAAAGTTACTGCTTCCGAACTGGATGTTCAAAGCTTCGCCAACCATAGTACGGCCACCAAAAGAAGCAATCGGATAAAACTCTTTGTTAGCTGTCTTCATATAAAAGATATACTCAATGCTCATATTAGTCCTCCTTTGTTAGCCAAGCCTCTTCTTCTTCATTTGTTACATCATAAATGGGAGTATCCATATCGTCAGTGTATTCGAGTGTGACGTTTTGAATTTCGTCGGCGCCGTAATACTCTTCAATCTGGGCGAGAGCTTCCGTAGAAGAAGGGCCAGAAGCTACTCCCTTGAAAGTCTTTTCCATATAAATAGACTTGCCGCCATTGGGTGGATCTTCCCACCATCCAAGAACAACTTTGAAACGAACCATTTTATTTCTCCTCCCATTCATGTTTCACGAGCCAATATACTCTCTGACCACTACCGTTACTAGAACAAGCAGCTTCTCCGCGCGCCATCATTGCGCGCAGTACACCAGAAACTTGCGCCGGAGTTACCTCAATTTTGAATTTGCGCATTGCCATCGCGCTAATCGACTTAGAAGATTGACAACCACTTTCCTCAAGAATCTTTTTGACTACCTCTTTTGTCTCCATTACATTGCCTCCACGAACCAATAACGCATACGGCCGTCCTTGCCCTTTTCCTTACGAATCGTTCCCAAATCGCAAAGAGAACTAAGACATCGCGCGAGCTTTTGCGGAGTGACTGATACTAGCTGGATATTAATCGTGCGCAGCTCTTCACATGTCATTGCACGTTTCTCTTCAGAAAGAGTAAGCATTGCTTCAATTGTCCATTTCTGTGTATCCTCTACTGAATACTTCGACGTTCTACGATAACCAGCCATAGTATCAATCCTTTCTTATCTCATTTTCTAATAAAATTATACCATAATTTTACTAGAATTTCAAATTAGTCGCAATCCTCGTCTTTACCATTCACCATATCTTCCATTTCATCATGCCACTCAAGAGTGATGCCAAATTCGGGTTTCGCGTGGTCATACTCAATCACAAAAATACCGACGCCGATATCATCCCAGTATGCCTTTACTTGATAGTCTGCATCAGTGAACATACGAATAGCATTGCCAATGGTGGTATTGAATTCTTCCTTTGTTTTGAACTTGTTGCGATCAAGAACGAAAGTATTAGGCTTCATATCAAATTCCCCTTTCAATTGTATCAATTTGATGATAGAGCGCGCCAATCAGCTCTTTGTGTGCGATCGACACTTCTCGCATTGTGTGCAACTCCTCTTCTTGATGGCGCAGTCTAGTAAGAGCTTCACGCGCGATTCTCTGAATATCAGTGTCAGGAACACTATTGATAATTTTATCAAGGTCCGCGCAAATTTCCTTAGTTGTCATCGCTCTTATCCCCTTTCCAGCAAGCAAAAATATAAAAACCAAGCATCGTGAACTCAACAATATAAATAAGCCAATGCGGATAATTATTGATAGTTGCCCATGCATTCCAACCAAAAATCGCGCCAAGGTAGCCTAAAATTCCAAAAATTAGCATCTTCAACTTCATTTATCCTCCTCTTCTTCAGAAAGCTCAATAAACTTTAGACAGATATCAAGCCATTTATCGAAATTTCTTACGCTGTACGTTGGGATAATGCGAGAGGTTATTGGGTCAATCTTCAAAGAGCCACTTCGTGTATCCCATCTGAGAATCATTACAACAGTGCAGCTCTCAACTAGATTATTAGGAAACCACTGAACAATTTCCCACCTATGGTCTTCAGTTTTTCTTAGTTCATAATTCTTATATCTCATCTTATCTTATTGCTCCTTTACTTCACAAAGCAGCTGGAACAAATAATCCGCCACGTCTTCCCGACAAATTACATATTTTCCCTGTTCAAGGAGGTCGCGCACGATGCTAATCTCCTCTTCATATGCTTCAATAGCATCAGCAGGTGTCCATTTGTGGTCACGGATTTTTTTACAATACTCACGGAAGCAAATTCCCTTCGGGGTAATTGTTGCATTCTTCATCTTCGCATACTCCAGTTTCTGAGAAATTTTCTTGAAGATACTCATCGTTTTCCTCCTTCATTTTCTATAAATATTATATTAGATTTTTGGTTGTTTTTCAAATTAGTCAAGTTACTAGATAGGAATCCCACCTACTATAGTAGAGATATTATTTTTTAAGAGGTGAAATAAATGTCAAAGCAAGATGTTATAGACTATGTGATGGAAACGCCACATAATACTAATAGAGCAGTATTAGAGGGCTTAGTAGATACAGCGGTTGAAGAGGGTCAAGTTCAAGCAGATTGGGATCAGAATGACCCAACTGCTAAGGATTATATAAAAAATAGAATAGGTGGTTATTACAATACAATAGCCACAGCTGATAGTGGCACCTTAACTACTACTAGTTTTGTTGATTTTACTGAACAAACAGATACTACGAGTTATGCAGTTAATGCTGAAACTTTTTATACAGCTTTACAAAACTTAGACATTACAGTAGGTAAAACTTATAGAATCTCTTGGATAGATAATGGCCAAGCATTCAGTTATACTTCTGAAGCCACAGCAAATATGGAAAATTTACCTATCATTTTAGGTGATACGGTGATTAATTTAAGCGCTACTCCCAAATTAGTGTGGGGAAATAAAGCAAAAGTTATTGTTGCAGATATCATAGTCACAGCAACAGATACTATTACCAATATTAAAATTGAAGAAATAAATGTCGTTAAAATACCTGATGAATTCTTATCAGATAAAGTTTTTGATCATCCCGTAAGTAGAGGAACAGGTAGCTATTCTGTTGTAGAGGGATACGGGACAAAAGCTACTCAATATTGCGCTCATGCAGAGGGAGGTAGTACAACAGCTTCTGCCTGGTATTCTCATGCAGAGGGAGGTAGTACAACTGCTTCTGGTAGCAGTTCCCATGCAGAGGGAGCTAATACAACTGCTTCTGGTAGCAGTTCTCATGCAGCAGGACAAAGCACAAAAGCACTTGGGTCAAATTCTTATGCAACAGGAAATGGCACAAAAGCACTTGGATCAAATTCTTATGCAACAGGTTATTATACTGTTGCGGCTGAAAATAGTGTAATGGTATCGGGGCAGTATAATATATATGAACAACTAACATATACGTATAGTGAAGCTACAGCCACATTTAAAACAGAAGGCAATAAAAATTATTATTGTTCAAAAAGTTTTAGTTTTGATACCACAACAGGCGAATTTACCTTAGAATCTCCCACTACTATAACCTTTCCTCAAGGTATCTCGTTAAAACGTTATTATTTTTCTGAATCCATAACATCTTCTATTATTTATTTTCAATATGGAGCTGTTAATTATACAGGTACTGACGGTAATTTAACAATTACAGCTGGATTTAGTAAATTAACAAGTGCTAAGAATTCATCTCCAGAAAAATACAAATACTTACAGGTAGTTGGTAATGGTTTATATGAAGAGGCTAGAGCTAATGCGTATACTCTTGATCGATTTGGTAATGCTTGGTATGCAGGAGATGTATATGTTGGCTCTACTTCAGGTACAGATAAAGATGATGGTTCTAAGAAACTTGCTACAGAAGAATATGTCGATAATCACAGAGTTACAATTGATACTGCTCTTTCCTCAACTTCTAAAAATGCAGTCCAGAATAAAGTGGTCAAAACAGCGATTGATGAGGTACAGAATACGGTTAAGGAATATATTGGCAGTAAAGTTTCAGACAAAGAACTAATTCTCTTCTCTTCCACTGAAAACTCCACGAAAAAATTCAAAATAACCGTAAATGACTCCGGCACCATCTCCGCCAAAGAAGTCACAGAGGGTGCATAACTCTTAGCTGGTAAAATAACTGAATAATGTCGAGCCTCACAGATAATTTTCTACTTCCAAAAGAGAGAAATTATCTGTGAGGTGATTTTATCTAAAATGGCACTTAAAAAACGAACATATGTTTCACGCGAGACAGCAATAACTGCGCAAAATCTCAACGAGATTCAAGACGCAATTATTGGACTAGAGAATACTCAAATACCAACTTCTCTAAAAAATCCCTACTCTATAAAAGTAATCCAAGGCGCGGCTACTACAACCTATGACGGTAGTGAAGAAAAAACAATCACGGTACCCACAACAACCGACGTCAATGCAAATACAACGGCGCGCCACTCTCACTCTAATAAATCTATCCTTGACCAAATAACAAAAGTTCCAGCGGACTATACTCTCCAAATAGCATCTGCATCTGTTCTAGGAGGAGTAAAACCAGTTGAAAAAACTAGCGCAATGACACAATCTGTTGGAGTAGATGCAAATGGTCTACTCTATACCGCGCCCGGTTCCTCTAGTGGAGGCGGCGCTACAATTACAATAAAAACTTGGACGGAGGCTGATGCGACATAATGACAACTCAAACTTCTTCTACCGAGGAAAACGAATGAAAAAAGACCAATTTTTCTCCATTATCCAAGACATTTATTCTTTCTATCTTTGGATAGAGTGCGTAGCAAACGAAACCCATCTAAATCTCTATGATACTCCAATAGAGGAATTCGCAGATCAAATGGTGCGTCGAGTCGCTGAAAATTTTCCTGACACAGAACACGTAATTGAGCTAATCTTCCATTGGTTTTGGGTTGATTATTGCTGTGCAGAAAAAATGGAAGAGTTATGGAACAAAATAAACCCCGAAGACAACTAAAGTCTTCGGGGCTTTTCTATATTTACTTTAGAAGGAAGTTCCAGGAGTTCGCGCCGATGATGCCATCAACGCCAAGATTATGCTCTCTTTGCATCCTCTTTACGCCCTCTTCCATCTTCGCGCCAAATAGGTTATCCCAAGCAGGAATTGTATATGGATAATATCCCTTTTCCTTCATTAGAACCATCGCGGCGTGAACAGACTTATTGCTGCTGCCTTTCTTTAGGACTGGTAGTTCCACGTTTACTTTTTCCTCCTTTACTGGTGTTGGGGTCGGATTAGAAGTCTCTGGTTCATATTTCGGCCGAATAATCATCATAATACAAGACTTGGGGCGAGTTCTAATTTGGACTTCGCCACCATTTGAATTACTAGTAACCGAAGTATTGCCTTCAATCGTTTGATAAGAACCGTCGTCATTATGGGAAATAATAAGCCCAACGTGGTCAGGTTGCGCATTAGCATTCCAGTCAAAAAGAACGATATCGCCACATTGGCCGCCATCTCGACCGACTTGGAGCTTTTGTTGCTGACCCCATGATTGGATAGCGAAGCAACTGGCAGTTTTCTTTCCATAATAGAAAAGACTAGAAGCTCCAGCCATTCGGAAGATATCCCAAACAAACGTAGCGCACCAAGGGAATGAGCGGCCCCACAGGCCATCATATACTTCGCGGCCATAGTAGTGAGTATTGAAGATTACATTGTTAGAATTTGCGGGAGACTCTTTTGTTCCGACGTAAGTTTTTGCGAGTTTTATAATGTCACTAGCTTTTGCCAAGTTTTTCACACTCCTTTCTTCTTTTATTTTCTATAGATAGTATAGCATGGTTTTGAGATTTTTTCAAATTTTTGAAGAGGAAATATTTTGTATATCATTTTATTCTTCGAGATAAAAAGTAGATCATGATCGCTCCTCCTTACTTGTCGCCTCCACCTGCACCGCCTTGCCCCCATACGTCGCAAGCTTCCCGTCCTTGACCAGCACCTTAACCGCCATCGCTGACCACCTCAACGTAGAGCCCCACCAGCTCGTGGGGTGTTGATTCACTTTCGGCTCAGAAGGCGAATGTGGTTATTCAAGCATTAGATTTCTGAAGTTTGTGATTGTATCTGCTGAAATTCCACAACCAGTTGTAGCAAAGTCATAGAACTTGTCCGCAACAGTGGCTCCGCTATATGCTTTAAGCGCTTCCACCATTCCGACATAATCGTATGTGTCAACCGCTTTTGTCGTGGTGCGCAAACGCCCAAATCCAATGTTGCTGAAACTTGACAACTCATATTCCTTTGCAAGGTCGCTTTCGGAAACACCGAGCAAGCCTAAAAGCTGAAAAGCAAGTGTTCCTGTTCTGTCGCAACCGCCTTGACAGTGCATATAGATAGGCTTTGACGCTGTGAGCTGTTCAACAATCCACTCCAACGCTTCTTTGAACTGTGCTCTGTAAGTTTCGCCTGTGAACGCAACGGCGTAGTTGGTATAGCCGATTTTCTTATAGACGCAGTTTGAGGCGATGGAAGTTTCAGCATCGATTGCGCCCAGATTCAACTCCGCCTGAATCGCAAGCTCTCCCAAAGACCGCCGCCCCTTTCCTGTTAGCAGCAGTTCGGGGAGCGATGAGTCGTTTAAAGCCGCACCACGAATGATTTTTCCGTACTTTACTTTCTTGCCGTTAAGTCCAGTCCAACCACCCAAATCACGAACATTCTGTGTGCCGTCAATGTAAAGAAGCCTCCAAGCCTCACTTGATGTTGTAAAACTTCCGCTTTTAGCCTCAGTCAGACTTCCGTCCTGCATGACATGCGTGACCTTGTAATAGTACGTCTTGTTCGGAAGCAGATTATAGATCGGGAATTTATTAAGTCCCGTGGCATCATATGTCCTCAGCGTGTATGCGTTCACAGTCCCAATCGCCCTTGTATCAACAGCAACCGTTGTTCTCATGGCACTTTCATTGTAGTGCCATTTGACTGTGTACGGTACGGGAATATCTGCCCTACAAGGATAGGTGATTTTTGACAGATGTGTAACTGTGTAGTCATTATCGGGATAAGCCGCACTGTTATAAAAGTCAAGCACAGGCTTCGGCAATAGTTTAATGGTCGAAGGTGAATTCCCCTCGTTCTTCAACGCAGCGACTTTTGCCGCAAGCTGCACGTCCTGACCTCCGCCGTAGGTCACCCCGTGTCATACCACTGTCCGCCGGTTACCGTTTCGATGTCCGGATAGGTGATGTAGACAGAATCTGTCACCAGGCCCAGACCGCAGAATCGCAGGAACCCAACAGTTGTCGGGCCAGTATCACTGGTCAGCGGAACGCCAATGGTCAAAACCGCTGAGGTATTGCCTAGAATCTCCAGATTAATGATCTGCCCGTTATTGTCGTAATCTGTGTAAATACCATTGACAAGCGACGTAAACCCTCTGCCAACAATGACTGTTTTGTCGGATTTGTACGATCCGTACATGATATAGGTTTCGTTATTCTCCGAGGCATACCGGTTCCCTTCCAGATGGATCTGAATGGTTTTGCCCTGATATTCCGCCTTGGTCAGGTCAATATAGGGCGTAAGCGTGTGGGTTTGTATATCGGCGGACACACTGCCGCTGCTGGAAAGTCTACCGGTTTGATACGGGTTATCGGTCGTTCCGATGATGTTGTCCCGCTTCGTCACTTCATGCTCGGTGGTGGTGTTCATATACGCCCAGATATGCCCGGTGGAGGCCAGCACATAGGGGCGACTGGTGTCCGTCATCTCCTCCACGGTGCTGACATACTTTGGGGCTTGCACGATCGTTGCTCCGTCCACCATATCGGCAATCTCGGCCTTGTCGGCTTCGGTCAGCGTATAGCCAGAACTTGCTCCAATGTCTTTTAGAATCTCTGCTGGAGTTCTATAATAAATCCATCCTTTGTCATCAAAAACTGGAATTCTTGTCGGCGTGGTAGCTAGGTGGCCTGCCTCAGTAGCTTGAAGCCAAGTTCCAATAATATACTTGCCAGTCAAATTGCCTGTCAAAGTGCCACCACTCAAAGGCAATACTTTTGTACTATCCGCTGGAGTAAAACCAAGAGCGTTTGTAACATCAGAACTAGTAACAGAGCGCTTAGCAAAATCTATCCAATCATTATCGATTCCCGGAATTGCGCCAATTACACTTGCACTAACCATTACATAGAGCATATTCTCGTAATAGACAATATCACCTTTGACATAAGTTGCAGTAGAAGAATATTCTCCCTTCCATTCCAGTCCAGGATAATCCTCCAAGACATTTACGTCATCCGCGCCAAGACTCCCCTTTTCTTTTATCTTTTCATAAACTTCTTTATTTGGAAATTTGTTTATTACCAAATTAGAGAGCGTAGTTGAAGTAGAAATTTTTCTCGCCTCCTTTCGAACTTATGTTGAGATTGCTAACCAATCAAATTCCCTAGTTACCACACTAGAAAAACCACTTTCAAGAATAGCAGTAAAACCTGTAGCACTAATATTGTCTTTTAGTATCACAATATTTTTATCATTGAATACTTGGCTGACAATAACTTTCGGTACAGAGGAAAATGCAGTTGGAAAAGTTACACTGACAGTAGAATTGGAGCCAGATATTTTAGTTGTAATACTGGCAGTGCCATATTGAATTCCTAGGTTTTTCTGCGCGCCACTTTTAGAAGTAGCACCAGTGCCTCCTCTTATAATAGGCAAAGTTCCAAACTTAGGTGAACCTGAACCATCATAATATAATGCGCCAGCTTTGTTTGGAATTTGTCCAAGAGAACTTCCATTAGGAGAATAAACTATCTGGCCTTTAGTCCAAGAACTCTTACCAGTCCCACCTTTGTTTATTCTCAAAATTCCAGAAGTCCCACTAACCAAATCAGTTAGCGGAGTAAACCATTCTGAAGCCCCCTTCCTCTTTATTTTCATAAAGTAAATTTCTTCTTGCGCGCTATCATCAAACCAAATCATATCTTTATCGCCAGTTGGTTCACTTCCTGAGATAAAAATTTGCGCAGGCGCGTTGATTGGCACTATTTCATTATTTTTTCTATAGTATAGCAAAAAATTTTTTGTATCTACGCCAAGACCATACTCTGGCAAATTTGAAATACCTGGCGCGCCATTACCATGAGGTAAAATAATTTGATTCATTACCCCTCCTTATGGAGAAGAAAAATAAACGTTATCAATAGAACAGATTGGCGTTCCAAAAGGATGATAATAACTTGTTCTAAAGAACATTACTCCTTCAATCTTTCCTTCTCCCATCACATATTCAATTATATTATACTGCGTAGGAAGCGGGCTAGCATAATCAACATACGGCGCAACCGCCATAGTATTGATATCATGCGCAATATCCCAAATTGAACGGCCAGTATATTCTGACAAATTTAGAATGGCGGAACAAACGTAAACCTGACATTCCCAAGAAGCTGCGCCCGCTTCACAAAACAGTAATTTTGCTAGAATTTCAATTTCATTTTCTTCTTTCTCTATTTCTTCCCCACTTTTTGGCATTTCGCCATTGGCAGGGACGCTTGGAATTTGGAATGCGTCCAAAATAACTTTATTTGAAATTTTTAGTAGTTCACATTGTGTAATTGCTATTTGCGCGCGTGCTGTTGTCTCAATCTCTTTGAGGCAGTGCGCGCTTGTATTAGAGAAGAGAAGAAAAGAAAGTATCAAAGCAATAATCACTTTTCTTACTTTCATTTTTCCTCCTTTTCAACGAAATCAATAGAACCTTATTCTAAAGTGGGTTTTTCTTTAGTGTTCTCTAAAAATTAGAAACCAGAGAAATCTATAATAACAGCGCGGCCGTTATCAAAACCGTAATTTCCAGAATGAAGGTCGTTGATATGAAATTTATTACAAAAACAATAAAGCTTATCAATGTCTTCAATGTCATTTGTTTCTTCAAACATCGCGCGCAAAGAACTCTGGGTAGTTAGATTAGAAGCCTCTTCATAAACGGCGTCATCAAATTCATCATCGGTATCATATTCGTAGCGACTTTCTTCCATCTGTCGGGCAGTCCAATCATAGAAGTTATCACTAACATCACTATCGCAGCAATAAACTTTTTTCTGAATATAAACTGGAATATTTGAAATTTCACCAAAGAAAAAAGTGGGAGCAAAAAATCTCTCAAGTCCAGCCTCACAGGCAGCTTTGTAATTAGCGGCCTCAATTGCGCAAAAATCTTTTCTTTTCCCGTTGAGAATTGGAATTTTCAAAACCCAATCACCTAATTTATCGCTTTCAATGACAATTTTTGTATAGCCATGAGCCATTTCAAAATGAGTATAGTTCTCTACCTCGTAAAACCAACAACTAATATCACTAGCACCGCCGAAAACATAATCATAAATGTTACCATAATCAGTATCTTCAATAAGCTCATCAATAATAGAGGCAACCAGTTCAAAAGAAGGCTTCATGATATTCTCTTTCCTTTCTACTTTCTATAAATAGTATATCATAAATTTTTCTGATTTTCAAATTATTGGCCGAGTGTGGTAATGAAAGAGCGGAATTCTCGGAAGAAACGAACCGAAATTCGTGTGTTTTGAAGAGCTTGCTCGCGCTGGAAACTCCATGCTTCACTAGAAGTTGCCCTCTTTCTGGCCTGCCATTCTAGTTGCTCTGAATAAGTTTTGAATTCAATTTCAGGTGTCATAATAGCGACCTTCACAAAATCAGAAGGCTCACTTTCCGCTTGCTCGACTGCGTTAGCAAACATCGTCAAAAAGACAGAAAGGGGTATCAATATATTACCTAAATTCATTATATGAATAGCACGAGCTCCTATTTTCCCTCTAAAATCACCAATTGTCTGATAATCATCAAAAAGCATTACAGCAATGTCCTCTGCGATAATTTCTGCTAAACGGTCCCGCGTTCCTTCGGTATCCATTATAGCTCCGCCAATTGTATTGACCAATAAACCAGTAAAAGTGCGTGCGTTCTTATTTACATTGCGCGTAACATCATAAAATGATTGAGCGGACAATGCCGATCCGGCAGAAAAACCAAATTGTTCACGAAACCTCTGATTCAAAGTGTAATTTTTATCACTAGAATAAATTATAAAGCCTTTATCTGCATTTTGCGTCAATTCTCCAAGACGCCGAATTCTTTCTATATTGTCTGCTCGCGATGAATCAGAAATCTCCATAATGTCATCAAGCCATTCATCGATGATAGAAGGAGCAAGGCCAATTGTCATAATATTATCTGCTTTCATATTACCAATCTTACCAGTATGAATGGTTCTAGCCATCCCACCATTGGCTTCTATTCTATCTCCAACCATGTTGAAAACCATTTTCTCAATAGCTTCTAAGGTTAGTCCTCCGCGCGAAGCTGATTGAATTTCAACTGGCTTTTTAGCAGAATTTTTTAGTTTCTTTTCTATTTGTTTCTTCGTTATGTGTCCTTCCCCTTTGATTTGCTCTGTAATACTATCACTTAGTTTATCTAGCTGATAAATTGAACGAATTCTTTCGATGATTTCATTTCTGTACTTTGGAAGAGTCCTAATTGCGTCAAGCAATTCTTGGTAAGCTTTATTATATTTATCGTCTTCGCGCATATCCTTCATCTCAGCTCGCGCGGACAACATTCTCTCTATTGCTTCAATTGTTATATTATCAATTCTTTTATTGATTTCTTTTTTCAAAGCATCTTCCAATGTAATTTTTCCTCGCGCGAACATGTCGCAAGTTGCTAAATAGATGTCTTCCCACTGTTCATTCCAAACTTGGAGAAAATAGGTTGGGAAGAAAGATACAACGCTTTTCATACCACCCTTAGAAAGTTCCAAAGTTCGGACATTCCTATTATATACATCTTTTATATTCAAAACACTGTTCAATGCCTCAATCAACGACTTTACATCATTTTGGTCTTGAAGATTTATATGAAGGTCTTGCCCAAATACCTCGCGCAAAAGAGCTAATTCCTTTTCCTTTTCTGCCTCAGCAATACGCCTGTACGGTTCAACATTTTTTGAGATTTCTCTTATTTGATTCAAATGGCGATTGAAACTGTCTTCTGCCATTCCTTTCAAAACTGCCAGTGAAGGCCGCGCGGGGTCTTCTCCAAGGTAATTATAAAAGACATCCATTTGAGAAAACATCTTTGACCTATCATATTTTTTCCAATAGACAGATTGATATGCCATTTATCTCACTCCATAAAATAAGGAGAGGACTCACGCCCTCTCCCTACGATATATGAAAACAGCGCCGCAGGAAGTTCGGTGCTGGTTTTTCAATTTTCATCTAATAAGTCAGCCAAAGCGGAAACTTCAGAGCGTTCTGACTTTACCAAATTTACATAACCAAACAACTTATTACCGGCCAAGACTTCAATCATTCGTTTCAAGCCAGGAGAACGTTCAAAAACTGAACGGTCAATCTGAGCATGAAAATCTCCATCAAGATAAAGATAGGAACCCTCACCAACGCGTCCCAAAAGTAACTTGATATGGTCTGCCGTAAGATTTTGCGCCTCTGTGACATAGATAATTGAATTACGAATATCACGCCCGCGCAGATAGCCTAGATGGATTGGCTCAAGTTTTTCTTCAGAAATCATTCTGATAAGAGCTTCTTTCCCACCAACATGGTCAGCAAATTGCATCAAATATGGAAGGAGCTTGTCAACCTCTCCTCCTGGCAAAAAACCTAGTTCTGCCGTATCACGCACAGTAATATTATTACGAACGTAAACAACCTTATCAACAATGCCTTTATCTAGTGCTTCAACAGCTTGCGCTATCATGCTCATAGACTTACCAGAACCAAATCGACCTGTAATCAACTTCACCCTAATATTTTGGTCATGCAAAAGATGAAAAGCGCATTCTTGCTCTGGATTACGCGGTTTTATCTTACCAACGAAATCAGAAGAAAAAATAATAAAAGGAACTCTCTCTAAATGCCCCTCGCGCCAGAAGAACTTATCCACAATCTTACCGGTCTCATCACGAAGAAAAACATATTGATTCTCCAATAAGTCAAGAATTGGAAAATCTCCTTGATAAAATTGAGCTAATTCTTCTTGGGTAAGTGAGACTTCTCTAATTCCTGTATAGTCCATTTAGACCTCCTCAGATTAGTTCATCAATAGAAGAAATAATACCATCATATACGCCGCGTTCAACGCCTTCGCGCGCGGATACGTACCAATCACTCTTCATCTTTTCATCTACTTCTTCTTTTGTAAATGAAGTTCTATCTAGAATAACCTGAGAAAGACGAGAAACCTGTTCATCATATTCTTTCATAAAATTAGCAATCTGGTCATAAGTTCCCTGAATGCCGGAACAACTTCCTTGGTGGAAGAGAAGAGAGACATCACTGCTCAAAGCATATCTCTTATGACACATTAGAAGTATCATCGCCGCGGCACTATAAGCGCATGAAATATTGATACCAATAACAGGAGTTTTTGAAAGACGAATAATATTGCCAATGGCAGTAAAAACATCAAGCTCTCCACCGGGGCTAAAAATGAGAAGACGAATAGGCTTTCGCGCAGAAGCCTCAATTTCCTTATCTTCACGGTTCCACTTCAAAATATAATGAATAATATTCAAGGAACAGCTATCAATTCCATCTGTTACCCAAAGTAATCGTTCTTCCAAATCATTGTAGAACGACAGGAGATTATCGTCGGGAAGTGAATAATTCGCACTTTCTGGAATTTGGACTAGCGGTAGTAGTCCGATATATTCATTTTTCTTCATTCTGTTCTCCTTTTCTGGGATATATATTTTCCTTTCTATCCCTAAGTAGTCGCGCGCTAAATAATCTTGATAAATTAGCACCAAATAAAGAATTCTGTGGGGCTTCCAACATCAATCCAAGTCTCATTGATATCATTCGTCCACTCTCTTGTATAAGGGGCCTTATAGTTGTGCTCCTCTAAAAACTTGTAAACCAGTTGATATGCACTTTTCTTAGTGCTAGGGTGACCAATGGGCCGCCTCGGCTCATGTCCATTGTCAAAGTAAAGCGTCATTTGTTTTCTCCTTTCTATTTCTATTTTGATAAAAAGAAAGCGCCCAGTCAAGGGCGCCGTTCCTATTACATCCAACTCCAAAGAAAATCGAAAAGATTATCAGAAGAAATGGAGGTATGAAAAGTTCCGTAATCATTACAGAATTTCTCAAGAGCTTCTGTATACGCCTTTCGTGCGTCTACGTAAGTCTTTTGTAGTTCATCAATTTCCTGTGCACGAGCTTTGCGCTCGTCTGCACGCTTCTGTTCTGCTACTCTTTTCTCTTCTCGTTTTGCGATAATCTTCTTTTCAGCCTCTTCAAGGTCATCCATGCTATCGTAGAGCTTGTTTGTAATGTCGCTATAATATCTTGCCATAATAGTTCCTCTCCTATTATTCAAAATTTTGACGTTCCTTTCCGTCAAAAAGGGATTTGTTCCCTGAAAATAAAATATCTATGGGTTCTTCAACCTACCGAAAACTAACTTCAAGTATATTCAGTCAAGAGCACCATGGGGCTGAGCATACGCAGCGTCCCGCGCATACTTCCCATAGCCGCACTTATGTGCGCGTAGTCTCTTCTGGATTGATTACCAGAACCTTTCACCAGCCATTCAGCAAATTCTTGATTTTATCATCAATAACCAATAATCATTATCGTGCTTGTCTTTGGCTACTCAGAGGCCACATACACGTCTTATACACGAATTTCTTCGTTTCACAACAAACTGGCTTGTGGTTATTTCCTAATCATAGTCCTACCCACAGTCACCAACTAAGGGAGATTAGGATTCTGCTCTCAATTATCTTAAAAGCCTCTATTACGCCAGCGACGCGCGTCCTACCTTTACTCGCGTTAGTCTCGATGCCGCCTCTTAGGGTTGGGAGTCCATCCTCTCTGGCACGCAACTCACGTCACGTGCGCCGGTCAGTATCCACAAGTATCCTTGTTCGTTGTCTGCCGCCCTTTCCAAGACGCCTCGACATTCCTAGTCACAGAATGTTTGTCATCGAGTTCTAAGATATTTTATTTTCAAGGAACAAATAAACGGTTTGCTTTCGTTTTTATTTATTATACTCTCTGCAAATGACAAAGCCACATATCTTCGTTGTCAGCCATAGCGGTCTGGCTCGGAAGCCGGTGGTAGTTGAACCGTAAAATCCATCCTCTACGAGAGTTTCGCCTAAGCGAATGGTTGCGCGGGCTGAAGTCGAATCAGCATTGGAAGGTAATGAGCCTTCTATCCTACCATTAGATGACCGCGCCATATCTCCACTTATAGCCTTGACAAGTTTTTCGTTTTCCGCTACATACTTCAGATATATGAGAAGCAATTCCTCTCTCATTTGAAGATGACAAGCCTTTTTCTTGAATTAGCCAGCGAGCAGCTTCTCTTGTAGAACAAAACGAAGCTAAAAATTGATTGGTATAAACATCAAACATTTCAACATTTTTCCAATATTTTTTACGGCTTCTTTTACTGATGCTTTCTGACGAAATTCCATTATTTTTCAATAATTGACCTATCCATCCTTTATCGTGACCAATATCTTCAGCGATTTCTTTTAATGTTTTTCCCTCTTGCCACAAAGTCAAAATTTCCTTATCATCAATGAAAGATACACCATCTCCACCTTTCGTGGCATTATAGCCACTACGAAAGGAATCGTAAAAATCAATCCAATAGATTTCTCTTTCAGAAAGAATTTCTGAACTACATTCTTCGACTTCTTCTACTGAAAAATTTTCTACGCCATATTTTTTCATCGCGCTATAAAGTGGACGTTTTTCAAATCGAGGGCGCTGATAATCTTCCACGTGGTCTTTCCATCTTCCTTCAATGGTTTTCAGAGTTTTTCCAATATAAATTTTCCCATTTACTTTATTGGTAATTTTATAAATAAAACCCACTTACTCACCCTCTTTTTAGAGCTTTCTACGTTGTCTCCAGATAATGAGTCTGGCGTCCTACTGTTAGACGACCTGCGCAGTATTTAGGTCATTTATCCTATAACTCCCACGACCAAGGATGCACTTTTGGTAGCATTTCCACCAGTCTAAAAACTGGTTGGTAGCGCCGGTGGAATTCGAATCCACACTGTACGAATTTTGAATTCGTTGTCTCCTTCCTATTGGACTACGGCGCCATATACAAGCCTTTTGTTTCACACAGGAGGTAAAAGGCTCCAAAGACCCAGCATGAGTTTTATAGGTAAGCCCACGCATCGAAACTTCTGAACGTCACGCCATGTCAGATTGCGCCTATCTATTTATATTGCGCCGTAAGAACTGCGCGAGGTGGTTTTGAGTCCCAGAACCACGAAACTGGTTTGACTAACAAATTCCTTTTCTCCAATAGCGGCTCCCGAGTTTATCTTGGCTATTCCGAAGGTCGCGACTCCTTCGCCGTCGTTGTTTCATCAGACATCTCTACTGCCTGAAGACTTGTCTGTCTCGAAATTTTGGATATTACATTGGCCACTGTAATACCGCTATTAGTCTCCCTCTGTGTTTATGCAGGCTTGGGACTGCTTACCAACTACCCGAAGGCCGGATTTGAACCGGAAGCTCCGCTTTATCAATGCGGTATTCTAACCAGTTGAACTATATCGGATAGTTTTCAAGTAAGCCACATTAGGACTTTCCGAGAGAGGAACTGGTAGAAAGGAAAAGACCAGTTCCTCTCTCATCTTGTATAAATATTATATCAAAATTTTAGGAGTTTTTCAAATTTCGTTTTCTTCTTTTTCACGATTTTTATGTTTGATTTTGCGCGAATACGGCTTTCGAGAAGGAAAAACTTGACACTTTTTACGAAGCGCTGTCCACTTCTCAAGTTGTTCGGGAGACATTTTCTTTACTTCGGGCTTCCACGTGGTTTCAGTTTCCATTTTCGTTTCCCTCACTTTCTATAAATATTATATCAAAAAATCAGAAAAATTTCAATTTTTTATTCGCTATAATGTTCTTCAGCGTGACAATTCGCACAAAGTAACATACACTTATCAACTTCTTTATAAAGCTTTTCAAGCGTAAAATATTCACTTAAATTTATTTGAGATACTGTAAATTCTTTTTCTTTAGGATTTAAATGATGAAAATGAAGAGCGCCTTCACATTTATTATATCCGCATTTTTCACATCTTCCACCCTTATATAAGATTAGTTTATGTTTAACTAAATGAGACATCCGTTTTAATCTTTCATTTGAAGACAAACCAATAGGAACACAATCATAGCAATATCTTCTTTTTATATTATTTGGAACAAAGATGTTCCCGCAAATTGGGCACTCTTTTTCCTCTTCGTTCAAATTAGTAAAAAGATTAAACTTACAAGACTTTTCTCCACAAGACCTAATAGCCCCAGAAACTAAATGACAAGTTTGGACTTCTTTAAAACTTCCACAATCACATTTGCATAACCAATAAGTCTTTTTATTTCGATTTTCAGCTTTTTTAATCGCAACCAAAGACCCAAATCGTTTATTAGTTAAATCTAATGCCTTTGGCACTTTTGTCACCTACTATTTATATTTATTGGTCGGAATGGAGGGACTTGAACCCTCGATACCCATATTAAAAGTATGGTGCCTTACCGCTTGGCCACATTCCGATATATATAATCTGACTATTACGATGCGTCAAGTAAATGGATGTACTTGAATTCTACAATTGCTATCAAGGTGTCTGAGCTACACCCGCATTTTAGACAAGTGGCGCGATATTATAAACGACCGTCGCGCCATCGGTCTCAGCATAACAACCACTGGAGGGATGCATGTAGTAAAGAAGTAATGTGCCTGTTTTCCTTATTATAAAAATAGATTTCAAAGAAGCTTTTTAATTTTATCGAGAATCATTTTTCTACAATTCTCATCTGACAGCTTGTCTTCAATAAGTTCTACAATGTACTGTCCGATAATATCGAAATTATTATTAATATCCTTGATCGAAACGACCTGCATAAGTCTACAATCTTGTTCGGCAAATGTCCTCGTGAAAATAAAGTGAATAGAATCATCGAATTTACAATAACTGAAATGACACCGGATATCACGTTCTTTACAGAGTTCAAAAATCTTTTCCATAAAAGTTTCCTTTCAGTTTATATTAGGTAGTTTTCGACATCAATAGCTTTTCTATGGAGAAAAGATAATTTTAGCTTTGACTCCACCTCTGTGAGATCGAACCACTCTTGCCCTCAATTGCTGTGCTAACCATTACACTAAAAGGGATATAACACGCTTTGAACTTAGACAGAAGCGCTAACCGGCCGCATAATCACTTTTCTCCCAGAGGGAGTCATATCTAGTTTGCGCGTAAGATACGCTTGTATAGTTGTTTGTGAGGTCAAAAAGGTAACTTGTAAGTTTGCTCACAACAAGTTTTATCCATTGGTCCTGCCTCTCGGATTCGAACCGAGATCGTGCCCTAATCTGGAGCCTTATGCCGGGTATAGGCCGGTTGCACTACCGTTGTGCTAAGGCAGGATAAAGATGGAGATTTTCTTTCGGTAGCCTCCTACGAGGTAGACCCCTAGGCAATCTGTGGAAATCTCCTAACCCTCGACAAAAGCTCCGTCATACTACCGAAATTGCCCCGGAAATATGACATCATAGCTTGGCCTAAGCGTCTTGCGCTTAACCCTATAATCGGTTTCTAGCTACGGGAGAGCCGACTCCCGCCCACCTCTTTGCTTCCTCAAAGTGTAGCTAATACTTTGTCTTGATTGCTCGGTTTTTATAAAGCTGGTAAGCCTTCCCAACTGAGGCCACTTCGGACATTTACGGTAAGTTTCCGTCGCGCGCCCAAATAGCTCAATAAGAGCTAGATAATAGCTTTCTTAGTCGTCGCTTCAGCTTTGCGACAATTGGCGCATTATCTCCACGCTGTTCAAGAAGATGGATGCGATTTTCAAGAATTGCTACTTCTGTCTTCCAATGATAAGTCATTTCTTTTTCCTTTCCTCAACCATTTTGTATAAATATTATACTCGAAATTTAGCTATTTTTCAAATCTCGAAAACTTAGAGTATTCAATGTAATCTGATACATCAGCCAGTCATTATAACCAGGTAGTCTATAAAGTTGATTGAAAACCTCCTGCGACAAGCTTCTGTAAATCTTTGTAAAGTGCGTCGAAACATGCCAATCAAGGCCAAAATAAAATTCGTCATTTACTGCGGTTTCAATCAAAGGTTCAAGCTTGTTATCAAAATAGCTCTCAACCATCGAAAGAATTACGAAGAAATCCTTCTCAGGCACTGGTTGGTTGAAGATTCTAAAAGAAGCATCCTCAATATCATCACAGAAAAGACAATGATGACAATTCTTCATAAAAGAAGAGTAATAGACCTCTTCACATCCAGAAGAACTGAAAATTCCGACGCAATTCTCAATACTATCGACTCGCGCGCACTTCTGACTTTTCTTCACATGTGATGCTTTATAAATTTCTTTTGAGCTTTGAATGTCCATTCCAGTATCAATTAGACTACTATTCACAATATATTCTGACTTTAGGACACCGTCACTTCCTTCAACTGTATCACTAGAAGCAACGTAATTACTATTTCTAATATTACTACAGTTGTCAATGTTTCCGCTCAGATAAATGTGGTCAGAATGAATAACTTTCTCACTTTCTTCTATATCATAACTTTCATAGACGCTAGAAGAACTATCAATATTCAAAACTTCACAGTATTTCTCTTTTTCTTTGGTAGTCCAAGGTAGCATTCGGTAGCCCCAGTATAATGCTTCAAGCCACGGACTATAGTTACCAGCAATCGCTTCAGGGCCAATTTCTTCAAGAAAATCTAGTGCTTCAACACCATTTGGAAATCTTCCAACAAATTCTTGGATTTTCTCTTCGCGCGCGCCATATTTTCGTAGCAACTCAACTGTTAGATACATCAAAATTCTCCTTTATGATTGACCCATCAATTCTTTTTTCTAAATTGTATGGCTTCGCGCGCATATCCATAATCAATTCCATCCGCTTATTCAATAACTTTACCATCTGAAGGACTTCAGGAGTTTTTCTAAAATATGCACGAGGATAGCATTCGCCTTTGCCCATAATCTTTGCTTCGAGGACATCGCGCGCGAACCTCAAGAAGTCTGCATAATCTAATCCAAGAACCCGCGCAGCCATCATTGAATAAGAGCCTCTAATTCCATTTGGAAAAGGCATCTTCTCAATATTGGTATAGAGCATACAGTAAGTAGGAAGATAGGGACTTTCCTCAAGATAAAAATACTTCTCCATTATAATGTCATCTCCTTCCAAAGCTCTTCAATGCGCGCAGCCTCTTCTACCGTATATTCACAGAATGAAGCCCAATCCTCTTTTTGAACAAAAATCATTGGGTCAAACTTAGGCAAAGGTCTATCAAATTTTTCTACTTTGACTGTATCTGTTGGCTCATAACCTGAAATAACATACTTCTTTACTGTAGAGGCAGAAAAACCAGTCTGCCGCGCAGTTTCTGCATAAGTTCGACACTTATAATAAACATCATTGATATGAATTATATCCTCTTGTGTTACACGAGCCATTCTTTCTGCCTCCTTTATTTTCTATAAATATTATATCAAAATTTTTCAAAAGTTTCAAATTTATGGATTATGGAATATGTGCGGCCTCTTTTCTTTAGAAATATTTCTGAATGGAGGAATGGAGTATGGAAATGTTATCTCTTATTCTCGCACTCTCTAGCGTTATGTGGTATTTGATTCAAAGAGGGAAAGATGAAATTTGGGGCAAGTTCTCTTTCGGTAAATGGATTACTATTGGTGTTTCCGCAGTATTTGCTTTCGCGCTAGTCTTCTCCTTCAATCTCGACCTCATTCTTGCGTGTGGTCTTGTCGAAGCAACGACTATTGCTGGCAAAATTATTACTGGCCTAGTTCTAATGTCAGGTTCCAGCGCAGTGGCTGAAATCATTGAGCGCGTAAAAGGTAAATAAGTAGAAAAGGACACGTCTTTCGATGTGTCCTTTCTTTTTATTTCCTCAAATCTTTATCATTATTAACAACTGGCCAAGTTCTCATTTCATTATAAATATCTTCAATGAAACTATTACCACCTTGGTCGTGATAATCATGAAATAGCTTATTCAAAAGCTCGTGGCTATGTTGAAGCATTTTCTTATATGGAAGATAACGATAATAAATTTTTACTATTTCTGCACGCATCATATCATTAGAAGAATGAATAAGACAAGTCAATTTTCTATCTTGCTCATTGTCTCTTTCTTTCATCTCCAAAAGCATTGGCTCAATTACTTCTTTGATAGTCTCTTTTAGCTGCTTTTTATTTTCTTCTTCCTTTTGTTTTTGACGCTCTTTTCGACGTTTACTAAACCATTCCTTATCTCCACAAAATTTTACAACAACTTGCCACACTAAATAAATTAGAACAAGGAACCCGCCAATTGCACTGGCAATACTAGAAAAATTCAATTGGAACTCCTCCCGCTTACTTTTCCCCAAAGAAAAGTCGAGAGTTAGTTTGATTCCTTCATTCTTTTGCGATATTCTCGGTAAACATTATCATTATGATATTTTGAACGGACAAGAAACTTTTCTTGAAATAAGTCCTCTATACAATTGAGATTATCCATTTCCCAATAAGGAATTCGATAAAGAGGTATCTTATGCGCAAGACAGTAAGAATTTTTTATGCGGTCACGCTCTTGTGCTTTTGTAAAGTCACTTCGCTTTTTGTGGAAAAATTTTGTATACTCAAAGTGCTGGAGCCCATCTAGTTCATAGCAAACCTCTTTTTGAGGGAGATAGAAATCAAAACGAAGATAACCGTGCTTGAGGTCTTTGAAAGTCTTTTCTCTTATAAAAGGAACGCGCGCATCTGTAAGGATACGCGCGATTTTTTCTTCAAATTTACTCAACCGAAAATTGTCTCCCACTGGCAATCACGCGGGACTTTATCTTCACGGAAGGACAGAAAGCGAGGGTGCCTCAAGCCACCAGTAGGCATGACCTCCATACAAGTTACCTCAGCAACCTTTCCAATATAGTCCTTCCAATTCAACAAAATCTCTTCATCTAAGCCACTCAAACTACCAATCTGGACAGGCTTCCCATCTTTATATACACCAATCTTTAAACTGCCAGCACCACGCATATAATACATTTTTGTAACGGGTTCAATTGTATCGCCCTCAAAATATTCTTTATAATGATCACCGCACATAAGTTCATGTGTAACAGTATTTTGCCAATACTGCCAGTTTTCGATTTCTTTTCCAGAATAAAGACGGGTCGGAGGATTCCCACCATAGATAAAGACATCAAGTGTTTCTTGAAGTTCCTTCTTAGCTTTTTGCGTGTCCTTGCTGGGGCGTTTGTCTGGCTGATACAAAGAACCATCTCGAATAATAACCATTCCTTCTCCGCCATTAGCCAAAATTTCTTGTAGTTTATTCCAAAGCTCCTGCCCATGGTAATAAGTAGCAAAAGAAACCAAATCACTTGTATATTCTTTTCCTAGTTCTTCAATCTTGGCAAAACGCTCACTGGCCGGCTTCTTCATATAACTAACACCATCATAAGCCAAAATATCAAAAGCATAGAAGTGAAGTTTCTCTCCTTTTTCTTGACGCGCAATACACTTCTCTTTTAGACAACCCAAAAGAGTAGTAATATTAGAAGAGCCAGGCTTTGAGGGAAGATATAGCTCGCCAAGGATACAAGTTCCATTTGGGAGGGCTTCAAAGAAAGGTTGAAGCTGAGGAACCCATTCATGCTTTTCTGGATATTCTCCTTTGACATTTCGACTTCTACTAAAAAGAAGAATATTGCCATCCTCATCTTTTACAAACTTTGAAAAATAACCATCCTTCTTTTCAGAGGCGCACCACTCACCACTATAAATTCTATTGATGAGGGTTGTTTTCTTTTTTTCTGTATCCCAAGAAGACGGCGCGGCCCAATACTTCATCGGATTCATCTCTTTGAAATTGTAACCATCAATATATCCAAACATTATAAATGCTCCTTCCTTTCATAACTCCAAATGAATCCACCTGTAGTTTTTCTTTTTCCAGAACATACCTGTAAAATTCTACTTCCGTCTGTTTTTCCAATGGAGCGAGCGGCCTCTGCCGCATTGGAAAACTCTGCAATATATCTACCGTCTTTTTCATATTGATATACAGGCCGAACCTTTGGACGAATAATTTTATGAACTTCAGGTTTATCCGTACCTCTCATCCAAAAATATCCAAAATAACTACCTTTTGAATAAATTGCACTTCTTATACTAGCAGCTTTTCCATTGATAGCTCTTGAAGCTTCTAATACAGAATCATATATAGCTACTATTTCACCATCTTCAGAATATTGATAAATTTTCTCTTCTGATTGCGCTTGGGCTATATCTAACGATTTTCTTCTTTTTATTTCTTCTTTGTCATATAAACCTAAATAGGACAAAATGTTTGAAATAGTTGCACTTTGAGTGGAAAGTTCTAAAGCAATTTGATGACAAGATTTTCCTTGTTCCCATCGTTTTCTTACTTCCTCTCTACTAATTTGAACCCGTCCATCTCCACCTTCAGTTTCATTATATCCATTTTTATAAGAATTATATTCTTTTATCCAAAATTTTTCTCTTTCGTTTATTATATCGTCATTACATTCTTCTACTAACTGCATATGGAAATTGTCAATTCCATATTTCCGCATAGCTTTATATAAATGCCAATCATACTGAAGGTAATCGCTTTTATGATGCCACCATCTATTTTCCAATGTAGTGGTCGTTTTTCCTATGTAAACTTTATCATTTACATTATTTATAATTTTATAAATGTATCCCATTGACTGTTCCTCTAAAATCAACGCCATCAATTATAAAACTCATTCCAAATCTTCCTTTCTTTTTTCTTTTATTATATCAGGAAAAAAGATAGAAATCAAATTTCTATTCCTAATTCCTTTATTTGCTCTTTGATACGTCGTGCGAAGGAATCCGCGCAAGCTGGACAAAGCTCAATTATCTTATAGCGTAAATAAGAACCAAACTCGCCAATAAGCTTTCCATTTACATAAGTGCCCTCTTTCTGATAAAAAGGAATTTGAATATACCAAATATCTTTTTCTTCCTTGATATCCTTTTTACACAAATCACAGATAAATTTCTTCATTTATTTACCACCTTTTATCAATCATAAAATATTCCCCATCTATTTGAGAAATTCTTAGCTCGCCAATTCCTCGCTTAGTCATCTCTGGTAAAAAGAACTCAAGCTCTTCAAGCGAGACTACCGCGCCGCCATACTCTAAAGTAGAGGAAATATCGTTATTTATTCTTTCTTTATCCTCATAATAATCTTTATATTCATTACTCATATTACCCAACCCTCATATTCAACTGTTTTTGCGTCCCATAAAGCTCAATATAAAATTTTTCTCTTTCTGTTTGCTTTTCGCGCGCAACCTCTTCCAAAATTTCAAAAGTATAGTTTTGAATTCCATGAGAAGCCATATGTACATGAAGAGTTGAACGAGCAACTTTCTCCATACCAAGCGCGGTTTGGACGTGTGATTGCCAACGTGTTCCAAAATCAGTCGTTTTCCCAATATAAGATTCACCAGTTGGAATATAGGTAATCTTGTAAATACCACCAACTGCGCGGCCACCTGTTACTCGTTTTATCATTTCCTTCGTCGCACGCGAAACCATTGTATCCCACATTAGTTTTGGAACTATTTCACGATGCCGAAGTCTTGGTGCCAAACTTTTCAAGACTTCTATATCTTCAATTTCTTCTGGCAAAAGACAAATGCGATAGAAATCCTCTTTTTCCTCAACTTCACGCTCGCGCCGGATCGCTTCATTCACCGCTTGACGTTTTGCTTGAAATTGAGAAAGTTCGCACTTCACCTTTTCAAGTTCTAATTCATAGTCTCTTTTATCTTGGTCAATTTGTGCTTTATCTATGATGAGCTGATTTTGAAGCTGCTGAAGTTTTTGTAAACGGAGTTCTTGGATTTCTTCTTCAATTGAAGATTTTCTATTCACTTGAAAAATTTCTTGCTTAGCAATAATTTCATTCAATTGCTGAAGTCGCTCATTTCTCTTTTTGTGATTATCTTCATAAACTTTTTGTTCTGCCACATCCAAATCTTTCCAAAAATTTTCAGCATCTTTTTTATTCTTTTCTTTTAGTTGCTCAATTTCATAATTTTTTTGCTTTATTTTCTTTTTTTGTCCAATGAAAAGAATTAGAAAAACAACAGCAGAAACCATAAAAAGTAATGCTGATATTTTTTCCATATTTACTCCCAACTCGTCATTGAGTTTCTTCGAGGTCTCTTTTTTATAACTGGTTTAGAGAACCAAATTAGGCGATCACGCGCGCGAGTCGCCATAACATATGAAATACAAACTTCTTCTTCATTCCACATCCGTGCATCATAGACAGCAACAAAACGAGCCTCTAATCCTTTTCCGCTATGGCCGGTAAGAACCTTTACTGTATCTGCTTTCATCTTTTCGCTTAGCTCATCTTTTGACAGATCACCCTGCTTGAATGTATCACATGGAATTCCAGCATCAGTCAACTTATCAAAAATATCATCTACTTCCGCATTTGTGCGCGCGAGCACCATCCAATCGCCATAATTAGAAGTAGATTTGATTTCATCAACAAGATACTTGATAGAAAAAGGAAGTTCAATGACCCTCCCACGCACTCCACGCATCGGAATAGATAAATCACTCATTTTATTTTTTCTAATAATATCCCGCGCAAAATCAAGAATGTCACTACCATTACGATAGTTTTCATCCATTGAGTATATCGTCGCACCGAGTTTTTCCGCCCATTCCATCAATAGGTCTGGCCGGCTGCCATTCCAACGATAGATACACTGGCGCAAGTCATAGACAACAAAATATTCATCACTTTTTATAATAGAAAAAATAAAGTCAAACTGGTCTTTATTGCTATCTTGCGCCTCATCCAAAAGACAAATATCAAGAGAAGGAAAAGCATTTGGATGGCTCCGCGCAAGACCAAAAAGACCATCAAAATTTTCATTATTCAAATACTTTCCTGCCTCTGTAACACCCGCGCGCAGTAGACATCTTGCGCAATAGGAGTGAATGGTTCCAATCCAAATTACGTCACTATTTTCAACATTCAATCTACTGCGAATTTCCGCCGCAGCCATGTTTGTAAAGGTAAAAGCGACCAGCTTCTTCGCGCACGAAATAGATTGACGGATTTTCTCGGTTAGTAGTCTCGTTTTCCCCGAAGCCGCACTTGATTGAACGAATACAACAGACGCTGACGAAGCCAAAATTTCTTCTTGTGTTTTGCTTAGCTCCAAATTCTCTCACTTCCTTTTTCTTTTATTATATCAAAAAGAAGGGAAGAATTCAAATTTCTTCCCTTTTAGCATCTAGCCACATTTCAATCAACTCTTCATTTGTCAAATCTGCCACTCCATAGGGACATTCGTTCGCTTCAAATTCACATGGCGCAAACGACTGGTCGCAGTCGTGACCCTCCAAGCGTCCTATAATTGGAGGACATTTCTGACAATATTCCTTATCCAACCACTGAAACCATGGCGCGCTCTCAACTAGTTCAAAACCGGCGAGCCATCTCACAAAATCCTTCTCAGAAAAATTTTTCAAAAATTCTCGATTAGTCAAAAGTTTAGCTCCTTTTCTACTTCAATAATTTCGCCACTATCTTTTACATGAAAAGTAACCCAATGCCTGAACATTAAGTCTTCATCCTCAATAAACTTCAAAGCCTCAAAAGCCAAATCTTTCAAAGAACCATTATTCTCAATTTCAATATCGTATTTATAATCAAGAATCTCTGCATCAGCATGGTTTGAAACTTCTTCGCATTCAGCGCTGTTCCGCCTTACAAGGATCGTTCGCGCGTTCAGCCGTTCAACAATTTTTTTTATTTCCTCTGGTTCACGACACATAATAAAAATTGCACATCTTTTACTATCGATTCCGTAATAATCCCAATCTTCTGTCGTTTCATATACCTTTTTCTGGATGTCTTTAAAGGGGATATCGTTCCATTCGGTCAAAAGGTCCTTCAAATCACTGAGAAATTTACGCGCGCGAGGCGTCTTTTCTCCATTCCATCCAAATGCACTGGCCGCAATTGTTTTTATATAATCAACAGTAGAATAAACTCTTACATATCCTTCTCCCATAAATTTGGCGACCATCGAACAAAAGGTATCTTTGCCAGAGCGAGGAGCACCATTTACAACATAGATCAT